TCATGCGGCCCTCTTGTAGCGTTGACGTGGATCTTGCACAGAGTTGATGATACGACGACGGATGGACCTCACGCGCTTGCGCATCTGTTCCTCGACATCCAGCGACGCAATCCATTCACGGAAGAAATCATCGGTACGAATCACAAGCTGAGTTCCTTCCTTGATGTCTTCGGTCAGGACTGCAGCAAGATCGGCTTTGGTCTTAAAGTTCTTCAGTACCACAATGTTCTTGCGGTGAGCGTAATCTTCGGCAGACACGTCACACCCGTCCTGGATAACGAGCTTCACCAGATCAGTTCTGCGCGTCGGTATGTTTGCCAAGTCATCGCGCGTCTGTAGAACGACCGTGTGCAACTTGTACTTCGGATCGTTCTTAATGAGACGCACGTCGTGTTCGTCCGGCGAATCGAAGGTCACGTGTGCGAAATACTTGGGCAGCTTCTCACCAAAGTTGCTCTGGTAGAGAGTGCCCATGAACGTCGTGTTCCGTACACGATGCGCGGTATGTAGGTGACCGCCCAAAGCCACGGCCTTGGACTTGCTGAGTTGCTCGTCCTTGTTGATGCGACCACTATCACCTTGCGAACCGTAGACCTCGTTGTGAAACAGGTTGAGGGCCGTAACGTCAAACGACGTGTGTGGATAGGGCAGGATACGCAACGGTGTCCCATCGATTTCGATGGTCTTCGGCTTGGTGAAGAACTTGACGTGGCGGCCGCGATAGATACGGGCCAGCAACTGGAGCGAATGACCAGCCGATGCGTCCTCACCGTACATGTCGTGATTCCCCAAGAAGACGAGGAACTTCCGATCCGTGTAAGCGTCAAAGAAATCGACCAACGACATCATTGCCTCGTACGACATGCGGGGTCCGTCACACACGTCGCCCATCAAAGCTATGGTCTCCACGTCTTTGCGCCGCGCATAGTCGGCAGCTTTTCCTAGCTCTCCAATGACAAACAGGTCCGGGTCCTCGATGTACTTTGCGAGGCCACCCGAACCTGTACTGTCCGTGAGATGCAGGTCACCAACAGTAACCAAGTCCATCAGTCACCCTTCTCATCAGGATACATCAAGTCGTAGGGGTTTACGATCTCGACCTTCGATTCAGCGATTGTACGCGGAGCACCCACGGTCCTGATCTTTGCTTCGAAGTCTTCGAGTCGTTTAACTTCCGCTGCGACTTTCGCTTTATCGGCCAGGAGCTTGCGCGCGTAGCTCGGGCTCACGATCGTCAGTGACTTTGACGCAATCGCACGTTGGAAGGTATCCGACGAGAAGATCGCCAGCCGATCAACGTTGGGGACGCAGTGTGGGATCCACGTTGTCTTGAGGTGGAACAACCGTTCACGATCGCTAGCTTCGTAGACAAACAGTACGTCGCTACGGCGGCCAACCGGCGATTCTTCTGTGGTGTTGATGACCCACACTTCGTCACGAAGAAGAGCCTCGTCAAGGGACAGACCGCGCTTAGGCACGAACCAGTCTTCGAGGCGCACCATCGTACGAGTCCACCACGATGGACGTTCGACCTTACGCAGTAGCTCCGCGTTCTTCCTCTTGAGGGACTTGATCTCCCGTTCAAGATAATGAACTTGATTTTTGGACTGCTCGTAGTTTTCCCTGAGTGCGGTGTATGACAGACCAGTTTGCTCTTCGCATTCGAGATCGGCCAAGAACTGGTCGACGTCGATCCCAGCGGCGGCCATCCACATACGCAACGGGATACTGATTCGATCGTTTTCGGCCTTACCCTCGACCACCGACGCGGTATCCCGGACCTCGTGAGGCAAGACATAGACTGCAGTCATGGCCGATGGGTCAGCCACACACGACTCATGGTAGAGATCGACCTTGGTTCCACGTTCTTCGGCCACGGTGTCGGGCTCGTTGGGTGTGGACAAGCGCTCCAATGCTTGATGATCGATGTAGCCGACGTGTAGCAGTTCGATTTCGACCGGCTGGTCTTCACCGTTCTGTGCACCGAATTCATCACGCTTGCGCAAGATCTCAGCGATCTGCTCGGCGTTGAGTTTGGGCATCATCACCGGCTCAGCCACCTTGGTTCCAGGAATAGCCCAACGAAGGAGAAGGTCCGACTGCTCGACCGTTTGTCGATCTTCGTTGACTTTGGGTTCCGGCGACGGAGGCGGTGCCGCAGGACGTTCGGTACGGATGGGGCGACGCGGTCGCTTCTTCTTCTTCGGCTTGCTACTATCTTGTTCGTTCATAAGGTACTCCAGTTAGGAGTGGGAAACGGGTTCCAACTAGGGGCCAATCTCTTAATGGAATGAGGCCCGGCGCTGTGCCATATTTACGCTCCGTTCTGGACTGCGTCGAGCGCGGCCAAGACCCAGAAGCGATCAGCAGCCAGTGGGAACTTGACGTCAGCCCGCAAGACGAAGCGCGGTACGTGGAGCAACTCACGTACCCTGATTTCCTCAACCCATTCGGTAAGCGGCCGGTTGAAGACTCGACCGTGGATGTTTCGGTACACTACTTCGCAGTGACCATCGGCTTCGCATTGAGATAGGGTGATCACCTTGTAGTAGTCACCCGCCTTATAATGGGCAAAGACTTGACCGGGCTGAATCTTGTGGTCGACGTACTGGTAGTCGAATGATGGGTCGTCCATCGACAGGTAGCGTTCGAGAGGGATGGGCATTAGCTTCTCCTTGAGTGGTTGACTTTTGGCTTGGGCTTGAGCTTGTCGTGCTTTGGTGATTATATGATTGAGGACCGGCCACAGGTCAGGATGGACCAGGAAGTACGGCTTCTGCCCAGCGAATTGAGATGCGCCTGTTGGCCTTACGTCAGTGATCTTGGATGGATCGATGAGGTAGAGACTTGGCTTGCGCTCCATTCCATGTTCGGCGTTGAGCCGGCGTTGTTGTCGATCGTGGTACATCACGGTGTGCCACCAACGCTTTCGGTGCTGGACCTTGGGACCTATGACTCGGGTAGCGAGTACCGATTGATGGACATGAATCGTTGTCAGATCAACATCTTGGTTTCGACGCAAACATTCGTGACCGATCAGGTCGATAACTTCCAGTTCTTGGTCTGTCATGAGGGCACCTTCTTGGTTGACCACTTCTTCTGTTCATCACGCTCTTTGATCAGAGCTTGAATGCTCGATTCCAATTCTTGAATCCGCGCTTCGTTACCTGCTTTCTTGGCAGTGGACCGCATACTTCGAAGTGAGTTGAGCTGGCTTGCTATTGGATCACTCCGAATCTTCTGCCACTCTTTTCGTTTGGCCGCCGCCCGACGTTCCTTTTTGGTCCCGTTAAGCGCGGCCTCCTCGGCTCGACTCAAGTTAGTTGTCCACGTGACATAGTTCCCGAGTTTCTTGGTGATGTCACGACGTATGATTGGTGCATGATTCATCTGACGAGCGATCGATTCAGCCATCTTCATGGTGGATACGATGGCCAACATCTTCTCATCGCTATCGTGGTTTCGTATGTTACCGCGCCCAATACACTGGACAGCCTTGTCGATCACGTAGTCCTCATCAGCATCGTATTCTGGTATGATAGCGTTCAGAATCGTAGATGTCTGTGGAGTCGGGTTGACCGCTGCCAGGAAGACCACGAGGTTGCTACTCTGATACCCGTTGTTTCCTTCAGCCTTACCTAAGCTGACTTTCGTGAACAATCGCTTGCTGGTCGATACGTCTTCGTCGTTCTTGTTGAGGAACAACAATCCTTTGTGCGGTTGCCCATACTTGGAGAACCATTGGCGAGCCAGTCGTTCGGCGGTCCGTAGCTGCCAGTCGAGGATACTGGTCTGCGCGCGAAGCTCACCAAACTTGATCACGAGCTTTCGATGATTGTCCTTGAGTATGCCTGCGTTGAATACGGGGTCTTTCAGATGCGCAACGACATCGCGCATGTCACCAGTTGCAATTCCAAGTTCGTTCTTCGTTTTGGTCAGGGCCAACACGTTTTTCTTTGGTAACACAACTCCTGAGCTGAGTTGATATTTGGAGGGTACTCCAGTATCAGCTAACAGCGGTACGAGTTCAAGTTTAGACTGACGCTCACCGATGGCATCCAATGCCATACCGTATCCCTGATCCAGATACGTGTTCATGAAGGGACGAGTCACATTTTGGAGGATGATGTTCTCGCTACGGAACAAGTGGTACATCTGGCTACGCTCAAAGGCCGCCGAAAGAATATGGACATCTTTGAATCCAACGAACGGATGACTCGGTAGCATAATCTGTAGCATGACCTTGCCATTTGTGACCGCATAGACACGGAGTCGAACCGGACCCGCCCCACTCGAAAGGCTAGTGTGTAACATGTCTAACTTCTTGAATTCACGAGCGCTGTGCTTAGTGGAGATCAGATGACGCTTTTGGTTTTCGGGCACTGCACGCGCGACGAGCTCGTTGATTCCGGCATAGTCTTTGAGTGGACGAACGACGAACAGCGCATTGAACAAGTCCTTGACTCCAGGCTCGTCCATGCGAAGTGTCTGTTGAACTACCCACTTGCGACTCTCATCGAATATAACCCGTGTCTGTCCAAACTTCTTATGACGTTTCAGTTTGAGAAACGTTGCGTGGGTCAAGAATAGGATGGATCCATGAACGAAGGGCTCGATGTCCAACTTCGAATCGTGACGTCCGTTCAACAGAGCATAAACTTGATGTTCGGTACGATCACGGCCCATAGTCTGTTCGGAGCCACGAACGGCGCGAATGAACGAATGTAGCTTTCGTGGTAGTCGTTCGTGCAGTCCAGCAATAGTCTGTCTCAATAAATCGAGAGTTGGTGCCACGTAGAAGATGTAGCCAACCGGATCACCGGAGGCACCAGACTTGACGTGACGACGCATGAGTTCGAGGCACGCTCGAGTCTTGCCTGTTCCGGGAGGTGCGTCAACATAATTGACAACGAGGTCTTTCATACGAAATCCTTAGCTCACTGACATCCTCTATTTACGCACCTGTTAATTGTTGCTCGCCCTTACTATATGTAAAGGGGTCACGACTGTTAAGTTGGTCAGTGTCTACAAAGGGTGCGTCTACGATTTATATAAGCAAGCATACCCCTTAACTTGCAAGCAAGAAAAAGGACACAGCGCAAGGTTCATCCCAATTCATCCTCTAAATAACAAATCAAAACACGCAGGCCGAAGGCCGAAGTGTTTTGCTATCCCACGGAGCGCAGCGGAGGGGGATTACAGACAACCCAGAACGCGCGCATTGTGCGCTTGGTCAGCATAGGTCGCCGCGCCTGACGGCTTGCGACCAAAGCACTCGCCGCCTAGCGGCGGGCTCGTGTTGATTTTGATTGAGGAACCAGCGATTGACACCCGGCCCTCAGGTTGATCCTCTCCTTGACCCGACATGCCAACAGGTTACAGCGTTTTCGCTTATCAATCGTAGGCCCGTAAATATCAACGTTAGACGGAGGTCCAAATGGCAAGCGCACGGAACATGCCCAATCCTTTGATCGACCCAGTGAAACCGCAGAACACGCGTGAACTACGCGAGCAGGTGGCGCGCGCCGCCCGCCTCGACGAAGCAGTTGCTGCATCGTCAGGCGCTGGCTATGCCGTGATCAACACGCAGCCGACAGGACCCGACGTGATTCCGGAACCGACGGTGAAGAACATCTCAATCAGTCCCGGACAGAAGTTGGCGCTCCCCTTCGATGAAGTGACGCCGCCTCAAGTTAGTGCTTCGTCGTGGTCGATCGATGGTCAGCGCGAGCATCAGTCAGCCAGCGCTGAGTTCAATCCAAGCGATGCGAATTCGTTCTATGGCCTGAAGGGCTAGTCAAGGAGTTGACCATGAGTAAGAGCAGCAAGAACAAACGTACTTCGTTGAAGACCGCCGAAGTCAAAGACGACACGAAAGAAATCGACGTGATGGCCATCGTCGAAGAACAGCAACGTCGCAGCGATCTCCAGCGACGTGGGCTCTCCAGCCAAGGACAACCGGACAACGGAGCGCCGGTGGTCAGCAATGGCGAACGCGAAGCGCTGGCAACACAAAACAGTCAGCGCGGATACTACAACCTCCCGGAAGATATGCTTCCCAACTCCAGCAAGGACGAAGACTAATGGACGACCTGAACGAAGTCAAGAAACAGATGGCTACCCTTCAATCTCAAATCGATCGCATGACGAACGCGAAGCGCAGCGACGAGGCAGCGACTGCAGCGCCTGCGGTCAAGGCCCACCGCATTATCCACGTGCGAGTCGCCGGCAGTCCCACGATCGACGTGTTGAAACAGGTGGCTGACATCTTCAATCGTGCGATCGCTTCCAACACCGACGTGGTGGTCCCCACCAACCTCCAAGTCGATGCTCGAGTCCTGGCCGTCGATCCTCAGAATCCGATTCAAGGACTTGTCGTCAAAGCCGTGGCCGACATCGGATCGGTCATCGGTGCGGCCTACGCAGCTTATGCCGCACTTCCGCCCAAGAAGGCATTGTCGTGGACCGAACTCCCGGCTCGTCATCAAGAAGCGTTCGCCGAGGACGTGCTCAACTACCTGAGCTTCAACGACGTGAGTCCGGCTTGGGAAGATCGTGCTTCGGTCACAACGGCAGTCATCGATGCATTGCGTCCCTTGTTGCCCGAAGCTGATCCGCACCCCATGCCTGTCGACGTGGCACTGGCCGAAGTCGTTTCGGGTGGCGAAACGTTCATGCAGTGGGAGACGCGTGATCTGCGTGAGCTCAAGGTCAACGACATCTTCCGTGCAACTGGATCGACCGAGCCGGTGTACATCGTACGTCGTGCGCCCTACACAAACTATGTGGCAGCCGAAGGGGCAGTCACGTCGGTCAAGGCCGATCCTCTGGACGAGACGCAGTGGCCGCGTCATCCGGATCTGCCGCCCGAAGACCGGGTGGACGCAGCCGAAGTCAAGAGCGCGGCGAACGAGCCGTCGGCCGAGGAACTACATGCGGCTGGCGTTGCTCGTGCCGAAGCAGAAGGCGATGCAGAGGTAGATCATCCGGAGACCGAAGTCGTGTGCTACACAAATCCGGCCGATGACAGCCGTCCTGTGTCTATTCTTGACGGCGATCGTTCGAGCGTCGGATTGGACACTGGTCATCCGCACGATCAGCGTGGCTGGCAACCCGACTGATGTATATCAAGCCTGATTGGGTTAACGGAGGGTTCGAAGGCGCTGGATCAATTCTACTTTGGTTCAACGTGCGGACCCTCTATCAGGCGAAGAAGGTCGAAGGCGTTCATTGGGGTGCCTCGGCCTTTTTCACATTGTGGGGAATATGGAACCTCTACTATTTCCCCTCGCTAGGTCAGTGGTGCTCGTTCGCTGGCGGCTGCTCGATAGCCGCTGCGAATGCGACATGGGTAACGCTGGCCCTCTACTATGGGAAACGAAATCGTGACGTCAAAGATAATCAACACCGAGGAAGGACCGTGGGTCGAGCCGAAGCCGGTTCCCCATACGAACGGCATAGTCAGAGCTCCTGAATGTGAGCGAGAATGCCAATATGCTAAGGACGTGGACTGCACGGCCTATGCCTGTGCCCCGACTTGCGAATATCTGTTGAGGCGTGAGCCGCTCGAACGCGATCTTGTCTTGGACCTGGGCATCACTGGTTCGAATGCGAATCCGTGGTCTTCTGCCGAAGTGGCGGCCAAGCACTATGGGCCGAAGACTTTTCCCGACGTGTTCGACATCTCATTTGAACCCGACGGCAGTGTCGCCACCAAGTCTGCGTTCGACCGCCTGTACGACAGCATCAAAGAATCGATGGCGATCCCTAAGTCAATGCTTTTTGAACCCACTCCTGAGTTTGGATCTTCGACCCACTCGGTGATCAATGGCTACTTGAAGGGCTTGTCCGAACGTCGGGTCATCGGCAAGACCTGGGACACAAAGTTTGCTGGTCGTTGGCGTTGTGTCGACATCACGGTCGACAAGCGCACTCGCACCTTGATCAAGAATGAGAACCGGATCGACGAAGTTGGTGTTCGTGTGACCCAGATCCATAACTTCTGGTGGCATGGCCGCTATCGTCGGATCACCAAGAAGATGCCGGCCCGAATGTTCAAGCGCGCAATCGCCAGTGCCCGCCAAGAGATCGGCCACGTAGTGGACGACTGGGACCTAACGGTCCAGCCTGTGGAACCCGTTCGTTACTTTGCTCTTTCATTGTTTATAGACCGCGATGGACACGTCGATTATCGCGCGGCGTCTGAACTACAGCCACCAGACGACCGCACTGCTGGACCGAGCGCTTGACAAGGCTGCCCATATTGCACGACTCTGTATCCCACCGGAGATCTATAATGACCAACAACGTAAATCGTGTAACCGAAGCCCTGATGACCAACATCGTTCGAGGCCAGTACAAGGACGGACTCCCTTCGCAGGAAGTCTTGGCCCTTGATTTCAACGTGAGTCGCACCGTGTTGCGTGAGGCTGTGTCACGTCTTGAATACAACGGAATCCTCGTAGTCCAGCCGAAGATCGGCACTCGTGTTCGTCCCATCGAACAATGGCAATTGATGAACACCGAGCTCTTGTCCTATGTGTTCGACCGGAAGGACATCGCTCATCGAGTCGTTTATGAGGCACTCATCGCTTGGCTTTACATTGGACCCGTGGCTGCATCTTTGGCGGCCTGTCACGGCAAACTGCCGGTGGCCCTGACCGTGCCTCATGTCACACAGGCATCGGCACACACGGCGGACTCACTAGTCGAACCCCTTCTCGACTTCCATCGCACGATCTTCAGTGCGACGAACAACATGTTCGTCAGCACTTTTGTTGGAGTCGTGGACTTGGTGATCCAGAAGCTGGTCCCCCTTCTCGACAGTGAGGACCGGCTGAACTTGTTGGACTGCCATCTTGTCCTGTCGTTGCTGCTCAGCAGTCAGTCTGAACCTTTGACCATGAACGACCTCAAGTCGGTGTACACGGATATCGTACACATATTGCGACGCGCAATGACGGACACTGCGTTCCCAATGTCAACGCCAACTCCAGTGTCGACACCGGCTGAGCTTCATCATGACTGCTGACGTAATCAATCTGAGCACCAAGCAGCCGCCCGTCCGCTACTCAGTACACGTAGAGCACTACTACGATGGAAGCATGACCTTGTGCTTCGAAGGCATAAGTGAAGTGCCAACGCTGCGTGACAAGGAGTCACTGTTGACCGCACTGAAAGAGGCGGTGGCTATTGTCGAGAACGAAATCGCAAGACATAAGGAACAGGAAGATGGACAACGAAGTACGTGACGAACTGATCGACCTCATGAACGATGCGAGTCGTTGGCCTAAGTCAGAGGTCGAAGCATTGACCTATCTGCTGCTTCTTCAATGGATCGAACGCGACTTCTACGCAGTGGAGCGGCCGAAGCCTAAGATAACCGAGCGGAAGCTCTATCTAGGGCGACTGCGCAACCGTGTCGAAGCCGTTCGCCTCGAAGTGGTCAGGCGACATCCGCAGTTCGAATCGCCGAAGGACTACACGTTGATGCTCAAGACCTGGAAAGACGTGCAGACGATTGCGGCTTCCGTAGTCCCCGGATCGAACGGCATTCACTCAGATGTAGCGCCGCCCATACTGGCCGACGCGGTTACCGAACTGCTCGCCAATCACATGAACTTCAGTCGTGGCTACCCTGCTCTCTCGTGGGTAAAGAACGCGGCGCTGCTCAACATCAACACCGTTGTCGCACCAAATCCTTCGGAGCCTCAAGATGGCCAAGACGAAGAAGACCCACACGCGTAACAAAGTTCAAGCCGGCCAGAAGCCCGATCCGAAAGACGGCAATGCCAAGGCTCGATACATCATGCACTACCGCATGAGCATCATGGCAGTGTTCCGGGCTATTCGTGAAGGACGCGTGTCCGAAGAAGAGCTCGATCGATTGCAGAATTTCTGTCAGTTCTCCCTCAACGCAATGCAGCGTTTGCCTATGACTGACATCCAAGGTGCTTGGCGTGATACCGAGATCTTCGGCCATATCCATGATGAAGAAGGTGCGACGTTCGTCGATCATCAGATCATCTTGGATCCAGCCAAGCAAGGACAGTCGGTGACCGCTGTCCAGTCGGAGACCACGGCCAGCACCCCGTCTCAGCTACCGGGCCGCATCCGTGATTCGATCGACAAGTGGATCGATGAGGAATTCACTGCATACGAAAAGCTCGATGAAGTGGAGAAGGCGATGGTCCGCAACGCGGCGACTATGGCGTCTGGCCTTCAGGGTGACGTGACTCCCGATCAAATACTGGCGGGCAACACGCACAATACGACGGAGCTCTCTTTACTGCACGCTGATCTTGTGCAGACAATGCCTGCGGCCAGCACTCGTTTCACTGATGACCAGATGGAGTACAAACTATTCGGCTTCCTCTGGCACGGTCGTAAGATTATTCTGTGCGATGACGGGATCGGTGTGTTCGTCAGTCGTTCAACAGCCCGCGAAGTGTATCGCACATACGGGCCAGCGCAATCAGCGACTGTGGTCGGTGCGTAAATAGGTAGGTCGAGATAGACAGTGATCGGTCCTTTCAACTAGCAGTACGTTAAAGCAACGAATCGGGTCGCAACTCACACGCCGGGTGAGATCTGGTTTTATCCCAGATCACTGCTTGACTAAGATGGGGATAGTAGATCGGAGTAGACGCTCGCGCAACGCCTAGCACGAGAGAGGGGGTTCGACTCCCCACCCCATCCGATTAACCTAAGAGGTTCCTATGAACATAAGTGAAGCATTTGTTGATGCCGATGCGTATCATGAAATCGGCAAGGCTATGGCAGCCTTTATTATGGAATCCGCACAGCGTCCGGGGTTCATGCGCACGTTGGAATTCCATCGAACCAATCACACGGTCGAGGAATTCACCAAGCAAGAACAGATCCAGGTCGATCGTATCAAACGGAAGCACCGTCACCTGACGTTGGTCGACGATCGCTACTTGGTACGCGCTCTCCGCCGCCAAGCCTATGCTGGTCCCAAGAGCACACGCCGTCGATACACCGCAGACCTCCGTCCGTACACTTCGGACTAACCAACAGTTCACTGCCATGATCCCTGTCGATCAGGAGTTCATCCATCGGCCAGATGAAGGACAGCACGGAGATTGCTTCCGTGCTGTCCTTGCGTCGCTTATGGAGCTCCCTCTTCAAGATGTTCCCCACTTTTTGCACGACGGCTGCTCGTCCGACACGTTTCATCGCCGGATCAACGCCTTTCTCGACCAGTTCAACATGACGCTCCTGGTGTTCGACGCGTCGACGTTCAACATTAGTGCGTGGATTGACCAGTCCGGAGTCCGTGATCTGTGGCACGAAGTGTCCGGCATGACCGAACGCGGGGTTCTTCATTCATGTGTGGGCCACAATGGTCACGTGGTCCACGATCCGCATCCTAGCAAGGCTGGTCTGATCGACGTCCAGTACTACAGCCTGCTCGTATCCATCAACCCTAAAGTTCAACGGTGACTCTCATGTTCAATGTACTTGGCTTGGACAGCATCCATATGAATTCGGCAATGATTGGCCATCAAATATCGCTGGTCCATAACATGGAAGAAGCGAAGCCCGGCACCTTTGTCTATACGTTCATTGCCATTATGAGCGCTGGACGCTTCGGCCTCGATGGTGTGGCCGCCATCTCACATGGAGCGTCTCCCGAATTGGCGATCCATAATGTCATCGACTACTACAAGCTGAAGAACAACAAAGAAGCACTGCTTCCGAAAGAGCTTCACGAGCTCGAAGAACACGAAGTCCAGTCCAAAGAGGCGCAGCGCCTCTTGACGTCCACGGCTCTTCCGTGGGAGACAGCCGGTACACCAAGCGCACGCCTACACTATCTGTTCGACGAGCTCGATCAACGGTTCCCTAACGCAGTTAGTCCGGTCAGCAGCGAGCCACCCGAGCCAAAGTATTTGGCGGCTATCGACAAACTCATGAAGACAGTCGACATGCTGACTGACGTGTCGGAGCAGTCTGACGCAGATGACCTGAATACCTTTGGTCCGTGGATCGACCACGTGACTGACACTACAGCGGACGAGCCACGAGACTTGCAGACAGTCATGGGCCGTGCTCTAGAAGAGATGGTCGAAGGCTGTCTTTCGGCGGGCCTTACCTATGGAAAGATCATGGGACACGTGGCTGACGCGTGGCACAACCAATGTCTCAAGGAAAGTCGAAAGGCTGATCGCACTGTCTGGCCGTCGCAACTCCAGGACACGAGCGGATCCATCGACGAACTGGCGGGTGAGCTCGCTGACATACGACTGACCTTGGTTGACGTCATGTGGCTGGCTCGCGTCTCCGAAGCTAGGGTCCAGGCGTTGATGCATAAGAAGTATGCCAAACTCAAGGACGCGTGGTCCAACGGTCGACTCCGTATCACCGAGAGCAAGACCTTCTATCTTGTGAAGGACCACGTGAAATGAACGCCCCCACGTATTACATGCCCGTCCAGGTTGGTGACTACTACAAGTTGACGATCAACCGTTCGTTGAATCAACTGCGATGGGCATTCGACGGCCAATCAAGTAAGGGCTTAGACTACGTGGTTATCCGGGATGATCAACTGAAGTTCAGTCTTCGTTGGATGCATCCTGATGTCGACCACGTTCGGTGTACGGCCCTTGCCACGTTCGATAGTCCTTGGTCCGGTGCGTTCAACGATTACTGTCGATTGTGTGTCGCTCGGTTCACAGTCGACGTCGAAGGACGCGAGCTCAAGCCATCAATTGTCTTCCTGGGACAGACATTCGTACCAGTTGCCAAGGTGCCCCTCACCTTAATCAAGGACATGTTCAAATGAAACCCGTGTTTGCCGTACAGGTCACCAATCGTGATGACGAAGATCTTCATCAGACAGTGCGGGCCATCACCGGCGCTGGCTATGAATGGATCAACTTCGGAGTCGTTCCCTTCGAAGACTCGGTGACCAACGTCGAGGAGTTCCCAGCTGATCGTCCGGTGATCGTGTTAGGTGGGACGTTGGCACTTCGTCTTTATCAAGAGAACAAGTTGCCTCCGAACTGGTATATGTTCTATAGCTACTGGCTGTTCGATCAGCACTCGACCCAGCTGTCGCCGCTGAAGACCTACATGGTCAACGAAGATCCAGAGTTCTACACGTTCGATGACGTGCGTGACCGGGTTTTCAAGCACGACGTGTTTATCAAGCCGTCGTCAGACATGAAGGCTTTCGCAGGCACTCTGGTGTCGAAGGGTACGACACTCGAAGATCATCTTAAGACAGTGAATCACGCGCTGATCAAGCCCCATGAAATCATTATGGTGGCGTCGCCCATCCAACTCGGCTACGAATATCGTGTGTTCATTGTCAACAATAAGATCGTGGACTGTTCACAATATCGTAGTCCGCGTGGAGTCGAACATCGAGCAGTTGGGGTCGATACCGCAGTCAAGCTCAGCGAGTTCTTTGATGAGGTGAAGTCCTACATCGAGAGCACACCGCTGACCGGCACCTACTGCATGGACGTGGCCGAGACCAAGAACGGCTATCGCATCGTCGAATTCAACTGCTTCAACTGCTGTGGCATGTACAGAGCCGATCGCGTGCTTGTCCTGAGTGAATTGGGGGGCCGTAGTCGAGGCAACGAAATGGGACTGACGTCGTACACCAAAAAGATGGTGGCCCATATAACGCTCTTCTCGATCTTGACCATCATTGCCAAGTTTGACTCGACGCTGGCCCTCATCATTGCCTGTGTCTGGTTCTGCCCTTCTCCCAAAGCTGAAGAGACCAACAATGCCAAACGTAAAGAGTGAAGTTCGCCGCGCTATCAACCTTCTCAAGAAGTCTGCGCATCTGACTTCCGATGATCTCTCGGAAGAGGCACGATACAACGCCACGATGGACTCGTCCTGGAATGGCAACCATTCAGCTACTAGCAATGCTATAGCCGCCTTGCGTAAGTCGATGGTCAACGATGCGCAACAGATTCTGCGCACGGTCCACGCTGTACTACCTGATGACCTCGAGCTCGATCCGCCAGTGCCTCAGACGTTCGCCAATCAATGGGCGGCCTACGTCAAGCTGGCGAAGAAGCCACACAGCGATTACGTGGTCAAGTCACTCGACGAATTCCGTCTCGTGTTCTTGAAGCCGACGGACTACGATGCGTTTGCCATCGACACGAAGTTCCGCGAACGACTGCGTCAACCCTCGGTCATCGATCAGGCCAAAGGTTTCATGGGGGTCTACACAGGCCCGGACCGTGAAGATACCGAGATCTACGTCGATGTCGGCGCATCCCCCACTTTGACGCACAGTGTTGGTATCTTGAAGGACAAGGAGTGATCATGAACTACTTAGATCAACATCATCCGGTGTTCATGCCGCGCGTTCAGGCAGTTGGACCTCCGTCCAACGGCGTGCGGCGGAGCACCGACTATGGAACGCTTCAATCGTGCAGTTCGTCGTCATCATGTAGCACGTCTTAAGCACAAGCGTCGCAACTATTGGGGGTGGGACCGTAGGCAGAGCACCCCGTTTGATCAAGTCCCACAAGCACCTGAGCCGATGCCGGTCGCACTTCTCGGCAAGATCGTGGCCACGCCTCAAATGTGCTCGTGTCTCGGTTGCGGAAATCAACGTCACAACACGGCTGGCTGGACACCGACGGTGCAAGAGCGCCGCTGGCTTGACCAGTATCGTGAACAACTTGAAGAGGTAGAAGAAGATGCGAAATCTTGACAAGACTCGGAAGTACGAAGTATTGGACGTGACTACCACTTCGTGGGTGCCTGCTCACTGGGAGCAGCTTGACGAAGGAGACGTGGTTCGCAGTTGCGACTCAACGACTTACGATGGTCCTATGACCGAAGAGTACGTAGTGGCGCACCATCCGGCTCTCATGGTCGATGTAGTGAAGGGCCAATGTCGTAGACCAACCACCAAGTACAAGACGGTAGCCGGCGACACATTGAAAGCGTTGGCCGCCCGTCACGACGTGTCAACACACTTCATTCGCTACACAAACTGGATGCGTGATGAAGATGATGCGTCGCTCACAGAAGGGATCGAGCTCGAGCTTCCTGTCCCGACTCCGCGTCCGAAGTCAGAGCTAGATCTCAAGGTTGAACGTCTGCGCACAACTGCTCAAGCTATGATCGATGCCTTCGCACCCTACGTTGATCCCTCTTGGCCGTCCACCATTGAGTGGCAGAACTTCAAAGCTGCGTTGGATGCCTTTGGTACCGATCATGCGTGAGACTCGGTGATCGAATGTTGGTCCTCGTGTCTGAGAAGGCCCCAATTGTATGAGGCAGCAGTAAATAGGTGAGCCAGTGCCCCGTTAGCTCTTAATTGGCAGAGCAGCGGATTTGTAATCCGAGGGTTGGGAGTTCGAGTCTCTCACGGGGCACCATTCATCTAGAGGACATCATGGCCAAGGTCAGCGTCAAAGGCACGTTTCACAAACAGGTCGAGGTCACACTCCCCGAATCGGAACTAGTCGATCACGTGAAGGCCATCGTACGGCGACATCATAACATTCGTGAGGGCGATTTCCTTCGCGGAAACACGGTAGTCTACGATGATCCCGATCACCGACATGGTTCGATCCGAGAACTAGAACGTGGTCCAGCGTCTGAACTCCAGCTTCTCGGATTCCAGATCCTGGACTATCTTGGAAAGTTGAATCTCGTTCTCACGTCGGAAGAAAACCGGTCGATCATGGACTACGTACCGGGCCTACGCCGCCCCCAGTCCCCAATTTAACGTTCCTGTCGTTGCAGTAAATAGCACGGTAAGTCACGAAGCGAGCATACGTCAGTTGGTTAGACCACCGTCCTTCCAAGTCGGGAACCCGAGTTCGAATCTCGGTGCTCGCTCCATCCTTTCCGGGAGCTTTAAATGCCCATCTTGGGATCGACTCCGTGTTGCGACAATCATCTGTGCGTATGGCTTGAGAACGAGAACGAAGTACTCGGTAAGTGGTACAAACACCAGTGCGAACACTGTGGAACTTGGATCTTCACGCTTCTGTCGAATCTGAGTCCGGTGTCGTACACTGAGGAAGCGTTCAAGGCTGAATACGAAATCGATGAAGCAACGAAGCAGATCAAGAAGCGCGAATCATCCGAAGGACAAGTCACAAGCGTGCCGTAAATACGGTAAGCACAGCGCGGGCGTAGTTCAGTGGTAGAATTCTTGCTTGCCAAGCAAGAGGTCACGGGTTCGACCCCCGTCGCCCGCTCCAAGTTTCACGAACGTTCGTTCTGTCGTTTCGACTTGTAAGGTCCCCGTCTGAATTGACGAACGTTCCCTTTGTCTTCTGTTCCGCTTAACGCACAACGGTGTGCGGCCGGACTGTTAATCCGTGTGAGTCAGGTTCGATTCCTGAAGGCGGAGCCACCAATTCCATCGTCAACGAGAACAAGATGAAACTCCTCCCACTGTATGACCGAGTCCTTGTCAAGCCCCTCGACAAGAAAACCGAATCGGGTATCGTGATTGCCGGTTCGTCTGACCGAAACGATCAAGGCGAAGTCGTTGCCGTTGGTCCGGGTCCGATCCTCAACGACGGGACACAGAAGCCTCTGGCTGTCCAGGTCGGCGACACCGTGATGTTCGTCCCTGGAACCGGTCATCCAGTGAAGATCGACGGCGAAGACATGCGTGTCTTCCCCGAGTTCGAACTCGTTGGCATCCTCCGCGAGGACTAGACATGAGCGGACGCCCGGTCAAGATTCTTCACCTAATGGTGGGTTCGGACAATTGGAAGCCGACACACGAGGAGTTGATTCAAGTAATTGAATGCTTCGAATCAGCGTGCGAAGGCGGGAAGAAGTCGTTGTCTGCCGACGCAGCGGCCAAAGAAACAATGGTCGCAGTGGCAACGAATCACGAAGTGAAATCGGAAGTCCTTTCCATAACGGAAGACGATCCGATTTATGTTCTCGCCAACTTTGAATCACTTCGCGAGACAATTGCCCGTCGACTCCTCAACGAATTCTTGATCGACTCGGCAACGCATCAACCGTTACCGCTCGATGCCTCGAAGGACACGGTGAATGGCTTCCATCTTTGCCTCAGCAATTTGAAGAAGCGAATTGAAGAACTCCTCGCAGAGGAGACGAAGGTTAGCGACAACAGACAGGCTTAACCAGATACCGAAATTTCTGGTCTGTCCTGGGTCGTCAAAACCGGGAACCGCGTCTAGACGCGACCCGGCCTCGGAGCGTAGCGCAGCCCGGTAGCGCATCTGATTTGGGATCAGAGGGTCGCAGGTTCGAATCCTGTCGCTCCGACCAGTTTTGTTTCACTTGTCCAGGATGCCAGAGTGGTTTAATGGTAGCTGAGTGGCCGAGTGGTGTGCGAGTTCCTGAAAGGAGCCGTAGTTCTAGACTGCGAGCCTTTAAACGGGGACGGCGGTGTCTCAGGCTGCCAGTCAAACACCCACGTAGGTTCGAATCCTACCCTGGACGCCTTATGAACGACGATTTGGTATTTGGATAAAGGGCACAAACTTGAATGCCGTGTGCGGCGAGAAGTGTGGTCCTCCAGCCTAGAATCGTCGTCCATAAGGCTTGACTTCTTAGGTGTGCGGGTTCGAGTCCCGATCGCTGGCCGAGACTATGGTAGACACAGCGGGCGGTAGCCACTCCGTCCGTGGAGCGCGCGGCCGGTGGGCCGTCCCTAAAAGACGGAACACCTAAGAGGTTAAGATGAACAGTCCAAGTGCAGAGCAGGTTAGACTCTCACGAGTCCGAGCAGGTCTCACTCAGAAGCAAGCTGCTTCAGTTGTCTACGTCGGCGAACGTATGTGGCAGCGGTATGAAGCTGGGACATGTGAAATGCATCCAGGACTGTGGGAACTGTTTCGTTACAAGGTCTTCCACGTTAGACCAGACCCAATCACGGCTGGAGACTAGCATGACGACCATGAACGTACGAGACTTGATCTACGAGACTAAGGAATACGAAGGTCCTCTCAACCTTCCAGGAAAATCCATTGAATGCCCCGAATGCAAGATTTTCTACGAGGCTAGTAAATGGAGTGCATGGGATTGCCCATGCGATTCATGCGGATCGCATCCAATCTTACTGTGTCCTGAGCGCCATACATTTGATCCGTATGGTGGAGATGACTTAGACTTGCAGGTCAAAGACGATGGCGTTGATCAGTAATCGAGAATTCTTCGATCCGGAATTCTACCGGTTCATGCAGCAAGATTTCGAGGACATACGACGCAGACGTAAGCAACTGAAAGGACGACCCGATTCTGAACAGATGGCCGTCCTTGAATGTGAGCGTCAGTTCGAAGCCTTCTACAAGAAGTTCCTCGATTTGTAGATTTGGAAATGTGGCTGAGTGGGTTAAGGCAGCGGCGTGCTAAGCCGTCGAGTCGCGAGGCTCCGTTGGTTCGAATCCAACCATTTCCGCCAAGTAGTTCGTCTCTGAGGCGTTGGGTCAGCACCAACCGGCTCTCTCGTGGATACGAGGGGGCTGTGGTCTAGCGGTAAGGGCGCAGGGACGAACGCTCGTTGAGGAAGCGTGGCTGAGTGGGTTAAGGCAGCGGTCTTGAAAACCGTCGTCGGGAAACCGGCCGTGAGTTCGAATCTCACCGCTTCCGCCATTGTCGCAGTCTTCGTGTCACGCGTGGATAACAGGCATCCTGTGCTTGCCAAGTCGGACACGGAAATTCACGGACCACTAACTCAGTGGTAGAGCGCCTCGTTAGAGGTTGGTCACGGGTTCGATTCCCGTGTGGTCCGTGTCACCGATTCAAGATGGTGTAGTAAATACTAAGGTAACGTCGGACGTGTAGTGTAAGTGGTCAAAACCAGTGGACTGTAAATCCGCCGCCTCGTGCTTCGTAGGTTCGAATCCTACCGCGTCCACCACTTCCTTAGACTAGTTAGAAATCTTAGATGCGGCCGTATCTCAATGGTAGAGACCCGGATTGTGATTCCGGTTACGTGAGTTCGATTCTCACCGGTCGCCCCATAGGCCACGAAGGCGGTCGCATCTAAGATTTCTGTAGCGGGATAGAGCAGCTAGGTAGCTCGTCGGGCTCATAATCCGAAGGTCGGAGGTTCAAATCCTTCTCCCGCAACCACCGTGTTGTGATCGCACTAAGGTCGTAGGAATGGACTAATCATCCGGACCCCAATTTCCATGGCCGCGCAGTAACCTCGTTACTGAGCCGTCTGGTGGTGTAGACCTGTCGGGAACGTGTTCCCGACGCGATCAGCCTTTAGCTGTAGATTGTGAGGTCTTCATGGACGCTCAACAGTACAAAAGCGCTATAGACGCGCTCCAGGACGGACCTCAATTGGTGCCTCGTACAGTAATCTACGACGGAGTTCTTTACGAACGTCGTCCTACGATAAGTGTGTGCTGGACCCCGAATGATGGTTGGTCTGTCAAAGAGTACGACAAGATCGAGACTCAAAGTTTGAAGGCGTCATAGAACAATTGGTTAGTTCACCGGCCTGTCACGCCGGAGGTTACGGGTTCGAGTCCCGTTGACGTCGCCAGTTAAACGGCGCGCGAATGGACATGCCAGTCCATGGTTTGAAACTTCGCTCGGCGTTTCGGGTGAGTAGTTCAGTGGTTAGAACACGGGCGACGCCTTCTCCGGTAGAAATCGCCTGAGGTCGTAGGTTCGAATCCTATCTCACCCATCTTGTTTCAATGGGACAGCATTCTGATTGGTCAGCCATCGGCGTCTGTGTTGACGCAACGTGCGGACACAAGAGGAGTGCGGTCCCGCCCGGGACCGTAGCTCAACGGATTTAGAGTAGTGGCCTACGAAGCCATTGGTTGGGGGTTCGAATCCCTCCGGTCCCACCATTCATGCAGTACAGTGGGGTAGCTCAGACGGTTAGAGCGTTCGCTTGATAAGCGAGAGGTCGGAGGTTCGACTCCTCTCCTCACTACCAAGAAGTCCGGACAGGTAACTCAGTTGGTAGAGTGCTAGACTGAAAATCTAGTGGTCGCTGGTTCGATTCCAGTCCTGTCCACCAAGTTGTTTCAGTACCGTGTAGTAAATAGGTTGTGTCTGTTGGGGGTTAGCCAAGTCCGGTCCAAGGCAGTTGGTTTTGATCCAACCATTCACAGGTTCGAATCCTGTACCCCCTGCCACTCACTCCTGTGTGTGATTCGTCTAGCGGTTAGGACACTGCCCTTTCACGGCGGTAACACGAGTTCGAATCTCGTATCGCACGCCATTCATTGATTCATCGTTTCATGCAGGGGCTTTAGTTCAGCTGGTAGAACAGCGGTCTCCAAAGCCGCGTGTCGGGAGTTCGAGTCTCTCAGGCCCCGCCACCGTTTTTATAGGGCGTCCCAGTCGTAGTAGTGTCGAACCCCCGTCGGCGCTGCTCGGGGACGCCCTCTTTTATACCCATAGAGGTTCCAAATGTCCGCCCAAGACGTGAACGTGCGTGAAGTGCCCGGCAACATCTCGATCCCTGACCTGAGTGATTATCATGGAACAGTCGCTGAACTGGAGCTCAGGGTAAATGCGCTAGCTCACGTATATGGTGGCGACTCAATCATCTCGTTCGACGCCGGACACAACAACATCGAAGCAGTGCTCGTAACTCGGGCCAGTATCGACGCTCACACGAAGGCCGTTCAAACCAAGGCCGAACGTCGCTCGTCCAAGAGGCGCGAGAAGCTGCAACGGCGCATCGCCGAACTTCAACAGGAACTGGAAGACCTCCATGACTGATGAAGTCTTGGTGTTAGAGGCGGCACTAAAGGCTCTGACCCGTAGATTCGACGAATTCGTGGGTCAGTGCATGGACGATGCGGGAAAGCCGCGTGCGCCGTCGCCGAAGGCACTGGCCCAGGCTCGTGCCTGCCTTCCGCCTGAAACCACAAAGAACGGATACGCGTCTAAGTTCAAACCGGCGGCGATGTGACTGAGTGGTCTAAGGTCCGGGTCTGCAAAACCTTGGTTCGTGGGTTCGAATCCCACCATCGCCTCCATACGTTGTGGGCCGTTAGCTCATTGGTCAAGAGCCGTGGACTCATAATCCACTGGTGACGGTTCGATTCCGTCACGGCCCACCATTCATTAAGGATCTAGCATGTCTAACAACACGTTGCAAAGATCGCAATCAGCAATCAAGACACTGAGCGAAACCGTACAGCGTGCTTATGCTCACGCTAGGTCACTGGGCTACACAGGATCATCGCTTGAGTACGCGATGCTGATCCTACCGGAGGACACGCTTGTTACGGACAACACTGGATACTCGGGCACGCTGCGAGACACTCCTTCGATTAGTGAACTGTTGAACATCTAGTTTTGAGCAGCACCAAGTCCTGCACGAGCGCAGGCGATTGACAGCGGTCAACGGTGAAGCCCGCGCGTTGCGAAGTCACCGGATACACAAAGGAGGCTATCATGCGTACACATTAGGTGATCTAATGGAGGACCAGCATGAAAGCAAAACGTTTCGCTCATCGAGTTCCCAACCTCGGTCCCGGTGGTTGGCGCTGTCCCTGCTGTGGCCCATCGCCACGTCATCGTCGTAAGACGCGTCAGCAGCAGCGGCGTATCTTCAGCCGATTGATCGATAAGATCGAACGCCTGGAGGCCAGCGAGGAACTCTGATCGAGTGAACCAGACAAGGAGTCCTAAGTGTCGACCAAGCGTGATCGTCTTTTGTCAGGTCTGTTCTTTGGCCTGTTGACTGCTGTTGGTCTTGCCCTCGTAGTCTTCCTTTCGATGGTCAATATCCTTCGTTGGGAAGATTGTCGCGCGCACTACAGCTTCAGCTACTGCTTGTTCATGCGTTAGGACCCGATCGATATTGGGCACGGGACTGTGTGTTACCCTACTTGGCCGTCGCAATGCTGCCCGTGGCGCGACGAGAAGTGCCGGTTCTTTAAATGATCGGAAGTTAGAATGTTCTAGTATCCGCCTCGCCTCGTCGAGCGCGGCGGCGTCGCCCTTCGGGTTCGTCGCCGCCGCGCCACAGCCGCTAGTCTCGCGTAGTGCGTCGTCGACGCGCTCAGTCACAACGACAGCGGCATCCAGGCATTTCGGCAGCGGCCGACCCGGCGGACCTAGCGTCTAGCCTCCTGCGCGGACCCCGCCGTCGCAGGGGAGTGGACGTTATCTAGTTGCATCAATCATTAGGTGTATAGACGTATAGACAACCAAGACGGGTACCATCATGGCACGACTCCCACGGCTCTACATTCCTGGTCAGGCACAGTACGTCATCCTGCAAACGATAGACGAACGTCCCGCATTCGTGAACGATTCCGACTACGAATTCTTCCTCGAATGTGTTCGAGACGCTGTGCCGGTGGCAGACATAGCAATTCATGCGTATGCTCTTCTGCCAAACGCCGTTCATATGATGGTCACACCTTCGACTGAGACGTGTCTGCCGCTATTCATGCAGACTGTAGGTCGTCGTTACGTGGCGCGTTTCAATCGCGAACACGGTCGGAGAGGCACCATCTGGGCAGGTCGTTATCGTGCGACGGCCATCGAGGGATCTTCGTGGGGTATCTTCGCCTATCAGTACATCGACAAGCTAGTGCCTCGTTCCGAGGCCACAGCCTTGAAGTCGACCCTTGGTCTTCACATAGGGATCGAAGGATCAACGTTCGTAGTTCATCGTCCAGAATATTGGGCGCTTGGAAATACGCCGTTCGATCGTCAACACGTATATCGCCTTATGTGCGATCAGGAACTCGATCCGACTCGCATCGAACTGCTGATCGATGCGGCTACACGCGGCTGGGCTCTTGGTAGTCCTGAGTATCTAGCCTGGGCCGCCACGGTCGCCAATCGTCGAATCGGCAAGATGAAGCGCGGTCGCCCACGCAAAGATGGAACTCCGCGACAAGTTGACGTTCGTACAGTAGCGAAATCCAACGCTCCGGCTGTGTCAACGGTTAATCCGTCAACAACAGAGCAAGCACCCCGCGTTTTGAGCGTTCCAACTGTGTGGCCCACTTTCCCTTCTCTCCATGGACAATCAAATGACGATCAGTAAAGACGAAGCCGAATTCGAACTTGAGGTTCAGAATCGTGGACTCAACGCACCGCGACTGACCCCCGAAGCGATCGACGCCATGATCGTAGGCGAGAAGTATTTCGTCGACGAAACGTTCGTCATCTGCGTTCTTACGTTGCAAAACGGTCACAAGGTTGTGGGGACCAGCCGTCCGGTTTCCGACGCCAACTTCCGAGAAGATCTCGGTCGTGCCAATGCCCGCAAGAAGGCACGAGAAGATATCTGGGAACTCGCCGGCTACGGATTGCGATTGCAGTTGCAGCACGCCAAAGAAGTGGACGCGTTGATCGCACGTGGTCCGCGTTGATCGCACGTGGCCCTGGCGGCTAACGACCCCTGTTCAAGTAGTAAATAGTGAGCGCCACGCCCGTTTGGGTCTGGCGCTTTCTTTTTGACTTTCCTTGAGAGGTCGTACATGGGTTGGACTGATAAGGTGTACAAGACACGTGACGAAGAGTTCGTCGACGAACTCTCCCTTCTGTACGAAATCATCGCAAAGACGGAGGATCCCGCTGCGAAGTCGATCCTTCATCGAATCAGCAGCCGCATCACTCGATTGAAGATGCGCTACGCACGAACGACACCGGGCCGTCGTGCTGATCCGCGTGACGATCTTACAATGCCCGAAGGATTTCTTCCCAATGAAGATGGAACATTCCGTGGTGTTCCTCCGTGGGCGATGCGTGAAGCAAACATGCTGTGCGCATCATTGACCGGCAATCGTTCCTATGACGTGCCTCTTGTTGGCGAAACATTGGCCGACGTGTTTGACGCACGCATGAACGAAATCCTCAACAGCGTGCGCGAATCGTTGACCGGCGTCTTCGTCGAGCAACGCAAAGAACGAATGGTGACCCACGAGCAGCTGAACACGCCGCTCGACGCAGCGGCTCGTCTTCAATCAGGTGAGTTCAACACCAAGAAATTTGTCGACGAATTCAAGGCTGCGGCACGCCCTACGAAGGGTCTTAACTTCCCATGTCCGATCTGCAACGGCGTCGAAGGTTGTGATCACTCGGTGCCAGAACGTCTACGTGCCGTAGTCCAACTCGAAGTATCTGCCGAAGTGGCTGACAAGATCAAAGACGGACGGCTTCCTGAGGTCAGCATCGGTGCCGTAGTCAGTAATGAGGCCGATCCGCATAAGCAAGATGCGAAACGCCTGTCATCTGATGACAAAGACCTGCTAGGTTTCTTCCTGTCGGTCAAAGACGTGAACATGCTTCAAGTTGGAACTGTTCTGAAGACGATTGACCAGGCGAAGACTGCGCATCACACGGACATCAAGCTACGGATCGACGGCGCTGACTACTTCCAAGAAGGCGACTGGGTCAAACATCTGAAACCCGTGCGTACTGATCGAGCGATGGCCGACGAAGCTACACTGGCGTTTCTCAAGCGATCATCCAAATTGCCTGACGATTTGGAGGTCGATTGGACTGCCACTCGTTCGTATCGATTCTCTGAATGGCGAACGCACGTAGTCAACGCCATTTCGGTCTTTTTGGGAGTAACCAAGCGATGACCTTCGAAACCACAAAGGCTGATGAAGCCCTTCGCGAAGCCAAGCAGCATATCGATACGGCGATCAAGCTCATGTCTGGTATCGTCGTCGATCAAGTACCGGGGACCAGCAACTGGACTTCGGTGTACCGCAGTCGTATCCGGAACGGCATGAACAAGCTGATTGACGTCCGGGAAGAGCTCAACAACCCCTGAGGAACTGACAAATGGCATTTACCGCAAAATTCAAGAAGTTCGTGGCCCTACTCGCCGTGACGGGTGGCGTATGCTACGGAGTCTACTACATGAAGACTCACAAGAAGCCGATCGACGCCGAAGCGCAGACGGCGACAGCATCCCAAGCGGACACGGCGGCGCAATCGGTGGTTCCTACACCATCGCCAGTTCCCCAATCGTCAGCCGTGCATGAGGCTGAGCCGGCTCCTACACAATCGACACCGGTGCAGCAGTCCCAGAGTGATCCGTCGCAAGATCGTGGAATGAAGTTCTTGCTCGACCAGGGAAAGAAGTGATGGCTACCCTGTACCAACACATGACGGCCCACGCACGAATCATCGACTATGCGGCCCAGCGCAGGCACGAAATCGACAAGCAGATCGAACAGCTCAAGCTGGAACGCGAGATGTTCGACGAGGTAAGTCGCGTCTATTCGTCGATGGTGTGCCCCACTTGCAATGGGCAAGGCAACATCATGAAGGCGATCGATGGTTGCGAATGCGACGGGCCGCGCCAACACGTCTGTCCATCGTGTAATGGTTGCCGCACCCGAACGGCTTTCGATGCGCTCAAGTCCAATCCCAGCATGAAGGAATTCCTGAAGGACGTAGTGGGTGTTGTCGAAGCCACGTCTTACGAGAAATTATGTCTATGGAGTGAATGGACTACGGAAAAGAAGAAGTCCTGGATTCAAGGCTCCAGTGGCTACCTGCCGACTATCGGTAAGCTAGATGGCCGCCCAATAGTACTGAGTTTACTGATTCACATAGTGGACGGCTATCCAATCCTTTTCATGGAGCCTACCAGTCAAGTGATAGACCACAAGATGGTCGAAGACTGGTTAAAACTTCATCTGCCAAAGACAGCCTTTCAGTCGAATGGTGAGTACGTCAACAAGGTTGACGCGATGAATTTCCACAACGTTTTTCCTTCAAGGGGTTGAACAATGAATTTCACATTCTGCTGGGGTAAGCGTTTCACACAGGCCGCGTTCATAGCATGGATGGCTCACACGTCAGCGATCGCGGCACCTGTCGGCATCGCATCGGGCCAGCCTTCTGGTACGAACTATCCGATGGCGGCTGACATTGCGCGCGTGTGCTCGACTCCGCAGTCGCCGATTCACAACGTTGTTAGCGACGGTTCGCTCGACAATCTCGCCAAGGTCTACGGCGATAAGAACGTCCAGTACGGTATCGTCCAGACCGATGCCCTGATGTACCAACAGGGTGTCGATCCGAAGATGATGGACCGCATTCAAATGGTATTTCCCTTCTTCTCGTCGGAGATCCATTTGATTGTCCGTGCGAATTCGTCCATCCAGTCCTTGAACGATTTGGCAGGCAAACGCGTGGACGAAGACGTGGAGGGCAGTGGTTCTTGGGTCAGTGTCCAGGTCATCAAGTCATTGACCAGTCTACATTGGAACGCGGTCAACATGCAGCAGGCTGACGGCCTTCGCGCAGTTGAATCGGGTGCGGTCGACGCTATGTTCGTCAACGCGGGCCGCCCGATCAGCATGTTGACCAGCGCGTCAGGTGTCCGCCTCGTATCGATCAGCAATCCGAAGCTCGACGCGTTTGGCCTCTATACGAGATCGGTGATTCCGAGCGGCAGCTATCCGTTTCAGACACAGTCGATCACCACGTACAAGACGGGTAACGTCCTGGTCACATACGCGTTCAAGAATCAGTATCAGAAGGAGATCGGCGAGCTCGTGTCGTGTGTGATGCACAAACTACCTGAGCTCCAACAGACGGGGCACCAGAAGTGGAAGAACGTGGACCCGACGGATATCGAACGCATCAAGTGGCAAGTGCATCCGGCAGCATTGGCAGCCATCAGACGAGGATCCAAATGAGACAACGCCTGACGTACACAGCGCATGACCGTCGCGAGTACGATCAGGTGTCTCGTGCAGTGTCCAAACTTGTGTCCCAGACACTTAGCAAGGAACCGGCCAAGCTCTTGCTCGGCCCCTGCATTGCCCTCGTCAATGTGAAGGTTGTCAACGTAGTCCTTGACCACACGATGCTGACCCTCACTCTCGAATTCGTCGAAACCCCTGTCATTCACAATGGGAGCTAACATGGGTCCTGCCATGATTCTGTTCAACATCCTTGCCGGGATAATTCGCACCATCCTGGCCCCGTTCTTTGGTGTATTTCCTGTCTAGGTGAAGCCATGGAACCTAAGATCGTAGCCGCTAAGGAAAAGGTACGACGGGCTGAAGCTGAACTACGAAGCATCATACGTGAGACGGTTCTGGCCTGTGCTCACCCGCAGATAGCTGACGATGACGGTAGTCCTCCGATGCGCATCTGCCTGAACTGTGGCCTTACCGACGAAGGGTGGGGCTGCGGTTTCCAGCGACTGACCAATGATCCGAAGTTCGTCGGCCGTATATCCCATGATGAACTGCTCAAGCTTCGTACTGTGTCAATCTGGCAGCGGAACTATGGGACACCGCTGACCGAACAGATCGATCGCTTTCCCTTCTAGGGTAGCCAGTAAATAGGCTGCGACAGTAATCCGGCGGGATCTAAATTAGGCCGCCATCTTTAACAGGATCATCATGACTAAAGTGAAGCTGGAAACCACGTCTGGTGCCATCGTTCTCGAACTGAACGACAAGGAATCGCCGAAGACCGTGGAGAACTTTCTCAACTACGTCAAGCGGGGCCATTATGACAACACACTGTTTCATCGTGCCATCCTTGGGTTCGTCATTCAGGGCGGCGGCTTCGAGCCGGGCATGGTCCAGAAGCAAACCAACTCCGCGATCCACAACGAAGCCAACAACGGGCTCAAGAACAAGAAGTTCACTGTGGCGATGGCCCGAACGAATGATCCACATTCGGCCACGGCGCAGTTCTTCATCAATCTGAACGACAACGATTACCTGGACTTCAATGGGGAATGGCCGAGTGGCTGGGGCTACGCCGTGTTTGGCCGTGTTGTTGAAGGTGAAGACGTGGTGGAAGCGATCGGTCGATGCAAGACTGGCAGCCGTGGGTTTCATCAAGATGTTCCGGTCGACGACGTCGTAATCACCAAGGCTTCAGTCGTGGCCTAGTCTACAGACCGACTCCGTGTCTACTAGTAAATAGTAGGCACGGTGGTAGTGTGATTCTAGTCCATTCCTCTACGTCAAGCGCTCTGTCGTATGAAGTCCGCTCGCGTTCACGGCGCGGGGCACCACGGGGCGCGATGCGCACTTCGGTGCAAGGGTTTGACGTCTGACCTCTCACATTGCGTATCATCTGGAGCATTTCCAAGTTTGGCTCCAGAGTATGGCAGAGTGCTTGACGTAGGGGTTGCAAATGAATAGACTGAATTTAAGGGAGCGTAGGCCAGTAGGTCGCGCTCCCTTTTTCGTATTGTAGACGGAACGCCGTGTTCCATTAACCTAGAGAGGGAATGATGTCTGACCTAGTTCTTGCCCCGTTGTCCGTTTATCAAAAGTCGCTTGCTCTCCGCACTATGAGTGCCTGGGCCTTCTATTACATCGTCGGCGATGCATTGATCAACCAGAAACCGTTGTCAACAGTTCGTATGGGTGACGGTGAACGGATGCTCATTAACGAGTGCAAGCAACATCAGGCATTTGACGGTGGTCATTCGCTAATCGAGTTGTTTGATGAAGCGAAGCGGAAGAACATGGGGATCAACGGCATTACCCATAACGAACTGTACCGTCGTCTCCAACGGGCTGGTAACGAATGCACGTACTTCTGCCCGTCGGTATCTGGTCTGACTCAGAGTGGATACGCGCTACACCAATTCTTTGCCTATCGTGATACCTATGTCGACAACTTCTTCGTCAACATTTGGGACACTGCGTCAAAGATCGCGCTCTACCGCGCGGCCGGCAAGATCCTGCTCATCCACCGCAATGCAGAAACTGCGGACGCATTACAGATCAACTGTCGCCGACATCTAGGCGTCGACGTGTCCTTTATTCAGATGGACGACTGGCGACAATCCGAACGCGTGGTCGAACGCGCGTGCGCGTCGGATGCCCGACTCGTTCTCTTTGCAGCAGGACCCGCATCGAAATACATCTCGGCCGACATCGTGAACAACAGTAACAAGGTGGCACTCGATCTCGGGAACACCACCGATCAGTGGACGCTAGCTGACTTGAACAGCCCTCGCTAGACCGCGACCTGCGTCTAAATCAATCATGTAGTCTATCTTAGATTCTGGAGCATTGAATGTTTCCCCTTCCGCGTGTGTTGTTTGTTCTCAAGCATATAGAGGACCCATATGGAGGATACGGCTGTGAGCCAGTTGGTCCTCCTCCAGGCCAGCCGGCCAAAAAGCCGATGTCGAGCGGTCTCTATAATAGCGCTCGCCTAGTGGCCGACATGCTTAGTCGACGCGACGTAGAGACTAAGGTCGTAACCGTAGCTGACAATTCGGAGATCCACCGTGAGCTCGTAGCCTTTGGCGCTCACGTTGTGGTCATCGAAGGTTTCTGGGTTGTGCCCGATAAGTTCGATGAACTTCGTGCTGTGTGTCCCAACGTCACGTTCGTGGTCCGCAATCACTCCGAGACTCCGTTCCTGGCCTCAGATGGTATTGCCTTTGACTGGCTCCTGCGATATGCGTCGAAACCCAACGTTGTCGTAGCCTCGAACTCACAGCACATGCACGACGATACGCGGGCTCTCGTCGCCCAAGCGTTTCCTCAGTGGTCTGCGCTAGAACTCAACCAACGCGTGGCCTTGCTTCCGAATTACTACCCGACGGATGGTGAACACGCTTCGTGGAAGCTCAGCAATGAGTTTCTGGACATTGGGTGCTTCGGTGCCATTCGTCCTCTCAAGAACCACATGACGCAGGCTGTGGCGGCATTGCGTATGGCCGCCAAGATGGGGAAGAGCCTTCGATTCCATATCAACGCGCGTATCGAATCTGTTGCCACTGATCCCATCTTGAAGAATCTGGTCCGCCTCTTCTCTCACTATCCGAAGCACGAGCTTGTGTGCCATCCATGGGTAGACCATGCGGCCTTCCGTGATCTGCTGAAACAGATGGACGTGGTGACTCAGGTGTCGTTCAGTGAAACGTTCAACATCGTTGCTGCTGACGCGGTGGTCCTTGGCGTGGCGACCATCACTTCGAGTGAGGTCACGTGGGCCAGCCGTTGTTTTTATGCTGACCCAACGGATTCACTGAACATCGCAGAGATGATGGAGAAAGCACACTACCTCAAGCGTAAGGCTGGAGTGTTCAATCCAAGTCTTCGCGGTCTTCGTCATTATAACAAAGATTCGGCCCACAACTGGATAACCTTCTTGCGCCAACACGGGTAAGCCTCGGGGTCCTCACTGCGTAAATAGACGGGTGAGGACCCTTTCTTTTGGAGCACCTATGAATCTCGTTCCTCGTAAGTCACGCGATCTAGTCGTGTCCGATGCGGCCGACACGCCCGAGCCAAGCCGAGAACTGAGCTTACGACTTGGTTCTAACGACTATCAGGTAGAGATCGTGCGTCGTGGAACTTTCTACGAAGGCTACGTGTCCCAACTCCAGCCGGGTGATGCGTTTCAGTTCATGGAAGGACCCGGCAAGGGCCGTTGGTTTGGGGTCATCAATCCGATCAAGATGCTGCCCGGCCTTCACACTCGTTATGGAGAGGAACCACCGCCGATCTTTCAATTCGATGGATTAGAGATCATGCAGGCAGCACCTACGATCGAACGTCGTGCGCAAGCACCAGCACTTCCGGCACCGGATGTTGACGACACGAAGCGATTGCCGACCACAAAGCGTCCAGCATTGCCTGCCCCAGGAGACATAGATGACGTGGACTTTACAGAAGAAGATCTATAGGCCGACAGGTGAACGTTATTCCTACGATCTGGCTACGCCAACGATCACGGGCTTCTTTGGCGACAATCGAGTCCTGAGCAACTTCTATCCACGAGAGCTCGTATTATACAACATACCGTTCAAGACAGCCGAACACGCGTATGTATGGCACAAGTCTAATGACCTTGCTTTTCGACGCATGGTCCTGGCCGCACGATCTCCCGTAGAAGCCAAACGCATAGGTCGTAAGGTTCAGCTACGTGCTGATTGGGAACAGGTCAAACTCCAGACGATGCGCATCGTTCTGGACGCCAAGTTTCGAGACCCTCAGCTACGCGATTTCCTGTTGAACACCGGTTTCCGTTATCTCGAAGAGCTCAACACGTGGGACGATCGTTATTGGGGCGTATGTGGAGGCCTTGGCAAGAACCATCTTGGACGCCAACTGATGGTCGTCAGGGAAAGCTACCGATAAATTTGATGGTAAACGCCCTTACTATGAGGACCCTATGAGCGCCATCACTTTGCGGGCTGCCACACGTCTCCACGCGCTTGAAACAAGCGAATGGTGGGACAACCTGCCTGTTGACCAGAAGAAGCAGTATCTCGAAGAACATCCGCACAGCAAATATGCGGACCAGACACTACACGAACACGAAGAACGCAAGGCCAAGGAAGGTCACAGTGAAGAACGGCCAGCTACGGCCATGACTCCTGGAAGTCCACAACGTCGCAAGATGGCCGAAGGGATTCGCAAGCATGCGCCAACCATCGCGAAGACGTTGCACCACACGTTTCCGAGGATCAGTAGTGCAGTGTCGGCCCTTCATCATCTGGCGACAGGCAAACCACTGGACCACAAGCACAAAGAAGTTCTGCACGAATTGGGTGGCATTGCGCTGAAGACCGCGGTGAGCAGCGCCCTAGGTCCTCACGCAGCAAAAGCGGTTGGTCAGGTGAGTGTGACCGCCGTTGCATACGGGATCGAGAAGTTCAAAGAACACAAAGAAAAGAAGAAGGGTGGTGACGATCTGGAGACCTTTGTCGAAGCAGTAGCTGACGGGGTCGAACACGCAGAAGTCGCTAAGGTGCCCAAGGAACACGCACAGCCTAAATCTTCGTACCGATCGGCCATCGGCCAGCATATCAAGAAGAGCGCCAGTCACATTGTATCAGTGATTGACCGCTCGTTCAAGGACATCAAACCGGCATCCCAGGGCTTAGCCGCGTTCGTTCAGCGCAAGCCGATGACCGATGAACAGCAGCACGCAATGAAGAACCTCGGGAAATTCGCGCTCGCTACCTCGATCGCCACATTACCGGGTGGACTGGCCGCACACTTGGCCGCAGGAGCCGGTGCCGCAGCGCTAACCCATGCCTACAAAGTAATCCGCTCCCATGAGGGCCACGGGTCGCTGGTCCATCGACTTGTGGAAGCTATTGGAGAGGGTCTGGAAGATGCAATCATCGAAGAAGGAGGCGGTGGTGAAGGACATCACGGCGGTCACGGATGACGGCCTTCATTTGAGTTTTTATACATAGGTGGTCTGATGAGCGCTTCTCACCAAGAAGTTGATGAAATCATTATCCTCGTTGATCTTGAGGATCCAATGACTTACGACACCGAGTTCCAGAATCGTATCCAATACGGAGGCTTCGTAAAGGATTGGTCGGAATTCACTGCTGATACTCGCGAAACCATTCGCAAGAATCAAGACGATGACGAGCTTACGAACAGCAAGTTCTTCATCGAGGTCTACACTGACCGACTTGCTGACTTTGTGCAGGCGGTCCTCTGTAACCATGATTGGCAGCGTGCCCTCATCTTCCGCGAAGAGCGTGTGATAGGCCCAGATCTTGACGAAGCTGCTGAGATGAGTGGCTCTGATCTGGAGGAATCCTGTACGATTCACCATTACTACGAGCTACAGACCATAGCCCGTATGCCGTTTGCCAGCCTCGACATCGATGAAGAAGACGAGGAAGACGAAGACGCTGACAGCGAAGAGGAGGAAGAAGTCGATACCAAGATGGCGGCGGAGTTCGACAAGTATCCGTCACTCTTTGTCTGTCGGAACAAGACTGTGCACTGACCGTGCCGTAAATAGAGGGCCTAAGGGAATCCTGGGCTCATACCAATGCAAACATCCCGCATTCGCAACGCCGTTCGTGCGTTGTGTCGAGAAGCCTCTGCTCGGCTTCGGCTCCAACCTATGGAGCTCTTACGCTTGCAGCGCGCAACGACTGTTACGCAGTTCATCGCCTGCTGCTTGCATCTTGAAGTGGAACGGTCAAAGAACAACCCCTTGCGTAAAGCCATTCGTGGTCTGAAGCGCAAGGGGTCGTTGCCCGTTTTCCAAAATGCTAATGATCCCCGTTGGTCCCTGCTGTACTTTATGATTCAGGACTTGCTACGCAACGACACAGCCAAGTTCTTTGACACACCGTCCGACGTCCAGACGGTAGGCAATCCATTGGAAGACCCACTTCAAGCATCTGAGTGGGTGGATCCCTTCAGTATAGATGCGATGATTGAGGGTGCCGCACCTAAGCCTATGGCTGCCCCGATTGATAGCGAAGATGACGAACACGATGCTGAACCTCTCGTCGATCACCTAGCTTTATTCGGAACCCTACCTCCTACGCGCGTGCATGTGCCGGCTGAACGGCCGTCAATCAACTGGAATACTCAGCAGGATCGCGCGTTCAAGGCCGTTTTTACATGGCTCAAAAGCTCAAATCGTAAGCCAGTGTTCCGTCTCTTTGGTTATGCCGGGACGGGCAAGACGACGATGGCCAAGGAGATCGCGTGGAACGTTGAGCACGGTGAAAGCGGTCTCTCGGCTGGCGATGTTATGTTCGCAGCCTTCACCGGTAAAGCCGCGTCGGTCCTCCGGTCAAAGGGATGCCTTGGAGCACAGACAATCCACAGCTTGATCTACCGTCCGCTTATCGACCCGGTGACCGGTGTCTTGATTGGGACAAAGATCAATGACGAGTCACCACTCAAATACGCGAAGCTGCTGATCGTCGACGAAGTGTCTATGGTCAACGAAGAGATGGCCCGCGACCTCATGTCGTTTGGTGTTCCTATTCTGGTTCTTGGCGACCCCGGACAGTTGGATCCTATCAAGGGCGAGGGCTATTTCACTCAGGCTCGACCCGATGTTATGCTGACCAAGGTCGAACGTCAAGCCGCCGAGAGCCCAATCATCTGGCTAGCGACCCGTGTACGTCTGAAGAAGAGCTTGAGCGTTGGCAACTATGGCACGTCACGAGTCACACGCAAGGACATCACTGATACGCACATCGAGTGGGCGGACATGATACTGACGGGCATGCGCAACACACGCGCGGCCTATAACAGACGTGTTCGTCGTGTCAATGGTTTGTACGACATTGACACACAGTTCCCGGTCAAAGGCGACACCTTAATGTGCTTAAGGAACAACAAGAACAACGGGTTGCTCAACGGAACACTGTGGACCGCGTCTCAGCCAGAGCTCAAGACTATCCAACGCCTGAAGGACTTCAAGCGGCCGCTCCTAGGATACGAACCGACCAATATCGAGGGTCTGCATTTCCGTGCACGATCCAACGATATCTTCGATGCTGACGGACAACCTCTCATAGTCAATACGGTGTGCTCGACCCATCATTTCGATGAATCGTTGCCAGAGCCTAATTGGCGTGAGATTGCGGGCACCGACGAATGGGGGTTTGGCTACGCGTCAACGACACACAAAGCTCAGGGCAGTCAGTGGGCGAAAGGTATCGTCATTGATGAGTCGTTCGTTTTCAGTGATCAGGCAGAGAAACATCTGTACACGGCTATCACCCGTTTTGCCGACGCGGTGCGTATCAAGCGTTCCTAGGAGAACACGATGGACAGCAAAAGTTGGATTGGAGTCGATTTCGACGGCACCCTCGCTCACTATGATCGATGGCGCGGACCTACCCATTTAGGCAAGCCCATTCCTAAGATGGTCAAGCTCGTACAGCAGATGCTTGCCAAGGGCAAGACGGTCAAAATCTTTACGTCTCGTGTTGCTGAGGGAGAGGGCCGTGATCCTGAACTGAGTCGGCGTCTTATCGGTGATTGGACCGAGAAGCATGTTGGTCAGCGCCTTGAAGTGACCAACATCAAGGACCCTCACATGATCGAATGCTATGACGATCGAGCCATCCAGGTGTTGACCAATACTGGTCGACGCGTTGTCTTAAAGAACAAGGAGTGACCATGCTTAACGAAACGTACGAACTCGTACCGAGTGAGGAAGGACTGGCTTTGTTCAGGGCTATAGTGCCTGATGCTGACTTCTATCTGCGAGTGGCCCACACGGGTACGCATCATCTGAATCCATATCACAATCTTACGCATGAGCTCGCTACGTGCTATTGGGCCTATTCGTGTTATGTGAACAGTCATTCGGATTCACGTTCAGTGCCGTTGACTTCGGATATCTCGACAGAAGCTCGTGTTATTCTGATAGCCTCGCTGTTCCACGATCACAATCATAGTGGTGGCCGCCTGACCGACGATCAGAACGTGAAACGAGCTCAGCATTTTGTACACTACACCATAGGTCAGGAGCGAGTGACATCCGATATGGGTGGATTTGGCTTCTCAACTCTTAAAGATGCGATCTCGTGCACGCGATTTGTCGACGGCCGTTTTCCTGAAGAGCCTACTTCGTTGGAAGCCAAGTGTCTGCGAGATGCTGACTTGATGAGCATCTACTCGAACGAGGGCCGTCACCTGCTGCTCGGCCTACTCCAAGAGCTTGGCTGGACTCGTGATACTTTGGCTGACGTGGCAATCATTATGGAACGACAGACCAAATTCCTGACCGAAGCCAAGATGTACACGTCGTTCGGCACATTCATGAAGGACCATTATCTGAAGGACGCGCTTGATGCCTTTGCGTACTTACTTCGGTCGCAGTTGAAGACCGACAGTCGACCGTGGCCCACGCCGGGTCTCATAATGACCAACGCAGGTGCCAAGATGATGGCCGACGCGGCAAGCGCTGCGTCCAACCCTCAAGACGGTAAATAAGGGGGCTACCCTTAAGAGGTTCATATGCTTGACGCTGTCTTTCAATTCGATCCCGAGCACGAAGTGTTCGAGAAACGCGAGCCCTACAAGCTCGTGCTCAAACGCTGTAGTGATTGGCAGCGGGCCGGTCGCCGTGTGATGATCATCATGCAGACGGTGGACGCCCGTGACCTCACCGCTGGTGAGATCATGGGTGACAAGGGCACCGATCAGGTGGTCCAGAACGCGATACGGTATAGTCGTAAGATCGCTGGCCGCTATGCTAAGAAGGGGGTTCCCGCCGCATCCTACGCGGTGGTCAACTTCAATGCGGCCAAGCACTTACATCTGGCGAAGATACAGCGCCGTGAGATGGAGCAGGTGTTCGCATGGCGTATTCGGAAGATGATCGCCAAGCTGAAGCCCACTCATATACTGGTCAGTGGCGACGAAGCAATGCACGCTCTGTTCCCAAAGATCGACCACCCACAGTTCAAGCGTGGATGGATCCACACCATGAAGTCCAAGGCGGGACCTATCAAGGTTACGAACACCCTGGACTTCTATCGTTTGCTGGAAAAAGATGGGGCTAAGGCCAATCTCCTTGGCTTCTGGTGTCGTCACTTGGCATGGCTCATGCTGGGGGCCAACCCGCATGATCTGTCACATATCAAGGCGGAGCCCCGCTACATCAATACGATCGAGAAGTTCGATATGCTGATGCGCCGCTTTGATGCGGCTGAACGCGTCGCGGTCGATACCGAAACGAAAAATCTGTCGGTCTTGCACAACAAGATCTACACGATGCAGTTCTGTATGAACCAGAATGAGAGTGCAGGCTACGTTCTGCCCATTGACCATCCACTGGCCCATTGGAAAAAGAGCGAACGCCTGTACATCAAACGTGAGCTACGGAAACGCTATTCGGCCAAGAAGGGGCCGATGCTCATAACCTTCAACGGCATGTTCGATCTGCGGATCATACGCCAACAGTTGAAGATCCCCTTCATGTGGCTCAAGGTGTGGGAGATTACGTTCGGTGAGCATGATCTGGACGAGAACTACACGGCGCTCAATAGCGTGTGCTTCATGGAGGACACTCAGCTAGGTGGCCCTTCTAAGTTCGGTGGCCTGCGCCCCATCTACTGTTCGTACGGCAACGACTTCTACATGACGGCCGAATTCGGTAAGGAAGACCGAAACACGTCAGGAACTGTCCAGCCGAACAACCGTGGGTTCCTCATGTACGGTGCGACTGACGTCGTGTCGATCATGCACATATACCACGAGCAGATTCGTCGTGCGTCCTATATGTCGATTGGGGACCACAACTATAAGCCGTTCTTTGTCCGTCACATGATCAACCAGATGTCGGACGCGGCTCATCAGTTGTCGCACATGGCTCAGGACGGATCGTTAGTCGATCGTCCATACGTACGGTCTCTGCTTGGGTCTGAGTCACCTCTGCGTGTAGAATTGAAGAAGGCTCTAGGCGCGCTGTCGATTCACAAGGAAGTGAAGCAGGCCAACGCTGAACTCCTCCAGGAATCTGGATTCAAAGCCAAGTCGCTATTTGCCCGTCGCGGTCAAGCCAGGACCACGGCTAGTTGGACCTTCAACTTCAACAAGACCGAGCACAAGCGTAAGCTCTTCTTCGATGTTCTTGGACTGGAAGCTGTGACCCAGACAAAGAAGGGGGCTGATGCCATCGACAAGAAGTTCATTGCCCATCACAAGGATCGGAACAAGATCGTTAGCCTTTATGGTGAATACCAACAGGCGACCAAACTCCTGTCCACCTATGTGAAGGGTTGGTACAAGAAGCTGACGTCCAAGCTTGACGAAGCCACGGATTCGTTCTTGCGTGCATCGTATGGTATTGTTGATACCGGGCGTCTTAAGTCGTACGATCCGAACCTTCAGCAGATCCCATCACGTGGTCGCTTGGTGAAGATCATCAAGAGTATGTTCCCGGCACCACGGGGCAAGTTATTGATCCGCTTCGACTATTCGGCACACGAAGTCCGTATCTGGTCGATCGTCAGTGGAGACAAGGTGCTGGCCGAATCGTTCCGAGCCGGCCAGAAGCTAAGACAGGCGTTCATCAAGGATCCCTCTGACGAGAACCGCAAGGCCATCAAAGAGAAGGGCGACATTCACATCTTGAACGTCTTGCGCTTCTTTGGCAAGCTGGTGGACAAGGACCATCCGCTGCGTGACGCGGTTAAAAAGGTTGTGTTCGGGGTCCTGTATGGTAAGGGTGCAGAGACGCTTGGTATCGACACGAAGGAAGGCGATCTGACTGCGTTGAAATCCAAGATTGGTGCCCTGTATGAAGAGTCACTGGTGACCAAGGACAATCGACGTCTTGTCGAAATCAACAAGGCTTTGGAGGAACTGGATTTCAAGCTGACGAAGCTAATGGACGAAGACCGCACGGACTACGCTCAGGACATCGTCAACAAGATGTTCCAAGAGTTCAAGGCTGGCGCGCGCTGGACCGAGAAGATGCAACGCATGGCCGAACAAGAGTTCCAGGTCTATGCACCGAATGGTCGTATCCGTCACTTGTTTGCCGCGATGACGGGTGATCGCAAGATCGTTGCCCGTCAGGTTCGTCGTGGATCGAATGCGCCAGTTCAGGGCTTTGCCTCGGAGATCGGCATCAAGGCAGCGCATCGAATCATGGACACGTACTACCGCAACTTGAAGATCTTCAAGCAGAAGCTGGGGATCAACAAGTCGGATTGGGACATGCGAGTGCTGTTCAACCGTCAGGTCCACGATGCACTGTACTACAGCGTGCCTTACGAGATGGTGGTGCCCTTCATCCATATCCTGCTTCACGAAGCTACGTATGGTGTGACCCAAGCCTACCAGAAGGAGTTCAACATCAAGTTCACCGTCGAGCCCGAGATCGAAATGGAATTCGGTATGCGCGACGACAAGAGCCGGAAGTGGGACTTCGCAATGCCTAGTGCGATCAACATAATCAAGCAGGCAGTTGCTGATGGTGACGAGCTTGGCCTTCTCGATGGCTCACAGTCGGAAGTCTTGGCCAAGATCTTCAAGCCGTGGCGTTCCAAGTCTATGCGTGCATCACTGCAAGACCAATGGCCGTTGCTTGGCGTCCGTAACCTAGATCGTCAGATTGCTGACGCAGTGAAAGACTGCACGAAACCGTACGTCAAGCCTGAAGAGCCGCCGAAAGAAGCCCAGAAGGCAGCGACGCCGGATGTGAAAGCTAAGGCCAAAATCAAGGAGACCGCCTGATGGTCATGCTGTTGCAGTGTCGTCAAGATCGTATGTCCCATCGGCCTGAGGTGTGTCAAACCATTCTCGTATCCTATGTGACGGCCCTCACCCTGCCTGAGGCGCTACGGCGTCTCAGACAGTGGGAGACGGCGCACGATCAGCTCAAGAACGGCTGTCGTGTTTTCAACTACCTACTGATGGTGTCTAATCTCGGGGCCTTAACCATCAGCATCGAAGAGTTCGCATCATTATCTCGGGCGTCGTACATCGAAACGCTGCCACAGACATCTGAAGAATTCGAATAAGGAGCAAGCCACACAATGCAGGATAGTCCGCGTTTCATCATTGATTTGGTGGCGGACCTCGAATGGCAAATCTTTGATGTCGAAGCGCAGGGCACTCCGACTGTCTATTTGATGTATGTGATACCGGTCGCGTGCCCACCTTTCAACTATCAATTGATCTTGACGGTTTTCGATGGTGCGGCCGCCGCGGAAACCACAGTGCCTGAACTGCACGATGAACTGTGGTCGGTCCATTTTTATTCTGGTTCCGGCCCAGAGCAGTTCATGGACGAAGTATTCGACGTGATGTTCAATTACCTCGAAGACATCGCTCATCCACTGGAATTTGCGCTCGCATTTGGCGGGCTTGTCAAGAACAAAAGAGTAGTCAGCGCCCGGATGTCTGACACTCATTAGCAGTATCCAAACCCATCGAGGTTCCTACATGTCCACCGAAGAGCTCTCACATGTCTATGGGTCGCTCGTAATCTCTGCTCAGAGTTCGGTCGATCCATTACCAGTCTTTAGTCACCCGAAGACTCGAACGGGCGACCACTCCGGGACTACCAATCACAGTCGCTTGTTCAACACTGTGTTCTGGACGCTGGTCATTGGTCCTGATTCTGCTACCGACGTGGTAGCCCTTCCACAACGTGGTAAGTATTTGACAGTCGACACAGTCAGTGATTCTGGTGATCTGAGCGATTGTGTGAATCAAGAACTCGCTAAGCGGTTGTCTGTTATTGACGTGCAGTTCCGCGGTGGTCGTCAGTTGTACAAGGTCTATCACATGATGAACGATGTGAAACTTGCACTTGACGCTGAATTCGTCACCGTGATCAACAACGAAGCTGAGCACTCGTCGTTCAACATCCTGAGCACTGGCTTTTTGGTCGAGCTCTATGGTATATACGATGTAGTAAATAACTCAGTTCAGCTTGCGTGGTCGACTGACGAAGACTTTGTGGCGCGCTGCCGTAAGGTCGATCCCACGCGGTATGTCTTCTATCGGTATCCACCCGTGCTTGACCGACCGCTGTTCATCTACACCCAGTACCTAGTATCGAAGTGGTGGAAGTGGTCACGAATGTACAATGGACGAGACGGATTACTTCGCGCCTTCAACGCGCTGGAAGTCTTCCTCTACAAAGATCCAACAATAATGATAGACGCGCGCAACGCCGTAACTGCGAACGTCACCGTAACTGAGCCAACCAATAGTGATTCTGATGTGAGTTAGTTATGAACGATCCACTCTTGCGAGCAAATCGATCTGATTTCATTCGGAATCAGTTGGCGATGTTCTCCGGAGTAAAGCGTGAACAAGGCAATCGTCTGTTCATACTGTGCCCATTCCACTCAGAGAAAACTCCCAGCGGAAAGATTGACCGCAAGACTGGTCACTTCTGGTGCTTCGGATGCGGAGCCAACGTTAGCTGGGACGATCTCGCGACGAAAATTGGGTTACAGCCGTTCAAACGGGGGAAGCCGAAGGAAGAAGAGTCCATGAATCTCTTCATGGACAAAGCACTAGGCGCACTAACTGAGGACGCGCGTTACGAGCGGGGACGCTTCAAGTTCTGGCCTATACCGAAGGGTAAGCGCTGGCGTACGATCCCCACCGAAACGTTGATCAAGCTCGGTGGTCGTATGTGTTTCAAGTGGAGCGAAGAATATCAGCGATGGGGAAAGACCAAGTTCATCTACTTGCCCGTAAAGATCAACGGTGAGAAGCACGGGTATTTCCTCGCCCGTCTAAAGAAGCATCCTGATTACCCGTCGTACATGCAGGCCAAGGCTGTTGGCGAAAGTCATTGGGTATTGACTCATGGCCTCTGGCCGTTCGACATGGCGATCAAGCTAATGCGTCGCCTTGGATCGGACACCGTTGTATTGGTCGAAGGTCAGCGTGATGCCCTACGTTTGATCCTTAGTGGAATTCCTGCCATCTGTATCTTTGGCACGCAATCGTGGTCTGATTCAAAGGCCAAGCTATTGGAAATTGCTGGAGTTCGTCAAGTGATCTTACTGATGGACGGCGATTGTGCCGGACGCGAAGCTACGATAAAGATCGCGCCCAAAGCTCGTCGTCTCCTGAAAGTCAAGGTCCTCAAACTATGGAGCATGCCCGGCAGCCCGTGGCTTGATTTCGCGAAGTATCGCGAGCCGAGTAAGATGGCGAAAAAACGTGGGGTCTCTTTGTGGGACCCTGGGAACATGCCACAAACTATCGTGGACAAAATCAAAGCGAAGTACTTTTCTTAGTAGGGGTCACATCATGGCAATTCTCCTTCGTCCACTTATCAAGTACGGACTCATCGCTCTTGCTGTGCTGGCCGTCTTGTTCGGCACCTACATGATGGGCCGGTCCAATGGTCACACGGCTGGTTATCAGGAAGCGTGGGCCAAGCAGCAGACAACCATTCAAGCGATGGTCGACAAGGAGAACGCACAGACCAGTGCGCAAAACGCCAAGATTTCGAAGCTGGAGCAAACTTCGTCACAGGTTACACAAGCGGCCGAAGTGCAGACTCAACAGCAGATCGTGACTGTGACGAAGGTGGTCACCAAGTACGTACACGACAATCCGAAAGTAGCCGCTTCATGTGGATGGGATCCGGCAACTGTTCAGGCTATCAACGGAGTGTTGGATAGTCAGAATCAATCGACAACCATCCAGAGTTCAACCAAACAAACCACACACGGAGTCCAAAATGAAGTCCAGCCTCGTATCGTCCGTACTCATTTGCTTGTCGCTCCTGCTCTTCGGCTGCGCCACGCCTCCGGCTCCAGCACCGCTGCCCATCGTTCAACCGAAACAACAAGTGAACATCGATCCCAGAGCGTTGCGCAAGTGTCCGCCGCTGCCTCAACTGGCAGTAGCGTCTTACAGTCAGGCGCAGTCTTTGAATATCATAGCGGTGTACGCGACCCTGTACGGAGAGTGTCAGCGTCGGATGTCCAACTTGTCGGACCTGACGTCGGACGCCTTCAATCTGACTCATCAAGTGGATCCGGCACCACTACCTCAACTCACGCCTGACGTCAAGCCCGACGAATATCTGAACTCCTTGCCACTTAGTAAATAAGTAGGCAACCGCCAAGTCGGTCGGTCGATCTCCCAACCAACCTAGGATCCACTTTCAAATGAGCAAGAACGAAGAACTCGATGTAACCGATTTCTTGACCGAAGGCAGCGTTTGGCAGCGTAAGAAAGGCAAGCGCAAGGGCCAAGAAGTGAAACTGCTTCATCTCACCAACTTGCCGCTGATCGAAACGGCCGCAGCCGAAGAGCATCCGGTGCGCGTCGTCTACGCCAACGAGAAGGGCGACGTACACGACCGCACGGTCGACGACTTCTGCGAAGTCTACCGTTTCCATCATGTGGACGGTAAGCTCGAGGCGCGTCTCAATGCGTTGTTGGCCTTTGACGAGCCGGAAGACGACGAGGAAGAGGAAGACGAGGAAGAAGACGACGGCGATTCGGATGGCAGCGACGCGATCGATGCTGCGTTCGGTGGCGCGACCTTGCCAACCGCATCGGCCCAAGAAGTCACAGCAAAGCGTGGCACGTTCGCGGACACGTTGCTCGACGACCTGAGCCGCAACGAGCCGGCACATTCGAACCTCGACCTCAAGTTCGTGCTTTCGGATATCGATGGATACGCGAAGCCCGCACTCACGTCGGCTGATCTCGAGCAAGCCCTCGTCAGCTACGTGCAAGAACCCGCGTGGTCGCATGGACTGTTGGCCCACCGACTGGTCTTCTGTCTCAACGACAAGGTAACGATCGCGTCATTGCGTGAAGTGTTCGAACCTTCGGGCGCAATCGATACGGTCGCATCGTTCAGCGGCGTGGTCGCTGGTGAAGAGATCGAAGTTCCGTGGACCACCTGGATCGGCGTCTTCCCGGAAGTGTTCCATGGTGCGCACTACGCTGCGGTCCACGTCGGAACCGAATACGTGGCGAACATCGCCGGAGCCGAAGATGAAACGCCGGAAGAAGACGACGCGACGGATGCTACGCCTGCAAGTTCGGCAACGACCGAAGCAAGCCCGACGCCTGCGGAACCGGTCGCTGTTCAGCAGCCGGAGGCGGTCAGCGCAGCGCCGGAACCCGTCGTGGTGCCTAATGCGCCCGCGCCGACTGTTGCTCAATCGCCGGTCCCGGTCCCGGCTCAGGCTGAAGTTGCACCTGCTGCGCCAGCGGCTCCAAGCGTGACGCAGTAACAAGAAGACGTTCTACGAAGACCCGACCTGGAATTCCCTTCTCGGTCGGGTTTTTGTGGATTCATACACGAAATTCTACCTTAGACGGAAATAGAATGAGCCTCAAGATCTCAGCCGGGGACTACGGCATAGCGAAGATGGGTGCCGAAGACGGAAAGGGTAAGACCTTTCTGTTCAAGGCTACTGCGGTTCACAACGGAATCGTGACTGGTATCCTAACCAAAGACTCGCACATACGGCGGGATCGTGAGCCTATCGAAGTCCGCACCAAAGACCTGTTGGCGGTTCTGGGTGACGATCCGTTTCCAGGAAAGAGTTTCGGCTGCGATACGTCCATGATCTATCGTGGCCGCAAGACTCATGACGTCTGGGGTCCAATCTATTGGTTCTACAAGCCCGAAAAAGAAACGGGGCGTGCTGTAATGGCGGCCTTCGATAAGACGGCTAAGGTCATCACGCGACATGGGTTGGACTTCGCAATCGATCCGTCGACTTGCGTGTGGGAGATCGTGGTCTTCAACGGCGAGAAGTATGCTGGCATGTACAAACCCTCGCGGAACCCGGACAAGGTTCCACATCGGTTTCATATTCGCCCCGAGATCATGCAGGCACCAGAATACCCGTATGTGATCTACCATGAATTCGGTCACCATATCCACAATGGGTTTGTCACCAGTCGGAAGCTGAACGCTGCGTGGGTCAGGCTTTACAATACGAGCATTCGCGTCAAGTCCATACCCAAGGACAAGTCGTTGGAACTGTTGGACGGCCTTCTCTCGTCGCCAGAAAATCGGCCGTCGGACTATAAGTCCAATTTGAGTGAAGACGACGAATTGGTCTACAAGCTGATTCTCAGGCATATCAGCCGTGACTACAGTTTGTCGCCACGCGAGCTCGACTTGCTGTTCGAGGCCGAGTACTATGACGACATCCGCAATGTGTGGCCCACACGCGGTGTCTCGCGCAAGGACTTGGCACCAATCGTCACCGAGTACGCGACCAAGAACGTCAAGGAACTGTTCGCCGAAGCCTTCGCCTTCCATATGGTGGGCAAGAAGCTGCCCAAGGACGTGCAGGCCCTGCTCGAGAAATCGTTGTCATACGCCAAGGCTAATCATGAGAAGAGGTAATCATGCGCGAAATTGTTCCTGGAGTGTGGTCGACAGTTCCACACGGAGGTACAGTGCTCCTAGAGAAAGGCGATATTGTACCTCTGAAGAAGTCCACGGCCACCAGCCTGTCTGAGGAAGATATGAAGTATATCTTCTCAGCACCAACAGTGGAAGAGGGCGCGCGACGTATGTGTGAGATAGAAGATCGAATTTGGTTGGAATTGGTTTTATCTGCGATAGCACCGGATGAATCCAAATGAAGATGCCGCCCCTACGCAAGCCCGGGACCCTTAGGGCGATCGACGCGCTCTACATAGAAGCTGCTCCAGATGATGAGCAACGCCAACAGCGAATACGGGACGTCAACGAACGTCTTGCACTTGAACTCTACTTCAATACCACGGATCTGCAATGTATAGAATCGATGCTCAGGGACGAGTGATCGTTGACTATTGGCCGCCCTTCCGTCGTGCAGTAGAAGCGGCTATGAAAGACCTCAAGATCGAGATGGAGCCCGGAGGCGTTCCACAGAATGTGTGGAACATAGGGGTCGCCACTGCAGTCCAATATCTGGAGCAGCAGCGGCCTAAGTGTTTCGAGTGTACAGTCCCACTCCACGGCAATGACATTCGATGTCTCGACTGTCGCATGGTCTTTTGTCCCGGATGCGCTGCCCGCCATTTCTGGCCCAATGGGAGGCCCGAGAATGTTCGTTAGCTCGCCTACATACCTGACGTGCCCGCGCTGCTACGTGATAATTCAGGTGTCGGGCTGCTCTCATTCGTGTACGTCTACCGCTGGATACTTCAATCAGGTGACGACGGCCACTCTATCAATTCCTACGTCGCCGCGTAATAGAGAGGGCACCGGTCGGCCTAAGAACAAGCCCTACTATCGCGCGTTCGAGAAACAGCGTCCGCCAAAGAGGATCCGAAAGTAATGCCTACCATTACCCATGAAGATCTTGAGAGTGATGATCCTTTCACGATCGACTTTATGGAGCAAATCCTGGTCGAAGAGGATCGCCGTTTCTTTGAATCGTTACCCGATGTCATTGCGGCGGCCGCGCGCCGTCGTCGTCTGAAGGCCAATCGCCGCAAGAAGCAGGCTCGTGCTCGCACTGGACGGAGAACCAAATGAAGTTACTGACCAAGCCCGGCACTGCGACTGAAACAGTGACCATAGGTGGGACTACGACTGAAACAGTGACCAGAGTCAATATCCTAGGACTCCTAGGTGGTGGCCCCTTGTTTGTCCGAAAAGAAGTAGTCCGGCACTCACCTTCGTATAGTTTTGCTGGACGAACGACAGTTTCTCCAGTGGTTATCGATTTTGAGAACAGTGAGATCCCGGTTGTAGAACCACCTTCCTCGTGGTCGTCTGAGTATCGGAATACTGTCGACTATGACTTGGACTTCGATGGTGTAGTCTATCGTCTGATCAACGTGATACCAATCGAATCGCTAGATCAGAATATCTGGCGCTGTTCGATCGACCGTTTCGAGATCAATCCATGAAGCAACACTACAGAGCGAAAGATTTCCCGTTGGATCAGCCGCGATCAAACTTCACCACGATAGCCGACTTCATGTCGGCTGTTGTTGATGTTCCGCACGTATTGATCGACCGGCTGACCTATGCGTGTCTGGCCAACGAATTCGAGACGGTGCAGGATCATGTACGACTGGCGTCGTCACGTGCGCGCCAGTGTGGATTCCTGTGCTACTTGGGACCGGCCCTGATCTTCACTGATGCATTCCTAGCGCCAGAGCAGCGTTGGATCAACCAAGAACCTTGGGACGATAACGGGCGACCGCAGTACATCAAGGTCGCTGTGCCCAAACCTTTCATCCCATTCACGGAGGTCTGTACCCATGACAACCCTGGAATCCAAATTCATCGATAAGCTGGAACGCTTCGCCAACGACGGGCGCACCGTCTGTGTCAACTCAGAGATCCTCAAGGGGCTCATCAGTTACGTTCGGCTCCTGGAGAAAGTCTCCTGGCATGCCGATGAAGCAAGTCCGATCGTGGCGCAGACTTGTCCAGGCAAAAGTCAGTCACTCAACGACAAGATTGCACAAGCCATTGCAGAAGCCAAGCACGTAAATAACCTGTGTACCACTTTCCTTAAGGATTGAACTATGATCGACCATCCGTGCCCCGAAACACGTTCACGCGTGCTCCTCATCCAAGGTTTGCCCGGTTCCGGGAAGACGACGTTGGCCCGTCACATCAAAGAGCGCCTCAATGCAGTCCACATCAACGCGGACTGGGCACGCACGACCATCACGTCACACTTGGGTTTCAAGTTCGAGGACCGCGTGAAACAGGCAACGGCGCTTGGTCAGATGGCACGATTGATCCAGGACAACGGCCAGTGGGTGATCGTCGACTTCGTATGCCCATTGCCTCAAACGCGTCACGCCTTCATGTATCACTTCCTCAAGCGCAGTGACGTATTCAGCGTATGGATGGACACCATCAAAGAGGGTCGCTTCGAAGATACGAACAAGATGTACAAGAAGCCGGCCGAGGATGCATATGACTATCGGGTCTTGAACTATCTCGATGATGACATGTTCAACCGCGTGGCTGACGAGATCGTGACCCAAGTGACGGCAGGCCACGCCACGTTCTACATCCGCTACAACACGCTGTCCGACGGCAAGTCCAAGCAGTGGCGTGTGATCCGGGCCTTGACCGGCGAAGAAACGCTGTGTGATTCATTCGATCTTCGCGGCCATATGGTTCCCGCGATGACCATCGAACACGACGTGCGCAAATGGAATGTGGGAGTCACTGGCTTCGGCGCCTTCCTTACCAAAGAAGACGGCACAGTCCAATTCGTTCTCAAGTATTGAGGCCCTCATGCTAGGTTATGATTTGATCGTTGTCGGCGCTGGTATGACGGGTGCTACCTTCGCGCGTGTAAAGGCCGAGCAGTACCATGCGCGGGTGCTGGTCATCGATCAGCGTCGTCATATCGGCGGCAACTGTTACGACCGCTATGAGCGTGGCTTTGGTTTGGTCCACATGTATGGTCCTCATCTATTCCATACGAATAGTGAGAAGATTGTGAACTTCCTTTCGCGATTCACTGACTGGGTGCCGTACGAGCATCGTGTCCAGGTCGAGGTTCATGGCGAACGCCACCCCATGCCGGTCAACATGGAAACCATTGAGCGCCTGTTCCCTTCTCACATCGCGGACTCGATGCTCGCCACCTTGACTGAAGTCTGTAACGTGGGTGACACCTTGTCGCTCATGGAGCTTAAACAGATGACCGAGCAGTTCAGCAATCTGGTGCCGCTGTACCAGATCGTATTCGAGAAGATCTTCCGACCGTATTCAGAGAAGCAGTGGGGGACGTCGATCGACCGCGTGGACGAAACGGTTTTGAAGCGAGTGCCTTTACGTCTCAGCTACGACAGCCGCTACTTCACTGATCGGTTCCAAGCTCTTCCTGGGGAAGGTTATACTGAGATGTTCAGCAACATGCTGGATCATCCGAATATCCATGTAATGACCGGCACTCCTTGGTCAGCTATCGAGCGCTTCTGGTCACCGCAGGATACACAGGTCTTCTGGACTGGATCAATCGACCAACTGCTGGACTACAAGTTCGGCCCACTGCCCTACAGATCACTGACTTTCAGTCATGTGTCAGGCCCTGCACTCCCCGTAGGGACTGTCAACATGCCGATGGACGTACACTATACGCGGGTCACTGACCAGTCGTTCATCAATACGCATCCAGTGCGAGACACGCATCTGCTGACCTACGAAACGCCGATGGACTACGATCACACGAATCCTGATCACGTGCCGTACTATCCAGTGGCTGCGGGCAAACACCGATACGAACAGTACGTGGCAGAAGCCGAGGCTGGCGATCTGCCATATATCTTTGGTGGCCGACTTGGGTCCTTCCAGTATTTGAATATGGACCAAGCGTGTGCTCAGGCCCTCAACCTCGCAGGATATAAAGAATGATCATCAGTCAGCGTTCCAAGTTCGTCTTCATTCATAATCCCAAGGTGGCAGGCACGTCGATCCGCACGGCCATCGGAGACCGTCACGACTGGTCAACTCATTTCTGGCATCAGGGCTGGTCCGAAGAGGCGCAGCGAGTTGTCGACTTGGCGCACATACCCTATCGTGATCTGCCCGACGATGTTAAGAGCATTATCAGTCAGTCGTTTACCTTCGGCTTCGTCCGCGATCCGATGTCTCGCTTCTGGGCGTCGCTTGCTGAATTCCGTCGTCAGCATGCAGATTGGGAAGAACTGGCCAGAATGCCGGCCGAAGGCTTACTGAATCACGTGTTGACCCCGGCTGCCATTCGTCACGACTGGCGATTCACCCACTTCTGTCCACAACACGCGTTCTTCTACGATGGGCGAAAGTGCGTGGCCGACTTCGTGGGACACCACGAAACATTTGCTCGTGATTGGGCACGCATCCAAGTGATGATCGGCACTGATTTCAAACCGTTGGACAATGCCCGCCATCGTGGGACCACTGATGATGAGCCGTTGACCAAGCAGGGGTTCGCTAAGTTCCTCAATCTATACGCGATGGACTACGCGCTGTTTGGCTACGATATCCCGGCAGAGCCCAACTTGGATGACGGATATCCTGAGTCAACGCATTGGTCCCGTGTCGAATCCATCCATACGCCATACTTACAGGTCAATGCGGAGCTTGAAGCGCTGATGACCGAAGGGGAGCGTGCGGCCTATAAACAGAAGCTCAAATCCACGCTATGAAGATCCTGTTCACACTGTTCGAAATCCAAGACTTCGGTGGCATAGCCGCCGATCTTGTATTCAAGAAGAAAGGTCTCGAGGAAGCAGGGCACGAAGTGGACATCGTGTATCTCCGCCATTCGGACAAGCCCAACTACGTGCGACGCGTGGTCGGTGCCGGTCGTCAGGGTAATTACGACATCGGCGGCGGGATCACGGTCAATACCCTGTCCGGCTTCTACGGGGTTCCTGTCATGTCCTATGCGTCCAAGCGACTGATGCGCAAATGGTGGGCCTTCGCCGATCGCTATGACATGGTGATCCACGAAATCCCGGGACCAAATCCTGCGAAGACTGGGGCTATCGATGTTAAGGGCTACTGGCGACAGGTGTACGATGTCGAGACACCGCAGATTATCTCAGCCCATGACGCGCATTTCCGTGACATGTATCCACACCTGATCGAAGTAGCTGACAAGGTACGTGGTATCTCATGCACGAATCCGGCCGGCTATGTGGCCCTCGAATGGTTCCCGGGTCCACGCGCGTTTATCGGTGCGCCGCATCCAGTCCTCAACTGGAAGAAGCTCCCCGCATGGGAGGACCGTGACCCGAATGCCGTATGTGCCCACGTATGGAAAGCGTGGAAGCACATGGATCAGGCAGTACGCAGTGCCCGTTATCTTGAAGACGCGAACCTGATCATGGCCGGTGATGGGATCGAACGTCGCTACATGACTTCGGTCGATAAGTGCAAGCCCAAGTACAAGGGTGTATGGGCACGAGCCGAGCGGGCAGGCATGGACTACAAGGGGATGTTGACCCCGAGTCAGCTGTCGAAGGTGTATCGCAACGCCAGAGTCATGGTCGATTGCAGTTGGAGCGCCAAGTTCGCGAAGCTGAACAATCACTTCAACCGGTCTATCATCGAGGGGTACAACCATGGATGCGTCCCAATATGTGTCGACATCAACATGGCTGAACCCGGTATGCAGGTCCAGATGTTCCAGAAGGGGAAGACTCACTTCGAGATAGCGCACGATGCGACACCGCGTCAACTCGCTGAACTGATTGATCATGTGGTGAACCTGCCACCAGAGAAGGCTGCGGCGATGGTCAAGCGTGGCCGTCGCATCCTCCTCGACTACTTCGACTATCGCAAGACCAGTCTCGAGTATATCAAGCTTGCGAAGGGAAAGGCAGCCGGCGTCTATCCGAAGCTCGAAGTAGGGAAGACCAACAAGACGATCAAGCGTAATGTCGAGCGCTTCATGACCAAGGTCGATCGTCAGATTGCCAAGCGTGATCGCAAAGCCGCTGAGCAGGAGGAATGATGAAGGACTATTTCAGTCCCCTTGGTGTTAAATACGAGGCGTCCAATCATCAAGTGTGGCCCTCGCTTCCTATCTGTCAGTATCTCGTTGGCACTCCCTGGAATGATACGGCACTGGCTGCCGTTTCATCAACACGCCCGTCGTCGATCCGTGTTGTGCGTCACGACGGGGAGATCAAGGACAATGGCAGCATGTGGCGAGTTACGGTTTTTCTCGACCACCTAGGCTTAATCTCCAACGTTGAACAGGAAGTAGTGGTCGATGCGCCTGAAGGTGTAGTAAACGGCCATGAGTTCTGTCGCCGTCTCGAAAAATATCCACACTGGCCCGCTGATTCGTTCTAGGAGTTGATCATGGGATTCGAAGTCGTTCATCATGGAAAAGATTCACCAGAAGAAGTGCGACGCAAGCGTATCGCCAATCACATGTCGTATTGCACGCACTATCGACCGAAGGGGCTGAGCATCGCCACCGCTTGTCAAGTCGGATGCAATGCGCTGAAGGGTCCCTGTATCGACGGTCATACGCTACCAGACGTGCTGGACCGGTGCCCCAAGTGGGAACGCCGTTCACTGGCCGAAGCCGAAGCACGGGCAGACGAGCTCGAACGTGCGTTCGATCGCATGGAGAAGGTGGCACCTGTCATCAATGAATGGCGGTCCAAGCCCCCGATCGGAAAGGACGGAACTGTCGATTGCCCGATATGTGGTGGCCAACTGTTCCTCAGCCAATCGGCGCGCAACGGTCACGTGAGTGCCAAGTGTACGACCGCAGGCTGTGTGTCGTTCATCGAGTAACGGCCGTTACGATTAACATCGGAGACTCTATATGCTACCCGCATTCTTTACTCGCATCCAGACGCTGTTGACTACGGGCCAACCCAAAAACTATGCTGGCAGCGACATGGCGAAAGCTGATTGGGCTGCGCTTGGACGTACGATTGAAATCCTCGACAACGCAAACAGGTTGCCGACAGGTTGGAAACCTGCGCCTCCCCTCATGACGCATCAAATGCATCAGGCCATGCAAAATGCGATAGACAGTGGACAACCAGTCTGGCCAGCCATCCTGAACGTGATGCCGAACCCGCCGGCCGATGGACGTACGCTGACCGTCAACGACACAGTCTAACCAAGTGTGTGACGGATATCACCCGCTCGTAGTCAACTGCCGGACCGATGATTACGATGAGTACATCGGACGTCCTGGTCCGTGGGGCAATCCTTTCATAGTGGGTACGCACGGGACACGCAAGCAAGTGTGCGCCTTCCACCGTAAATGGATTGATGGATTAATACGCGGTCCTAACGGGGAACGACCTCCATCCAAGAAAGAGATCAGGCGCAAACTCAAAGGCAAGCGTCTAGGATGTTGGTGTAAGCCAAAGGAATGCCACGGTCTTTACTTGGCTCATATCGCCAATCGAAAGCAAACGAAGGGGCTTTTCAGATGAGGTACTTCGTCCTCTCATACAATCGGCCCGACCTGCAGATTACTCTGCAGTCAATGCCACCCGACCTCCTCAGCCAGATCGAGTTGATGGTGGTCCCAAAAGAATACAAGCAGTACAAACGTGGATGGTATGCGTCGAAGGTCAAGGCCATCCACACGTGGCCTGACTACGTGGACTGTGTACCGAAGAAACGCCACTGGATCGCCCAGAATGCGAAGGACGACTACATCTTGATCGATGACGACGTGAATCTCTACGTCTGGTCGCGTAAGCGCGACAAGTTCGTTCGTGCACTGGATTTGCCTAAGCGCTTTGCCTACGAATTCATGGAGGGGCTACCTTCACAATTCGAGACCTACGCGTCAGTTGCTGCGGCCAACAAGTTCATGGCTGACCCGTTCGTTCGTCAACACGGTCTAGTCAAGGACGACAGTGTGGGCTTCGTCATGTCTGGATTCGCGAAGGGCACGACTAAGAAGGTGCAGATGGGTTGTACCTTTGTCTACACAGACATAGACCTGCCTCTCCAAGTGTTCCAGGAACACAAGACCTCGTGTATCTACTATGGTCTGTGCTACAACCATTCGGGAGTCAAGGCTCTTCAGAATACGGGAACCTCGACCTACAGATCAGACTTCCTCAAGCTGGATTCAGCGATCCGTATGGCTGTCCTCTATCAAGGGATCATCACCGGAGCCAAATGGAATAACAACAAGGGCGGTGGGGTTACGCTCCAGAAGTGGTTCAATCGAGTAAAGACCGGGGTCACTGCCGCCCATGTAAATAAGACACAGGAATGGTTACGTACCATCTGTGCTGAGCACGGCCTCCGTTCGTGTCCGGACTTCTATCGCTACGATATGGAGACACCGAAAGACTACATCTTTCAGAAGTACGAAGAGCTCTGGGAAGAGAAGCTAATCAAAAGGAAACGTCGATGAATATTCGATTGACCACCATGTGTCCCGACCCGTTCAACCGGTATCCACAGTTGTTCGACATCTGGCCGGAACCTTACCTTACGTCAGCGGTCGAGGCTACGAATGAGGACTGGGGTGATGGCAGCGTCTTCTTCATAGAAGCCGATCATCAAGTGGTCGGCATCACCGGCTTGTTCTTCGAAGAGGAAGACAAGGAGAACGCGTTCCTTCGTTGGACGGGTGTCATTCCGTGCATGCGTCGTCGTGGGATTACTAGTTACATAGTCGATCTCATGGCGCTGATGGCTGTCAACCTGTGCAAGCGCACCGGTTACCTAATCGAACTCGTTCCCTACAACGATTACGGTCACTTCGAGAGCGGTGCCTACCCGTTCTTCACGGACCTTGGATTCAAACAACTATCTGGCATCAAGCACGAACAGACCGATTGGCAGGTTCGTGTTATGGGCCTTGCTCTCGAGAAATACAGGACAAAGAATGCCTAAGCTAAAATCTCAAAAGGGACAGCAGTCCCTATTCGATGGCGAAGCGCCGTATCTGTTTGCGCCCAACGAACAGAACAGTCCGGAATCGATGGCCAAGTTCTGGATCGAGCGCCACAAGATCTATTTGAAGCGCTTTCACCTGAAGGCCAAGGCTCCGTGGACTACCGATCCCGTGCTTTCCAACTACCGATTCTGCAACATCTATCGTGAGCTCGATACGGTCAGCAAGTGGATCATCGAGAAAGTGATCGAGCCCTATGCCAAGAACGACAATCTGTGGTTCATGCTCGCCATGTCGCGGATCATCAACTGGCCGGACACTTTGCAGGCTATCATGGACGCTGGCGCATGGCCCGAGCGTCGTTGGGACCCTGATGCGGTCTACGCAGTGATGAACGACATAAGGGCACAGAAACGCAAGGTCATCACTGGAGCCTACATCATCAACTCGGTGTTCCCCAAGGGGGTGAATCCGCCGGATCGCAGCAAGAATTACTACATCCCGTTCTACGGACTTGACCCTCTGTGGAAAGACCGCCAGTCCCTTCGCGATGCTTTCCGTGATAATCAAGCCGAGGCTGTCGACACACTGCGCCAGTATCAAGGATGGGGTGCCTTCATGGCCTATCAAGTGATCGTCGATTTGACCTACAGCAGACGATGGCTTGGCCGGGCATCGGACATCGAGACGTTCACCAGTCCAGGACCGGGGACCACGCGCGGTATGAACCGCCTTTTGTTCGGTGGCCGTAAGCCCCAACTCAGGGCTGACCAGTTGAATGAGCCGATGATCAAGGCACGAGCCGAGGTCAATGCGGCAGCGCGCGCCGTTGTGCCCGCTAAGTGGTGGACTGACGATTTCAAGACTGGGTTCACAAATCTGTCGGCAGCCAATTTCAGTAACCTGTGCTGCGAGTACGACAAATATTGTCGTGTGATCAGCGGTGAAGGAGAGCCCCGTGCCGGATACAAAGCCCGATGATGGACGACGCAAGTCCAAGATCGGTATCGAGATGAGCCCCGAACTACGCGACGTAGCCAACCGGTTGATGGTCCGTCTCGATACCGATTCAATCCATGAAGTAGTGCGCCGTGCTCTGTATTACTACGAACGCGCTCTCAACAAGAACGCGCCGCCTCCGGTTAAGACAAAGCTCCATGACTTCGTTGTCCACTTGTATGAGAAGGAAGACGGTAGCTATGACATCGTAGGTCACCGCCACTGCGGTAATGGCGGCGATGCCCTGTACGGGAACAAGCCCAACGAAGAAGATGCACGGGCTGAGGTTAAGAGTCGTTTCCCTTTTGAACATGAGGTAGTAGTTCACCCACTAAAGCCTCGTGCGTAAATAGAGGCCGTTGTCAACCATCACGTACCTTACCATGAAAGTCATCTACGCAAACAATCCTGATCACGGACTGGAGACGGCCCTACGGTCCATCATCCACGAGGGTGCCACGTGCGATAGTCGCAATGGGCCGGTCCTTCGTTTCCGCACGCCAGTCACTTCGGTGTATAACACGCCGCGCCATCGTGTGTCGTTCAACAAGGTGCGTGATGCCAATCCGTTCCTTCACTTGATGGAAAGCTTGTGGATGCTAGCCGGTCGCAACGACGTTGAGTTCGCGGCCTACTATGCCAAGCAGATGCTCCAGTACACCGACGACGGAAAGACCCTCAACGGTGCCTATGGCTATCGCTGGCGCAAGCACTTCGGCTACGATCAGCTGGAAGCAGTGATCGAAGAACTCAAGAAGACCAAGGGCAACAGCCGGCGTTGCGTGATCCAAATGTGGGACGCCAGCCGCGATTTCTATCCAGGCGAAGATTCCTGGGCAGTCAAGCGAGAGTCCGATCTTCTGAACCAAACGTCGAAGGACCTGCCGTGCAACACGGCCCTCATGTTCGATGCCCAACTCGGCCATCTCGACATGACGGTCGTCAACCGCAGTAACGACACGATCTGGGGCTGCTACGGGGCGAACGCTGTGCACTTCTCGTTCCTCCTGGAATACATGGCGGATCGGATCGGCATCCCGGTCGGAACCTACTACCAAGTGTCGAACAATCTTCACGCGTATCTGGAGTTCGATATCACGAAGCGGTTCATCGCGTGGGATCAACAGACGCAGCACGCAACCATCGACGACGATGCGTTTCAGCCGGAGCCGGATTTTGGTATCGCGACTCCCTACACTGCGCATCTGATTCATTCCATGGCCTTGAACGCCGGGATCACCGGGTGGGACGACGAGCTCCATCATCTGGTCGACAACTACAGGACCACCGAGTATTCACGGTACTCCATTGCCTTCTTCGATCTGGTCGCGGCCCCCATGTGTGCGGCCTACAACTGCTACAAGAGCAACGGCCCGGAGGCCGGTCTCGCCGTACTCAGTACGGCAAACGAGAAGTACAAACGCACGCTGTCCATCGACGTGGCAAACGATTGGATCCTAGCCGGTGCTCGTTGGCTCCGTCGTCGGCCGTCCATCAATCGCGGCCTGAGCCAGCCCACCGACTTTGGTCTGTAAGTCAATCCATCTACAAGCGAGGACCCTCATGAGCAATCCGAATGACCGTCAGGTAGGCGGCACCTACTATCGATCGAAGTACCAACACTGGGATATGGCGACCGACACGCTGATGCGCCATCTGGAAGGCGCGGCCTCGAAATACCTGTCGCGCTTCGGCAATAAACCCGGTGAACCGGCATCCAAAGACCTGGAGAAAGCCGGCCACTACATCGAAAAGCTGATCGATCAGGCGCGACACAACGTCAACTTCGAACCCCTGGCCGTGATCCAGAATCGTATGGGCGTCGTGCCCGATACCTACGTCAATTGGTTTGTCGAGGGTCTGTCGGGACCTCCGGCTGGTGAAGAGAACGTGTCGGTCTTGCGCATTCTTGCCAGCTGGAATTCGTTTAGCGAGCTCGAAGACGCACTGGCCGTAGTCAACAAGCTGAAATCGCACCACGTTGCTATCGAACAAGAGCACGCGGCGTCCAAAGGGATGGACTAACATGGATTTGGGACCGACTCCTAACCAGAAGATCGTGGTCTGTGACATCGACGGATGCCTCATCGATTCGAGTCATCGCACTGGCCTCTATTTCTCTGGTGATCATGCAGGTTACTTTGCAGCATCGAAAGACGATAAGGTGATCCCTCAGGGTCAGCACGTGTACCGTGCGTTCTACGACGTGCCGGGTGTACTTCAACTGTTCGTCACAAGCCGTGGCGACTGGGGAACCTATCGAGAAGTGACCCTTGGTCAACTGCGGGACTTCGTCGGTCCCAAGATCGCTGATCATCAGCTGTTGATGCGGCCCAAGGGTGTTCAGGGCCTGGACGTGATGTCGGACGAAGTGTACAAGGCGTGGGCTGTGGAGAACGCAGGCTATTCTCTGGCAGATGTCTGGATGGCTTTCGATGATCGCGAATGCGTTGTCGAAATGTGGCGACGTAGGGGTGTCGTCTGCTACCATACGCAGCCCGGCTTGTACTGAGGTTACGCTTATGGATAGCAAGCAATTAGTCAAGGACCGTGTGGATCAGGTGATGGCCGCAACGGCTCCGCTCTTCAAGGTGCCCCGTAGTCGCTTACTTGAGTCAGTCGCTCGTGGATACGGGTTCAACACATTCGCCGCCGCATGTGCAATGACTAGCGGCAATCAGTTTGATACTGACGCGTTCCATCGTCGGTACTCGGAACTCGAGAACCAGCGTCAAGCGTGCGCCGTTGCTGCCGTTGTTATGGGTTATACGTTGGACCTTCAGTTCACCCCACTGGGACCTGACACTGGAGCGACGGTCATCTATCAAGTGGAGGCCACTGCCAAGGGTCCTCGTCAGTTGCCTGCTGTCCTTGAATTCTATCTGCCGAAGAAGATACCATCGCGGTTCGTCAGCGATATGGGCTTCGGTGAAGAGGGTTCCGAGTTCGGGTTCTTACGCCGTGGCTCCTGGCAGGGTCAGTACTACGCGGTCAACAATCTGAAATGGGGTCGTGCTAGTTTAGCGCGGGCCATTTTCTCAGCACTGTATTGAGGAGCATCAAATGAATGAAGATCAAGACAAGAGTTTGGGTGCCCGTGTCCAACGCGCTCTGAACCGTGTCGCCAAATGGCGTACTGTCTATGTATCCTGGCAGTTGGGGACCAGAATCAAGGGCGATCCTGAAGCCGCCGCAGTGCGTGATGCGGCAGAACAACGCATTATGCAACGTGTCGAACTATCGGCACTCGCGTCGCTTCTCATTAAGAAGGGCGTGTTCACTATCGACGAGTTCAACGAAGAACTGATTATCGAAGCGGCGGCTCTTGAGAAGGCGTTGGAGCGCCGGTTCCCCGGCTTTAAAGCCCAGGACAACGGCATGGACGTCAACTTGGCGCTCGCTCGCGATACGATGCATGGATGGCTGCCCTGAGCCTCAATAGCGAATTTGATGGCCAAGGAGGTGTATGATGCTCAATATCCATCAAATCGTTAAGAAGGCCAATCGTCTTCGCCAGGAAGGTGCCCATTACGTACGAATCACCGACTTGAAGAAGGGGTACGACGCGCGCGGTCGCGGCTTTGTCGCCAGCGCCTCGTTCTCTACGCACTTGATTGGGGAAGACGGTCGCCCTGTTCCAAATCCACACCCTCACAAGTATGTGACGGTCATCACCTTCCTTGACGCGAAGCTCAACGTCAAGGTTAGCTGCTCGTGTGCCGACTTCCTTTATCGTTGGGAGGTCGCACTCCATAACAAGGGAGCGGCTGACATCGAATACTCAAATGGCGCATTCCCGACGATGACCAACCCGTCGGGTAAGCATGCGACGTGTAAGCATCTGATCGCGTTGTACAACCGCATCAAGAACAAGCTGCCTCCACCCAAGTACTGATCAGGAGATTTAAATGTTGGAGTCCGTGAATCGTGTTACCGAGGGAAAGGTCTAGCAATGTCCAAGTCTTATCAGCACAGCAAGACCTTTGATAGCCTGAAGGGCATCAAAGAGCAAGTGGATGGAAACTACACGAGTCTCCAGTATTTGCATACGCTGGACATGTTCCTTTGGAACGCATTGACCCCCATCCAGAGCGAATGTCCGTCGTTGTTCAACAACTACATGGCGAAGATCACCGCCCATCAGTCGATCAAGTCGAGTACCAAGTTCTCGTCTGACGACCGGTCGATGCTCCCGGTCCATCTGTTTAACATGGTGACCACCGAGGATCACAAGAAGGCGTATGAGAGTGCGCGTGCCATGTTCATTAATCGTGGCCTGCTCTTTGGCTTTATCGCCATGTTTCTCAAGCGAATGGCTACCTACGAGCAACTCCATTCGCCGCTCCTCAAGATGAATCCGGTTAAGCGTGCGACGGCTATCCATCGAATCGAGCGTGATGTCGGTCTTCGCAGTGGGGGCGTGCTCTACGCTGCGCTTCAGCAGGTGCATCACTGGTATGAGAAAGCTCTGTGGTGGCGCGGGGTCATCCTCGAGAAGTACACGCGACGTGCCTTGGGTGAAGCTCAACGCACGTACAAGGACTACAACCATTACGTCGAGCTCGATGACGTAGTGCAGATCTTCCTCATGGTGACCGAGCGCGCGATCAACCGTTGTGACGCCCGCCAAGGTGTGTTGACTACCTTCATCGAGAACTGGTTCAAGTCGGCACGCAGCGCGGTCGCCAATCTGGCTAAGGGCCAGACGGACGCTTCGATCGAGCAGCTGATCGAAGAGCACGGCGATGCAGCGTCGGACATTGTGGGCTTCACTGTGCCAGACACTAGTGAGGAGACACTCCAGCATATTGCGTTCTTGGCTAAGAGGTTGGACAAGTTTGGTTACGTTCGGTCCACGCTTGGCATCCCTGAGTTCGTGACTCGTGACCAACGATCCGTACTCGAATCCTTTGTGTTGGAGGCCTAGTATGACACGTGAGAGTCGAGCATTCAACAAAGAGGCAAGCCTCGAACTGTCGTTGGCGGCCACCAAGTCATTGATCTCCAATTATGCCATGCGTGCCCGACACGCTGAAGAGACGGCAAGCCGGTTGATGAGCGAACGCTTGTCTACCGATCAAGTACAACAATTAGGGTCGGTCATCGCGGCTCAAATGGAACAGCGCGCTAACGAGCGAGCGGTCCAGCAACAGGCGCTTCTACAGTCCACCCTAATTGTATTGAACTCGGCCTTGCAAGGCGACGAGGAAAGTCTGCGCACCCTAGTAAATACCACAGTGCAGCAGTTGACAATGGCCCTGTCTCACATGAACGGTGGACAGGCAGGCAAACGCAATCAAGGATAGTCGATGGCCCGACAACAAGGTACAGACTTCGATGAAGTCCAGACCGGTGGGGGCGGTGGTCGTAACAAGAAGAAGGTTACGGACATCATCACACCGTTCAAGTTCCCGGAGAAGAAGTGGGTGGTGCTGCGACCCATTGGCCCGATCCACAGCTACTCAACGTACTGGATCAAGGCCAAGAAGCGGGACGGCAAGCCCACCAAGTTCCCGACCGACAGCCCGTCGTTCGACCCGTCAACGCAGAAGTTCGACAGCACGAAGTACGATCCGTGGTACGAGCTCTACGTTGCCGAGAAGGATGTCGACAAGGATGATCAGCATGTGCAGATCAACCGTCGCTGGTGGTGCAACATGCTGTTCATCAACGCACTGAAGCAGAAGCCTCGGCGTCCTCCGAAGCCTACGGCTGCAGAACGCAAGTCTGGATTCAAGGACAAGGACAGCGACACGTGGACACCCTGGGTCCCAGTCGGTTTGCCGAAAGGCGCTGTCGAGAAGATCAAGGACCTGACGGGCCTCAACACCCGCGAGTCCAAGAAAACCGGGGAGACCGTCGCATACCCGGTGTCACACCCGAAGTACGGCCGCACTGTTCGGATCATGTTCGATCCGGATAAGAGCCCGGCCGAGCAGTACCAAGTTCAGATCGGCGATCCTCGGCCGTTGACAGAGGAAGAGTTGGAGTATCTCCGCTGGGATACTTCCGATTTGGCAGATCCGGAAACGGATCCTAAGGTGATTCGTTCCGATTACGAAGGATGGGCAAAACGTATGGGCATCAAGACCGGCAAGAAGCGCAAGCACGACGTCGAAGACATGGACGACGAGGATCTCGACGATGACGAAACCCTCGACGACGAGGACGAAGACGACGAGGACGAAGCGCCCCGTCGTGGCAAGGGCAAGAAGAAGCCCGCTGCCAAGAAGCCGGTGAAGGGCAAGCGTCGTGCGTCGGATGATGACGAGGACGAAGACGACGAAGACGAGGACGATGAAGACGACGACCTCGACGACGAAGATGAAGACGAGGACGACGAACCGCCACGTCGCGGCAAGGCCAAAGCCAAGAAGGCTCCTGCCAAGAAGCGCCGCGCATCGGACGACGATGACGACGAAGATGAAGACGAGGATGATGAAGACGAAGACGACGACCTCGACGAAGACGACGAGGACGAGGATGATGAACCTCCGCGTCGTGGCAAGGGCAAGAAAGCTCCGGTGAAGGGCAAGGCCAAGGCCAAGGGCAAACGCGTCGAAGAAGACGACGAGGACGATGAAGACGACGACCTCGACGACGAAGATGAAGACGAGGACGAAGACGACGAGGACGACGAGCCTCCGCGTCGTGGCAAGGCCAAAGCAAAGGCCAAGGCCGCGCCCAAGAAGGGCAAGCGTGCAGTCGACGAAGACGAGGACGATGAAGACGACGACCTCGACGACGAAGATGAAGACGAGGACGAAGACGACGAAGACGAGGACGATGAACCGCCCCGTCGTGGTCGTAAGCCGGCTGCCAAGAAGGCACCTGCGAAGAAAGTCGCGGCCAAGAAGGCTCCTGCCAAGAAGGGTCGTCGCTGATCTGCAGTCGTAGCACCATGTAGTTCATCGTGAGCAGCACGGGCCAGCCTGGACGCAAGTTCACGCTGGCTCTTTTCATTTCTACTTCCTCTAGGAATACGATGGCAACCAAACCCAAGACAGCCGTGCGTAAAGCCGCTCCCGCGAAAAAGACAGCGGTTGCGAAATCGGCGAAGAAGGGACGTGGCCGATTCGTGGACGAGGCTATAGAGCAGGAGATCGGTAGTGGCGCACCTGCGAAGTTTGACGTGCGTGCGCTCTATCGGGCTACTGTCGATGAAGTGGCGAAACGCCAAAACTTCGACAGTGACCTCTTGGAGGATATGCCTCCAATGTCGACAGGCCTCCTTGCCCTTGACCTGATCCATGGTGGCGGGATCCGTCCCGCATGGTACACGCACTACGGGCCGGAACAAAGCGCGAAGACCACCGGAGCATTGACCATCATGGCCGCAGCAATCCGGGCTGCGGTGCCTATCATCGGCTTCAAGGACTACGAAGGTTCGACGAAGAACTCGAAGCCTTACGTGGGCAACATCTTACGGACATGCGGTGTCAAGGTATCGATCAAGGACGTGTTCGGTCGTCGTGATCCTACGACAGGCAAGTGGGTTGTTGAACCGACTGTTCGTTATCGCAGTGAAACCGTTGGGGAGAAATTCTTCGACTATCTGGCGGATCTGCTGCGCAAACTACCCGACAAGAAGAAGGTCAACAATCAATGGTGGCTGGTCTACGAACGGACCAAGATCAACATGGCGAAGGTCGGTCAGTACGCCGACAAAGCTATGGCTCGCAAGTACGGTGAAGGTTTGTGGCTTCCTGCGCCAGACGGCGGTCTCCAAGCCTTGATTCTTGTCGATTCGTATCCGGGTATGAACCCGACATCCAACGATGACGACGATTCGGACAACAGTCTCGCACTCCAAGCACGGATGTTCTCCAAGCACATTCCGCGTGTGAAGGGTCGACTTGCTAGCAAGATGGTGGCCGTCATCGGCATCAATCAGCTACGCAAGATTCCTATGGCGCGCTACGGCCCAACCGAAGACGAACCGTGCGGTCAAGCACTGAAGTTCAATTCGGACTCTCGTCTACGCTGGTATCCGCGCGTCGTTCCTTCCGCTCCTCTGTGGTGTAAGGAGAACAAGGAAGATCGTCTGGAACACGAGCTCTCAGTCGAATCCGACGGGACGGACCGCTATCGCTACATCCATGTCAAGGCCACAAAGAACAAGATGTGGACGCCGGGCCGCGAGGGCTGGCTTCGTATCTGGGTCGAAGACGCGGCAGGCGAAGCTCGTGGGTTCGACCCGATGTTCGATACCATGTTCTACTTGCGACAGACTGGTCAGCTCGTGGCCAAGGATCGTAAGAAGATGTTGCTCAAGCTCAAGGGTCTGGGTGAATCGAAGAAACCGTTGTCTTGGATGGACTTCAAGGCATGGATTCTTGGGGACAAAGCAACCAAGATCGAGATGAGCAAGAAGGCTGGCTTCAAGCCGATGGACCTGCGTGCCTTCTGTTTCCGTCAAATGGCAAACGGTGTCGGTGAGGAACTCTACGTGGCGAAGCGTAACGCCATGAAGAAGGCCAAGGGCGAAGACGACGATGCTGACGATGGTGACAGCAAAGACGACGAGTGACCAATGATGTACGGGGATCCCAGAGCGGGATCCCCATTTGCGCTTAAGGAGCAGCAATGGATCGATCAGGATACGATAGCGATGTCCGTGACTATGGCAATATGTTGCGTGAACGCCTGCTTGCGGTCGATATCGAAGTCGCGTTCGTAGACCGTGGCCTACGCGCTGTGTATCGCAGTCGGAGCCCTTATCACCAACGGACTAAGATTCATGCACCACCACTTTCTATCGCCCAGGGAACGACCACCGACGAGCTAGTGAACAATGTATTCGCGCATCTAAACAAGATGTACTCCGAGTACAACGGATTGCTCATCAAGGAAGATCTCAAGTCACACGTGGTGATCAACAACCTGACGTTCTTTGGCTATTACGACGATGCACCACTGCACTTTGTTCTCACGTATCAGGCGACTGTTATACATGTGAGCGAGCAGGTTGAACTGTCCACCAGGATAAAGAACGATGAATCCAAAGTCCAAGATCAAATCCCAGCCACGGTCACGGCCTAGCGCTAAGATCAATCTGTCCACTCGGCAGGAAGAGCAGAACGCCGATGATTTGTTTTCGGCACTGACTGTCATGGGTGCGTCAATCCCTAAGGATGAAGTACGGACGCCCCTCAATCCAGCTGACAAGGCACGTCTGCGCAAATCAGCAAAGACCAAGCTCACACAGAAACAGAAGTCTGTAGTTGCCCAGCTGAAGAAGCCTAAGCTACCACAGCTTCCGTCACCCGATCTCGTCCCGAAGAAAAAGATCAAGCGACGGCCAGTAGTGTCGGAACGTAGGTCAGAACGTAGGTCGGAATTCTTCTTCCGGCTTAGTGAGAGTTTCCAGCAAGAATTAGATCGGCGTCGTAAGGCTCTGGCAAAGAAACGAGTCAACCCGGCACTTGTGTTACTCGATCAGGAAGTAGAAGAACGCAAGAAGGTATACGAACAAGAGCTTCCTGAGGGTCTTCAGGCCAATATCGAACGTGTCCGCGAATTCATACTGACCGAAGTGGCTCCCCTTATGATGGCTGTCCAAGCAGGAACCAAGCAGGCTCAGGAAGTGATACAGCGCACACTGAACACCGCGATCGACGAACGTCCATTAGTGCAATTTGAACTCATGACGCAATCTGCGGGCCGTATGCGAATGGCTAAGTTCATCACTAAGTATATGGGACTCGATGAGTCCGTTGCTGAAGAGCTCTTGGCCACGGTCGCTCCTAAGAAAGAGATGATGATCTTCCATCCAGGAATGGTGGACGAAGGTCGTCGTCAGAAAAAGGAGAAGCCCGCACCCACACCGAAGGAGTAACTTATGGGTGCCCGCGATGGATTCAACGCGGTCGAAGACGCGACCAAGCGGTTGATGGACGCGCAAGCTGACGTGTTTCTGAAGGGCCTTCTGTCGGACTCGGAGATGGACGCTATTCAAAAGCGTCGCGAGAAGAAGGCCCTGATGAAGGCCAAGAAGCTCGGTAAGAAGGTAAGGATTCGAGAAGTTAAGCCCGATGAGTATTTGATTAAGGGCGGCGGTGTCGAATTCGATGCCGATGGTGACCGGATCCTGCGTGTCGATGACTTCGATATCCTGGCTTACATGCAGGATGCTGAAGATCCCGCCACGGGCACCATTCGTGACCTGAAGATCGACACGCGTGATCTAGCGCACGCCAAGAACTACTACGACTTCACGGTCAACATCATGGGCAAGGACAAGGGGAAGTTCAGTATCCCCTGGGCACGCCAGATGTGGATCGGTCTTATTCTGTTCGGTGAGGTCTGTCCGTGTTGTTCGCATCCCAAGGTCTTCGACATTCACAACATCCCGAAAGACCTGGACGTAGACCGGCTACTCAAACGCATGGTCCTTCTGGAGTACGGGATTTGCCCGAAGTGCAAACGCCATAAGTGGGACCTGATTAAGAATCACGGACTAAACCATTACCGTCAGTTGGTGAACGTCCTCGGTCAGCGGAGTGGCAAGTCGTCGTCGGCAGCCGGCTACTTCGGATACATGGCCCACCGCTATCTCATGTTCCCGAACTTGGCCGAACTCGTTCCGGATATGATGCAAGCATCGACACAGCTTACGTGTACGATGGTGAGCCTGAACTTCAACAAGGCAGTCGGTGTTCTGTGGACTCCCTTCAAGAAGATGATCGACAACAGTTCTTGGTTCCAGGAGTACTTCAAAGTCCTCGATCATGCGAACACGAAGGGTCATAGGCACGAACTGTATCAGAACAGCACGTATTACCTGACGTTCCAGCACAAGAACCTTCGCTTCTATCCTTCTGGACCTAATTCGACAACCCTGCGGGGTGATACGCGGATCGGTGCGGGCCTCGACGAACTTGGGCTCTTCCCATTGCCCAAGGGGAACGACGAGGAAGACGAACAGAGTGAACGCGCAAATGCGGACGAGGCCCACAAGTCTCTGACCAACAGCTTGCTCACGGTGCAGAAAGCGACAACCAAGTTGCTGCAGTCAGGATTCAGTGCGGCTCCGCCTGCTGTGATGCTCAATGTGTCTTCGCCGTATTCCTTGCGCGACAAGGTGATGCGTCTTCTGAAAGAATCTCGTACTGACGTTGGCTCCAAGTACATACTTGGTATCAATCTGCCAACGTGGGAAATGCATCCTGCGATGTCTCGTGACGATCCTGAAATCGTGATGGCCTACAACTCCAATCCTGAAAAGGCGGAGCGTGACTTTGGGGCCAATCCGCCTACAGTTCACTCACGATACATGCCGTTGTCGATCATCAAGCGCGAGTTGTTCACTGGTGGTCAGAACAGCCATCTCTTCACGTATCAATACGATCGCGCAGGTGAACTCTATGGCAAACTCCAGCGTAATCGCAGTACGCGTTGGCCCGCTCTGGTGACCATCGACGCAGGTGTGGTCAATAACTCGTTCACTTTGTGCGGAGGTCACTACGATTTCGATTCGGGGAAGAGTGTATTGACCACGGTCATCGAGTGTATGCCGCATGATGGACTTCGTATCAACCATAACATGATGTACCAGCACGTGATCCTTCCACTGCTGAAAGAGTTGAACGCAGTGGCCCTGCTTGCTGACCAGTGGCAATCGGTTGACATTCTGAACCGTGCGATCGATGATATGGGGAAGAATCCATTGCAGAAGCCTCGGTGCTTGGCCCGTCAATACAGTCCACGTCGCAAGGATTTCGATGCAGTTACGTCGATGATCGGCCAACAGAACATCGTTCTCCCCAACATCAAGGAGGACGAGTGGGATCTTGTGATGGACGGTCGTGTGGAGAACTATCGGAACGACATGTTCGGCAAGCCTATAGCTCACTTGTTGCTCCAGTTCACTACGGTCAAGGACGTTGGGCCGGAGCGTTGTCCGGAGAAGGGTGACGATTTCACAGACGACATCTATAGATCATTTGCATTGTGGGCGTCGAAGCTCCACGATAAGTCTGTGATGGATCGTCTGCGTGAAGCGAAAGACTGGGTGTACGACGGAAGCGGCAGGAAGAACCCGACACCAATGTTCGTCAGTCGCGGTGGAATGGGTGGCTTCAGAGGACTACGGTGAAATAGCCAAAGGCGCACAAACCCCAATTTGTGCGCCTTTCTTTTTGACTTAACGTCAGTCGTGGCCGCAATTTTACAGGCATAAGGAGTGTCCTATCATGCCAAAAAGAAAACGCGGCGCGCGGCCCAATGCAGAATACACGCTCCCACCGTGTGTCCTGCAACCTGATACCATTCGGGTGTTGACCCTTGACCCTGGAAGTCGAAATGCTGGCATCGCCTGCGTTGCGACAAAGAAGCAGCGAGTTAAGGTAGTCGCCAATTCCATCATCACGAATCCTATCAACGATCTCACGCAGTTCGGCCCACTACGGGATACTTACGTTGCGGAGATCGATCGTTGGATCACGACATTTAAACCCAACGGTATCATCGCCGAGCGGTTCCAGACACGCGGAATTGGAGGCCCACTGATCGAACAAGTGTCGATCATGTTGGGTATCATCGCTGGACGCTATCCGCACATTCCGATCAAGCTCATCACGGCGGCTACGTGGAAGAATGATTTCCATCGTAACCATGACTGTACGCTCGACGATCTGTATCGTTTGACGTTGACTACACCACACCAGTTGGACGCCTGTTTCATCGGCATCTACGGCTTGGAGGTAGGGACTGGTCAGACCATGCATTACGATCCGCGTGATATTGTGAGTCAGGCAGAAGACACGTCCCTCGTACGATTGATCAACAAGAGGCGATAATCATGTTGAAGTTCCCGAAAGCATACATCGAAGCAAGCGCAACTACGACCGAGCGTCGTCAGAAACTGGAAGCGAAGACAACCAAGCTTCGCGGTACCTCGTCACCAGTGGTGATGCTGGACGACGCTGGATTTGTCCCACATAAGACAACGGCCCGCATCGATATGAGCGCTGAAGTGGCCGGCGCTGGCCTGTGTCCTGAATGCCGGAAGCCCATGGAAGCCAGCCATGCGAACGACATTCCAGTCCTTCGCTGTCTCGACTGCCGCATCGCCATTCCGACGCCGGACGCCCCGGAAGTGGTAGCCTCTAACCCGACCGCAACAGGTCAGACCAACTGAGGTCTCTTCCATGAAGACAGCACAAAAGGCAACGAAAGAGCGCCGGGTGCCAGTCGATATGTCGTTCAATATTGGCGGTGATGATCGCCCGCGCAAACGCACGAGTGACATCGACTCTCCCACCCGCAAGAAAAAGAAGAACACGGAAGGCTCCAGTCGAAAGGTTGGACTCGAAAGCGATCTTGACGATGCCCGATTTGTCGACGATCGTCCTCGGCCACCGAAACCCAAGAAGGGCAAGAAGCGAAGCGCCGAAACAGTTGAGCATCTTCGCCCCTTGAAGAAGGCAAAGAAAGCTAGTAGTGCTCCGTCAGCGCCAGGAACTGCGTTGGTTCTGACCGCTGCCCCTTTGAAGAAACGTATGTCTCGTCTGTCAAAGCAGGCGCAGGAATCGATTCTGGGGCAAGACGCTGAAGACATTCAGCAGATGTTGGAGAACGACCAGACTGATCAGGCATTACGCTACATCAACAAGCGGCTACTCCAGGCATGCGTCGATATGATCGCTCAGATCGAGACGGGCATTCGTGAGAGTAATGGCCGCTATGGCGTTCACTCATTCAACGGTCTAATCACCTCGATTCGTGAGTTGATGATCGACCTCCAGGCAACGCAGGACCGTGGTGCCATTGGCGAAACCTTGACAAAAGACATCATTCAACCTTCATACCGAGATATCGGTTTGGAGGTGATGAAAGAGTACTCGCTAATCCTCGACGATGCTAAGACCTTGGCTGACAACGTAGCAGACAGTCCCCGGTCGAAGCAAGAGGCGCTAACTGAGTTTCGTCAGCGCCAAGTCGAGAGCCGAACCCGCATAGGGCAGTATTTGCAGAACAGCTTTTTCACTGTTCGAGATGATCTGATCGGGGCACTTCAACGCTAACGGAGCTCTCAAAATGAATGAGGTTGGTAATGTGATCGCACTTGGAATCTGCGTGTTTGGTCTTGCAGAGTTCGCTAATGAATTGTCAGAATTCGTGATGCGCAAAAGCCACGAGTATTGGACGCGTCAACTAACTCGGCGGAGGCTCAGCCGCTGATGGACGCGCAGCGCATTAAGGATGCGGTCATCTCGTATTTCAGACGCAAGTGTATGGCGGTCAACGCCGAAGTCGGGCTTTGTCAGGGTGGGCGTTTGCGGGCCGACGTGCTTGCCCTAGCCATGTATGGAGACGTGACGATCGTAGAAGTCAAATCCAGCGTAGCTGATTTCAGAGCGGATAAGAAGTGGCGATCGTATCTAGACTTCTGCAACAAGATGTATTTCGCGTTTACTCCCGCAGTATACGAAAAAGTCAAAGACGATATCCCGAAAGGCATTGGCATCATGTTGGTGTCTAACTTCGAGGATTCACTTGGGCGATCACGGGCGTCTCTCAAAGTGAAGAAGCCTGCTTATCGTCAAGAATTCGATGCCGATACCAACATCAACCTGATCATTCGGTTGGCCTTTCGAAATGCCGACTGTAGTGGATTTGGACGCGCGCGTCGTCGACGTCGCAGCCGTAGATAAGGACACACGATGTTCACAAAGAATCGCATCCTCGGAGTCAATGGTCGCTCCATAAACGTAGACCATGCGGCAGCAAAAGCCGCGAACGTCGCGCAGTATGTGGGCCGTGATTACCAGGGCCGCGACAAGCATAAAGTGTCGGCATCCATGTCAATGGGAGCCCTCGGTGGTGGCCCATCGTTGTCAGTCAACGGGTTCTGGCAATCGAACTACCAGTATTACATGACGGGCATTATCCCGGCTGATCCGCATCTGATCGACACCTCCACGCTTGCCCTGTTCTATCGTGACATCTACATGTTCGATAATACGGCCGGCTCTGCCGTAGACATTCTGTCGACCTTCGGCTTTAGTGACTGGGAACTGCGTGGCTTGGAGACCGAAGAACTGAAGTTCTTTGAGGACGCACTACAACGTCTTCAAATGCAGTCGATGATGCCGTTGATCAGCGTCGCTCACTTGACGGACGGCTTCTTCTGCGGCAGCCTGGTTTTTGATCCGCGGGACAAGCAGTTCATTACTACAATGCTTCACGACGCGTTGTCTTGTGCGGTTATTCCATCACCGTTCTTCACGATGGATCCGACAGTCAACGTTCGTGTCGGGCAGGCAACACAGCAGTTCATGCACGATACTAGCGACTACGCCCGCAAGTTCATGCGGACGATGCCGCAGAAGTTTATCGAGATGTTGAAGTCTGGGGCCTTCACTCTCGATCCGTTGACCACCATGTTTGTTCCGCGTCGGTCTACAACTGATCGAGCCTATACGTCGTACCTGCACCGCATCCTCCCGATGTATCTCATCGAGAAGACGCTGTTCCGCGGCACACTGGTCGAGGCCCAACGTCGTCAACGGGCAATGACTCATGTGACAGCAGGCGATGACGTCTGGACGCCGACCACTGAAGAGCTGAACCAGTTTGTGAACACGTTCCAAGCTGCTGAGTACGATCCTCTGGGCGGCTGGGTTGCCACACGGAGCGCAGTTCAGGCTACGGATATCCGTCCAGGAGGTGACTTCTGGAAGTGGACGGACATGGCCGACATCTTGGTTGCGTACAAGCTGCGAGCCCTTGGCATCAGCGAATCGTTCCTGTCGGGAGACGCATCTTATGCTTCAGCAGAAAGTGCGTACTCCACGTTCTTGGAAAGCCAGAACGCATATCGTAGCGACCTGACGAACCGAATCTTCTATACGAAGCTCTTCCCGTTGATCGCCATCGTCAACAATCTGTACAAGGAAAAGACAGGACCGCGCGCCCGTCACGGTGAAATCCTGGAATTCTTGTACAACAATAACAGTCGGGCCAATCTCAAGATGCCCGAGCTCCACTGGCACAAGGAGCTCGAAGCCAAGGGCGAAGAGAACATGTCCGAACTGCTGGAGCAGGCAAGTTCCAAGGGTGTGCCGATCCCGCTCAAGATGTGGATGGCTGCTGCTAAGATCGATCCCGAATCGTTGCTTCGTGACCTGGAGGAAGACTCGGTGCTCCGTAAGAAGCTCGAGCGCTATACTGGCAAGGACACGAGCCACGAAGGCGAGGACGACTACAACGTCGGCGAGTTCGATGATGACGGTGACTTCGATGATATCCGCCCAGGCGCACAGGGTGACAGCGGTGTGTCACCACGGGAAGAGCAAGCGCGTCTGCGTCAACGTGTCGAGGGTTTCACTTCTCAACCGTTCCACAGCATGATTCGCAACCCACGAGTCCCGCTCTTGGCTCGTGAATTTGATAGCGAAAACTCGGATGCTATTCAGTTGACGAAGACGGGCAAACTGAAGTACGTGCCCGAAGTGGTACAGGCACAACGTCGTCGCGATGCGAATAGCACGATCATGAAGATTGCACGTTCAGTCGATCGTGATCCGAATTACCGCGAACAGTTGAAGCGTCGCAACATCGAGAAGCTCGGGCGGTCAACTCTTGCGGGAGTACCACGACTGACAGGGCCAAAGAAGCGTTAAGGAGAGATCATGTATAGCTTTCTCGTCGCTAAGACGACGCCAGTCGAAGCTCTAATCAAGCCGGAATCGAATTACGATTTCTTCGTCTACAAGGGCGCACGTCCAGTGACATTGAACTTTCGGGGGAAAGACGTCGATGTGAAGACGGGCACGCGCTTCGGCGTGCGTCCGTCGGCCGATGGAAAGAACATACGCCTTATCTTTCCAAAGGAACCAACGCGCGTCTTTACGTTGACCAAGGATCAGGCTCGTCAGCTGGCTAAGGGAGTTCGCAAATGAGCTCAACGACTGTACCGAATGACGGGCGGCTACGGCCTCCCGCCTCGCAGTCGGAGGTGCGAAAACATCGTATCTACTACGGACTGAAGTGGGATGATTACACTCCAGCCGTTGAAGGACAGATCCTCCGTGACTGCATGGCGCTTCAAGCTGTAGCCCAAGGTCGTATCGATGAGCTTGTCATTGTCTGTGATTCAGATAAGGCTGATGGGGTGCTCAAGGCATTGGGCCTCCGTCGTCTCAATCTTCCGCAGAAAGCACGCTCCTGGGTTCTGTATAAGACGAAAGAAGAGTACCCAGAAGAGCCTGAATGGTGCCGTACAGTGATCCATCGTGATCTGTGGCAGCCACGCAAGCCCGATAACTTGACGGTTCTTGACGATGAGCACACGAACGGCTACTATCTGCCTCCGCAGGGACGTCTTGCACCAGACACTATATCGCTCCTGAGACCGGCCCCTAACGGCTATATTCCTACGGATCCGGCCCTGGTTATGATCTGGTCCAATGCCAAAGACGAGTGACGCACCAATTTAATGTCGTAAGTTTGGCTACTCGAACTAGGCGTCCAGTGTCTGCCTCGGCAGGCCGGGGATTGCGCTAAGATGTGGGAGAAGGGTTGTCTCCAACGCCTAGTCTTGGGAGGGATCGCATTTACAGCGCGAGTCGTCGAGGACTCTGCCTCCCGCTTTTTCCATTACCCGAGAGTACGTGGCTGTCTCTTGAGGTTCCAACTTCAGCCATCATATGTCCTCTCGGGTGCGCCAATAGGGCACCATCATGAGTTTCCTTTCAGACGCGGTTTCACAAGCAGAGCATCAGATCAAGGCTAACGCACTTGGTCAGGTCAATTCCTATAAGTCAGGTGTCAAAGGCGCGGTTCAAAACGCCAAGAATGTCTTCGCTTCTGGTATCTCAGGAGCAATCAACAACACGAGTAAGGCCGCAGTAGGATCAGTCCTTGGTGCAGCGACGGATCTTCTCACGGGCAACGTAAGCGGTGCCCTATCGGCTTTGGCTAACGCACCACAGAATATCCTAACGAGTGCCCTTTCTGGTCTAGGTGGTCAGGCTGCTGGCGCTTCGGCGGTGTTGTCCGCACCTGGAACTGTTGGCCAGATGAGCGGCAACGGTGGGGTCAATATGGGGAACTCCCTAGGCGGAGCTCAAGCCCGAACTGATCCGCTGCTCAGTTTCTGTTGGTACGCACAACTTCCGGTCATTACGCCCGGTACTGCTCAACAGGCAACGAATGCTGCATCTACGTCGGTCCTTGCCAATCTCGCGTCGACTACCCTGTCTGGAATTCTCGGGTCAGCAATGGGTGGTGGTATCGCGACTAGCAATGCTGCGATGTTGCCCTGGTACTACGTGGAAGAGGCCAGTCTGACCTTCCGTCAGTTCAATGCCAAATCGATCTTCCGTGAGGGGCGTGATCGTCACTACCCAGACAAGTATAGTGTGGACCCGCTCAGGCTTGCTATCTACGGAGATAGTGACAATACGGCGCTCACTTATTTGCAAGCCTGGAACAACGCGATCATCACACCGTTCAATGCTTCGTCAGCGTCGACGATGGCCGGTGGTTGGGGTCGTGCCTCAGACTATAAGCGGCCGATCTACATCTATCTGTTGGATGTGACCAAGAACGTGTTGGCCATCGTGCAGTACACAGAATGCTGGCCTACATCGGTTGCCGAATATTCACTGGACAGTGGGACCTCGACGCGGGTCGTCAATCACGTAACGTTCTCAGTAGGCGACGTGTTCGTCAATCTCATGGGTGTCAGTCCTGATGTGACGGCCAATGTGTTGTCGAATACGGCCAATAACGTCTTGACGTCGACCATAACGCAATTCGCTGGAACTGTGACCAGTTTGGGCAACAATCTGATTGATCGCGGTGTATCGGGTCTCACTGGCTTCGCCAAAGACTTCTCTCCTTTCTAACAAGGGACAACCCTTCTCCCACAGGTGATATATGGAAACCAAAGTTCATCACACTGAAACGATGGCTTGGCCTCAGTCCAAGCTCGATGCTATGGCTGCCGCTTCGGCGGCTAAGGCCCAGGCTCAGGGTACGGATCATTTCCCGATCAAGAGTCGAGATGAAATGATTCGTCATGCGCAGAACCGCACGATTCCAGGCGCACCAACGGGTCCATCGGGGGCCATGCCTATGGCGCAGCCTCTGGATAACGATTCAGCTCCAGCAGGAGTCGCAGTGCCTCCGGTGGCAGTGCCCCAGCCGCAACGGATAATGCCTCAGACGCAGACCCCGTTCGCTTCGAATGGACGTCCAACGGCGGTCCCCCAGTCGGCTAACGCACCATTGACCGACGCTGATGTTCAACGATTTCAGGATTTCTTGCAGCAGGGTGCGGCACACATGCAACAGCAGCAACAGCCTCCAGTGGCAGAGACGGCGGTAGCTCAAGCTGTCGCTCAGGTGACGGCCGACCAAGCGCTGTATGTGGAAAACGAGATGCCGGGCTTCACGTCACCAACGGCTGACGATGAATACACATCGGTGGCCCTTCCGTCACGTTTTGCCTATTACGGGTTTCAAGACCTGTACGTCAAGCCTTTCATCATCAAACACATTGGCAAACTCCAGCGGGCGCATAACGAGAAGTCGTTGCTGCCTATCGTCGAGGCTATGTCGACCGTCATCTACACGACAGACGAACGTTACCGTGGAGTGCCCCTGGCCTTCGAATTGACGCTGCCGGATTTCTTCTTTGTCCTGTACTGGTTGCGTCTCAATTCGTTTACCAAATCGAACTACGTGCATACGACAGTGTGTCAGGACGAGATGCACTTGGCTCGTGTAGAACTCGGTAAGCAGTTGCCCCAACTTGCTCAGAAGGTGCTGACTGGTGATCTCAAGCAAGAGGAGTTCGAGAAGCTCAAGGTTCAGGCTCTCGACGCTGAAACGCTAAAGATCAGTGAAATCATCCGTCGTACCGACATGAAGGTCAACGAATTGGAGGCCGTGCCTGATCCTGCACTGTACTGTCTGTCTGACGAACGGCTGTACGTGCGACCGCCTACCATGCGTGATGTGATTGAGGTAGCTGAAGATCCTCGGATGCGCAATCCGGAGACTCGTACCGAGTTCCAGTTCTATTCGCGTCTGGCTTCGCACTTTCAGCATCGTGACGTGTACTTGCCCATCGGTCAACGAGTGGACATCATCCAATCGGGATCTCTAGACGATATGTCGGTCCTCACCCAGTTCGAACGGGCGCTCAAGGACTACGGCGTTGAAGAGAAGATCAACGTTCAGTGCAAGTGTTGCGGGGCCAGCCGTACATCCAAACTGATGATCGCGGCCCACTCTTTTTTCCTCTAACGAGTTCGAAGGACGTGATGGACCGTTATATGCTCATCGCGTCGGAGTACGGCCTCTATCTTCCCGATAGTGCGCCGATCTTCCGTCTCATGCAGTTCTCTGAGTTTGCCCAGGCTCGTAGAGAGGAACGCATTGAGGCTGCTAAGAAAGGACTCGTCTTCGTTGGGTAAGGATGAATCATGGCTGAGTTTCGAAGTGATACTGAGAAAAAGAAGTGGCAGTCCCTGCAGAATCAGGCCGGACACAGTCTGCAACGTATTGTCCAAGGGACTGCCACTCAGGCCGACTTCCAGCGTGTGTCTAACGCGCTGAACGGCTTGAACACATTGGCAAAGCGGGTATTTGACGAGGCTGTTTCGGCCGCGGAAGTACAGGCTAAGAAATTCCAGTCTCAACACGAAAAGGCACTGGATGGCTTGGCTCGCGTCGGCGACCTCGATCTATCACCGTTCGAGCAGGCACTGAACGCTGCCCTGAAGCAACAGAATCCGGATCTAGTGGACGCAATCCACGATGCCATTACGCTGGAGATCTTCGAGCAAACTGAGGAGCTCAAAAGCGACATGGCTGAACAGGTTCAGAAGTTGAAGGACCTGTTGCCGCCCAAGGATTTGCCGACGGTCGACGACGTATTGGCAGCCCAAGACCTGCTGACCGAAAAGATGGCTCAGGTCGATGAGGCACGCTGGGACCATCGTCGAGACGATCTGCTGGATCGTATTGGTAGTCTGTTCCGCAACACGTTGGTCGATCTTGCCGAAGCTGTTCAACGATCACGGTCCCACAGTAATCCCCGCATCGGCTATCAAGCACCTCGTTTGGAAGCGCCAACGCGCCCCGCGTTTGACATAGAAGACGTGGTGCCACGATCGCCTTTCGAACAGGCTCACGCACTGTTAGCCGAACCGGTGACAGCCGAAACGGCTACGACTGAGGTAAGCGCTGAACAGACGACGAGTGGTGGTTCCACATTGTCGACTGGTAGCGAAGGTGTGGTTCAGATGACGGACCGCACTGAAGCGGCAATTACCAAAGCAGCTGAGGATCAGACGAGCCTGTATCAACAACTCATGTCGTTCCTCAAGAATCCATCGGCTCCTGGGTCGCCCTTCAATCCATCGGATAGCGGCCACGGTGGAGCCGGCCAGGACGTAGAGCAAAGCGAACAGGAGAAGGCTGATACGTGGTGGCGTTCATTCCGTAATTGGATGGGCGACAAGTACGATAAAGCCAAAGACTGGAACAAAGAGAACAAGGGATGGCTCGGTGGCCTTGGAATGCTTCTCGCGTCGATGCTGCTCGATCCTCAGCTGTATGAAAACATCGGATCGATGATCGGAAAGTATCTGACGTGGGACAATGTCAAGAAGGTCGCATCGGCTAGTTGGCACATGATGCTCGACAAAGGAAAGGATCTTGTTGAGTGGGTGCAAGACAAGTTGGGGCTCAACAAGCCGTTGACTCAGAAGGAAGTAGACGCGGCCAAGACCGATGGTGGGGTAAAGCTTTCCAAAACAGCAGCCGAACGTCTGAAGGACCCGAAAGTCCAAGCGCAGATTGCACAGTTCAGTGGTAGCTTCAAGGACCAACATCCTGGGGCTATGGTGCCGAAGGCCACAGGTGACACCCATTCGTCATTCTGGTCTAAGGTGTCCCACTTGTTCGGAGTCCAGAACGGGCCGACCAACGTGGCAGTTGATCAGAGTGTGATCGACGCTAATACAGCGATCGCCAACGGTGGGAGCCCGACGTTCAATAATCGGTCGACCATCGTGCCGAAGTCGGATCTCGGAACACCCGCGTCGGCTGTAGTTCCTGCGGCAAAGCCTACGTCGATCATCCCAGGAGTCACGACACAAGCACCGGGGACCGCGTCTGGGCCGGAAGCCGGCCCGGCGATGTCTGACCTGCGACCTTCAAAGGGTACAGCCCAAATCGGACTCTCGTCGTTCAAGTTCCATTCATCGATCGATGATTCACTGTTGATGATGAACACTCCATACTTCAGTAGTTGAGGACCCTATGGCCTACTCTCTTATGGACGCGGCTGCCCTCGTGCCAAGTCCGTACGAGGACAACCTGCAGACCCAGCCCGAAGGTTGGTCGCTGATGGACTTGCCAACCTTCATCTCAAAAGTGATCGTTCCTCCAGAAGACGCTCAGGAAGGGATGCTCTCTACTTTCAGTGACTTCGTGGCCTTCTACGCTAGTAAGTTCACTGTCGAAGATGACGTACGGTCGGTTACCCGTGGTGCGCTTGCGTCACTCAAGCAGGTTCAGTTTTTGAAGGACGAAGCCGCTCGTCAGTCTGCAGAAGGTCACAGCCTTATCGGTCATCTGGTGGAGAAAGGCCTCGGGGCCATAGTTCGTCAAGTATTGAAGACCGTAATCGGTATGGTCGTCGACTTCAGTGTCTATGCGTTCCGAACCATAATCGTTGGCGGCATCGAGGGCCTCTTGGAATGGATGGTGCGTCCTGTTCTTATGGAGGTCCTCGGCTTCATTGGATTGAACCCTGAACTGTGGCCCGTTGTCGCTCTTCTCGGTGGAGTAGCTTTAGTCGGCTACGGCGCGTACAAACTGTTGTTCGAAGATAAGGATGATGTGACTGGTGATGTTTCTGATGCTGACCGGGATCGTATTGCGTCCAACAAAGACGCGGTATCGATCGCCAACAGTTTGGTCAGTGATCAGTCACCGTTCACTGGTGCAGCCTATCCAACTCCAGCTGGCGGCGTCGCCGTAGCCGAGGGTGCTGCCGCTTCGTCGCTGATGGCCCTCATCGCACGCGGTGAAGGTTCGTACAATAGTGTGAACCTAGGGGCTACGCACGGATATCGCGCGGCAACCGTTGATCTCGAGCATATGACAGTCAGTCAGGTGATGGCCAATCAGCAGGCGCACAACTTCAACGCAGCCGGTCGTTACCAGATAATCGGTGACACACTGAAGCTGGCGGTCAAAGCCCTTGGTCTGACAGGTGGTGAACCGTTTGATCAGAAGACTCAGGACTACATCTTCAACAACTACCTGATATCCCAGAAGCGGAAAGCTATTGGTGACTACATATCAGGTAAGTCAAATGATGTGCGAGCCGCAGTGTTGGCCGCGAGTCAGGAGTGGGCGTCAGTAGCTGCCCCTCCGGGAGCCCACACGAAATCAGGTCTAGTCTCTCAAGGCTACACTTCGTACTATGCTGGGACTGCCAACAACAAGGCGTCGATCAACGCGTTCGAGATGGCGGCCACCCTCCAGGCAGAACGAGCGCGTCGAACTGGGGACACGACAATTGCAACCCAGTCGGTGACAGTTACTCCAGGGACTGTGGTTCAACCCAAAGCCCCGACGAATGCAGAAAAGGCTCAACTTGCAGTGCAGACGAATCCAACGGCGATGGCCGTCCCTTCGTCAAGTGAGACGACAGTCATTAAGAAAGGTAAGCAGCTGATCAAGGTTGCTGCCTAGAGGAATCATCATGGCAAATACGAATTACTTGGTGCTCGTCCAACAGAGTACGACGGGGATTGCTGTTGAGGCCCCCATCCCCGAAACGTTTGCAATGGATTTGAGCGCCACTTATGAACAGGCACTGCCTCAAGGATTCGTGGGCAATAAGGCGATTAACCTGACGGCCGCAGCCTTCGGCGCTCGCTTGTCAGTTCAAGCACTGTCCGCCCAACTCTGGTCGGGCAACAACGAAATGGATCTGTCGATCGACCTCGAGTTCCACACCGAGAACGATCCAGTGAACGACGTACGGGCACCGATTCTTAACCTGATGAAGTTGACGACGCCGACCATTAGTTCGACAACTGGCATGTTGGCGAGCCCTGGTCCTAGCTTGGACTTCAGCGCGGTCGCCAATGCGCTGGGAACCGGAGCAGGTCAGCTGGTGAACATCGGTAAATCCGTTCAGGGTGCAGCCGCGAATCCGTCGTCACTTGTCAACGCGATCGGTAACGCCGCGTCTTCAGCGTGGTCGTCGATCCGGGCGGGCTATCAATCGGCTACCACTGGACTGATCGACCCGAGTCAGCAAACTGCTGATGGATCCAATAACGTTCAGCAGGCATTGCAACAGAATCCCAGCCTAGGGAGCGCTGCCTACTGGAAGACTCAAGTAAAGAACTCGATCTCGATCGCCATCGGTAACTACCTGTACTTCGATTCGGTTGTCATAACTCGAGTGTCCAACACCTTCATGTCGAACTTCGACGCGCAAACTGGGTTGCCGCACAACGTTCGCGTTCAGGTCGCGTTCAAGCCGCTGTTCATGATTGTGGCCTCTGATCTCGATCAGATGTTCCTCAATCCGAAGGGTGGGGCCACTCCTGGAAACAACAGCTTCGGCTTCTCGCTCCCAGCACCTACGGGTGCCAACTCAGGAAGCTTCGGCATCGGGGCTAACACCTTCGGCTTTCACACCTAAGAGGCGATCATGGGCGCACCATTCCCTGGTTACAGCGCAGACTATGACTGGTCGAACTATACGCCAGTTGATTCGACTGGCTCGAACTACGATAAGTTCAAGTCTGCGTACAAGAATATCCGGTTCAACGTTCAGCCTACGACACAGATTCAACTCACCATCCAAGACTTGGCGAATCTCCCAGGTCTGGCCTACAGGTTGTATGGTGACACGAGTTTGTGGCGTGCTCTTCTGGCCTACAATGGATTGTCCGATCCTCTGTCAGACATTGCGGTCGGGATGACCTTAAAGATCCCAACCAAGGCGGCGATCACTGCCTATGTGTCAAAGCAGGCTAACAATCAACAGACACCGATCGTAATCTGAGGACATCATGGGTGCCTATATCGTTCAGGGGCGCATAGAAGTTTCGCTGTACATCAATAACATCGAGTTTCCGCTGGACACCATGAACGTGTTGGGCTTTCTTCATGTTGGTTGGTCGTCTAAGCTGCTGCTCCCTACGTTCCATATGTCGTTGTCTGACGTGCAGCACGTATTGGATCAGGTTGAGCTCCAGGATGGGGTACCGATTCGCATTGTGGTCAAGCCCTACTCGGCACCTACAGTGACCTATAACTTCCGAAAGTTCCATCATCGGAAGCAGTTCAATGGTAACTGTTTCATCTATGAGATGGATGGCTACCTTGATGTCGTGAAGTACTGGACGGGCACTTCGCTAGCTGGACTGCGAGGAACCTCGGATGATATCCTGTCCCAAGTGTCTCAGATATGCGGCCTTCAGTACAATGGCAGTGTGTCAACTAACGACAGTCAACTGTGGATGCAACGCAATCGCACCTATGGGGAATTCGCGGCCGACATTGCATGGCGAGGTTATGTCAGTGATTCGTCGTTCATGCGCATTGGGGTCGATCCACGTGGGATCCTTATCTATCGCGATGTGAACAACCTGCCTGATCCGCAGACGACCATTGTCCTAGGTCAGTACATCAATGGATGTTTCACTGCCGTTGATTACGAGCCTCAAGCAAAGTCGGGGCTCAACAATAAGATGGTGGGCTACAAGAACACCCGGAACGATCAGAGTCTAACCGCTGATGAGATGGCTACGGCCTATAGTCAGCTGTCGTTCACTCCAGATTCGAAGTCACCGCTGATTAATCTAGCGGTTCGCAACGCGATGGGTAACGGCTATCAGTCGTTCGGTGGGATCGACATGGGGAACACCCATGACAACTACGAGCGTGCCCTATACCAGAATCTGCGGTTCGCCAATCTGTACAGCCTTGATGTAGAGTTCCTGATCCAGACGCCTACGAACCTAACGCTGTTCGACACGTTCACCTTCTCTGTCGATCAAGAGTCCAATAAGCAGGACGCGGCCTACGCGGGGACCTACATCGTTGCGGCCAAAGCGTTCCTGGTTCAGGGTGCGACCTATGCTGAGAAGCTGCTTGGCGTTCGTCAAGGGACAAACTTGAATTACACCTCGGGTTGATCGATCATGCCTTTTCATACCGCAAATGACACCGTCAACTTCGCTGAGGGGTATGACGGATATCTGGTTGGTACGGTGACTGCTAACGTCGATCCTCTGGGATTGGGGCGTGTTCAAGCACAGGTGCCGGGCCTATACGATCCTCAGCAAGGCGAGATACCGTGGATCGCACCACACGATCGTCAGTCGCCCTTTGGTTATGGCACTTCTGCTGAAGGTCCCTATGGAGTGTACGGAGTCCCACCAATCGGAGCCAAGATCAAGATCGAGCTTCAAGGTGGGGACGTCCATAAACCGCTGTACTCGCCGCTGCACGCAAAGGCCGACACGAATTCTCGATTCTCAACACCGAATGTGTGGGGTTATCAGGATCCTGACGGCAACTACATGCTGTACGATATAGTGGCCCATACGTATCTGTTCGTGACACGGACTGGGGCGTCGATTGAAATCGATGCGACGGGTAAGCGTATCACAACTGTCAACGGTGATGCTGAAACATCGAATGGTGATTGGACTGTCAACGTGACTGGCAATGCTCGCATCACGTCATCGGCAGACACGTCAGTCAATGCGTCGGGCAACGTTCTGGTCAAAGCTACTGGAAGTACCACGGTTCAGGGCGCAACTGTGAACGTAACTGCGTCAGGCACAGCCACATACACGGCCTTAGCACACGTCTTCAACGGACCGATCACGACTAATTCGACTCTGGCAACTGCCGGGGACATCACCGACTCGACCGGGACGGGTAACACGCGGACGATGGCCAACATGCGTCTTGTGTTTGACGAACACCGCCATCACTATGACGACAATGGTAACGACAACATTACCGACGTACCGTTCCCGCTCACGTGATTTGATGGATAGGACGAAATTTTATGGCACAGATCACAGATTTCCAAACGAGTCTTGACGGGGCGACGTGGGTTGATTTGAACTCCTCGTATGGACTTAATACGCTACCTGACCGGCTTCCCGATGGACAGGCGTTGCAGAACGACCTGTTCAACCTACTGAACTGTTGGATTGGGGGCCGCTCACGAACGTTCCAACCCGAATACGGATCCATGTGGTATCAGTTCGTTCATGAACCAACTGAACAGTCGACGGCCAACAAAATGCGAGTCGCTATGATCCAGGCTCTAGCTCGTTGGGAACCTCGGATCACAGTGGATTTCAATAACTCGTACATAGTGCCTGATCTGACGCTACCGGGCTACAACGTGCGAATCGCCTATACGATCAATCTGAATAGCTCGAAACAGCAGCTATCGTTCAATCTGCGGACTTAACATGGCGAATACCACTCTTGTGTTGTCGGACTTGACTGCCGACGTAGGGGACTTCGTTACCCAATTCCAGCAAGCTCTGTCAAAGAAGCAAACATGGCAAGGCTTTCTAACGACAGCCAGTGCGGAGACGATGATCGAACTCGTCTCCTCAGTAGGTGCTTTTGCCCAAGGTCGTATCAGCCGTGAAGCTGAAGACGCGTTCTCGGAGACTGCGCTGGCCGATTCGGCAGTGTTGTCCATCACTCAGATGCAGGGACTTCGTATCGCACGCTTCCTGCCTGCAGGAGTCACTGGATCACTGACCAGTCCAGTGTCAGTGACGTTGCCACCCTTGACTCAGTTCTCATGTGCTGGTAACTACTTCTTCAATCGTGACGCGCTTCAACTCCTGGCCAACACGCCACTCAATGTCACTCTGTACGAGGGACAGGTCTACACATACCAGATGTCGGGCCTCGGCAGTGAGCGGCAAACGTTCGTCAGTCAGCAGGATTCGTTCGCAGTTTCTGACCTAGACACTATTGTCCAGATCAACGGAACGATTATCCCTAAGGCATATGGGAATCTGTGGAACTTCGACGGGCTTCCTGGCTATGTGGATATGACGCTCAGCGACGGGCGAATGCTCCTTCAGTTCGGTAACCTCGGCGGTCTCAACGGACAGTTCGGCTCGATCCCCCAAGTGAACGACGTGGTGTCGGTCAACTACGTGATCACAAAGGGACAGACGGGCAACAACATCGTAACCCAGGGCAAGGCCGTATCGGTCACGGGGTTCCCGCTCATTACGGGATCGTTTAACGCCAATCCAACAGGCGGATCAAACGATAAACCCGTTGTCGCCTACAAGAACATCGCAGCCGGTGGCTTCGGTACGTACAGCAGTGCCGTAACCAAGTCGCAATATCAAGCGATCATTGGAACATATCCTGGGATCCTCGACGCTGTGACTCAGGCTCAGCGTGAGATCAATCCTAGTGATTATCGTTGGATGAACGTGTGTCGAGTGTCGGGTCTCACGTCAAGTCCCTGGACGCAGGCTCAGAAGAAAGCGTTCACGGACTATTGTCAGACGGTGACGATGTACGCTCACTACTTCCTCTGGCAGGATCCGATTGCTATACCTCGCGACGTGGCGCTCGACGTCTACATCTTCAACTCGGCAATCCCAACGCAGGTGGAATCAGCGTGTCAGGATGCTATACAGAAGCTGTTTGCGCCACGTCCTGGCTTACTGATGACCAATTTCTACATTGACGATTTGGTGCAAGCCTGTCGTGCGGCCAATCCAGGGCTGATCTCGTACATAGTTCCTCAGTCGCCTACGGGATCGATGATCGTCACTGCGCCAGAGAGTCCACAGATCACGTTCGAGCTAGTACCGGGCGGTGGTTCACTTGGAGAACTGGTCTATGCCTACGCAGTGTCAACCACGTTGAACACTGGAGAGGTCGGGGTTCCCACGTCATGGGTCTTCCCGCAGATCATCACGAACACTGCGAACTACGGAATTACTCTGTCGTGGCCTGCGGTCTATAATGCGCAGACGTATACGATTTGGGGCCGTGCGCCCGGCAGTGGGTTGGGCGTCCTTGCCACCGTTCCTGCGTCGACCCTGACCTGGACTGACAACGGATCGATCACTCCGACGGGTGGACAGCCAACGACCATCGCAGACACGCCGATCCGCTACAATTCGTTGAACAGCTTGACCATCAACGTGTATTACGCTGATCGCCAGCAACAACTGCAGTCAGGGGCCAGCGAGCCTACACGGCTCTCTAATGGGTAACTGAAATGACCTATACTTACACACTCGATCCGCCAAGCTCAGATCCGGCTGAGAACCGGCGGCTGGGCTACCGGACGCCGCGCTCGATTTTGCTGCCTCCGTACTTCGCAACCAATCCGTTGTTTGTTGATTTCATGGATGCGATCGACGAAGTGTTCGAACCGCTAGTTGACCAGAAGACTGAGATCTTGGGTGACCTACGAAATATGTGGGTCACCAATCCAGATATGGAAAACGTTCAGATAGCGAACGCTGAGCTAATTCCGTTTGAGGCTTGGTCTCAACCCGAACGTGATCTGCTGGTCAAGCAAGTGAATGCCCTGGGCCTCAAGCTCCAGAACGCTGGCATCATCAGCAACGATAGCTATCAGGTTATCAGTCGCTGGGCTGGTATGTATTGGTTCGGTAAGGGTACACAGTCGTTCATCAACTTCATCAACTACTGTCTGTCGTCAACGCTTACGGTCACCCGTTTGTGGACTGCTGACTATGTGAACTTCGTAGCCGAAGGCGATCCTTCGATTGGGACCCCGATCTGGGAAGGTGGTACGTGGTATCCAACGACTCACGTGTCTGTCGTGGCTACGGGCGGCCTTCAGCAGCTTGACATCAAGACACTGGTCAGTTTCTTCTACGAAATTGCGAACTACAATCTGGTCCTGCAGTCGATCCAGTTGGCGTACAACATGTGGATCACTGACGACGACACGTTTGCACGCACCGACGCAGAAGTGGTGGCCGTCGGCCTATGGGCTGACTCGGTAATCGTGCTGTCCAATATCTTCCAGTTTGGGGCCGATAGTCCACCAGTGTTTGATACGGAGCCTAACATACCGGTCGGAGCCTACACAGTGACCCCTACGGCTACTGACCTGAGTGGGGCTTACATATTGAGCCAACCGACTGCTTGGATAATGGACGCGAGTGGTAAGAAGATTCCGGCCTACACGTCACAGGATCAGCAGCTAACGAACGACACGTCACTGTCAACCACGTTCTGTGGGAATGAGCCGGCCTCGCAGGACCAAGTCATGATGATCTTTGGTCCAGTTCAGTGGATCCAGGTTCCGGGCAGTTCACGTAGTGACGCGCGCATTCCAGTCTTCTCATCAGTGCCTGTACCTCGTACTGCGGCACTAGCTAATCTGCCAACGCAAGTCGTGGGCAATCTGCGTGGAAACTTCCTCTGCAATCCTACTGGCTGGACCGAAGTCGTGGCCGGTAGTGGCAAGTACACACCTTATTGGGCTTAAGACATGAACCCGAATCAGAATCCAGTAATCTATGACGCAACGGGCAAGGTTCATCGGCCGATGGTTCCAGGCCAGGAGACCATGACCCCATCCTTGATTGCTTTGTCGGCAACGCCGGGCAATCGCCTTCAGTCTCTGGGTGATGGCCTATACCTTGGCGCTCAAGGGACTGCCGCGTCTCCGTATCAAGTGTATGTCAATTCGAGTACAGGCACAGACGCACCCGCAAACGGTGCGAAGACAACTCCGTACCGGACTCTAGACTACGCGCTTCAACAAGTTCAAGCGCTGTTCCCTAGTTCGCTGTTCTCGGGCTATGTCAACGTGTTGCTCCAGGCGGGACAGTCGTTCAGTGTCAACAACGACGTGACTCTGTATAGTGGTATCCTGGTCATCGGTTTCTATGGAGATCCTCAATACGGAGACATGAACAGCACGGTTGGTGGAACGACCAATAGCCAGAACATGGCAGATCTGGCGCGGCCAATCATCACCTTCGGTACATCGTTGGTCAACGGACTGAACCATTTGGCGGGCTTTAACCGTCATGGTGGCAGTCTGTCCTTCGTGGGAGTACAGCTCAATCTTCCGGTGGCCCCTGCTGCTCCATCGAATACGCTGTACACGAACTATTCGGATGTCGTGCGTTCGTTGAACAACAGCGATCCAGGAATTGTGACTCTGGTTGGAACCATCGTCAACATGACTGATGTCACGGCCTATTGGGGTCTGCTCGGTGTTCATGCTCGGTCATCGAATACGACGCTTACACAGTTCACGTCTCAGTTCTGGGTCGATGGACGCGCGCTGTCGGCTACGGCATCGCCCGCACCAACGACTGCCGAACTGACGCAACGCCAGTTCTTCATCAAGTTCTACGCTGATTATGCGGGTAACAATCAGTCGCAGGTCTTCATGGAGGACACGACTGCTAATTCGTCAACTGCGTCGGGCCTCTTGAATTTGACGTGGGCTGATGTGTCCGCGCTAGTGGTAACTGGAGCCAAGACTAATCTGGCAACGTTCCCAGTGGCTTTCGATCTTACGTATGGCCTGCGGAACTACATCTACAATCTGAATCATGACCAGCAGCAACGCCCGTTGAACGTGGTGAGCAGCCGTCTGATCTGATCCCGACCAGAATAAGACACCCAAGAGGTTCCTATGAGCAACGCAACACCACTGTTTTTGATTACGGACGCGGGGCTGGCCGCTGCTTCGATAGCGACGCCGACCGGTCCGTATATCCATATCACTAGCTTCGAGATCGGCAGCGGGTATGGATACAATCCGCAACGATCGGACACGGGCTTGAACGGCAATCTTCTGTACACGGGGACGCCGACGACCTACGAGAACATCGGCAACAATACGCTGGACATCATCTGCGAGATCCCACCTGACGCGGGTCCTTTTGACTTCGGCGAAGTCGCCCTGTATCTCAGTGGCGGTGTCATGTTTGCGAAGGCTGTGTTCAGCACGCCGCAGACCAAGTATTCGTCGTTGGGCACCAACGTCGTATCGTCGTATACGTTTCACTGCTTGCTCAAGCTCGAACAGTCGACAGCCGTCTTCCAGATCAGTACGACGAACGGGCCGCCGGCTGTGTGGAACGTCTATGCGTGGTCTGACGTATATCCTCCCGGTATCAGTGCCAATCCGGACATCCCACTGTATCTGGTGCGTGAACTCAGCCCGGCTGGCGACTCGTCGCTGTTGCAGAATACGAACGACACCGAATGGACAGTGGGCACCACGTATCAACCAGTACGAAATAGTGCTACGGTCGCCAACTCGTCCACAAGCTGGATCGAGTTTGCGTCCAATCTGTTTCACCCCAATGATCTGACGGCCGCCAATCGTCAATGGGTGATTGAGACGCCTGACGGCTTCTTCCGTTCAGTATCGTCAATCGTTACCTCAGGGTCCAACTATCGTTGCAATCTCAACGTGACTAACGACGGGACGTACAATAACAGTCCGCTGTTGACCGCTCCTGCGGTGGGCAGCAAATGTCGTCTCTACAGTTCGACCCAGAACGGCAACATCATCCATTACGATCAGATCGTAGATCCACCGTCAATTCCGTTGGCGACCGTCGGCAATCCAGGTTTGGCCTACGGAGGGGCTGGGCTGTATATGCCGAGCCCTGGAGTGATCGAAGCTCACGGATTTTTGCATTCACCAGATACGAATACGGGACGCACCCTAACCTCGTCTGACGATCTGAACAACATCGCACTGCCGTCCGGTCTGTACACGACGTATGTAGGTGTCTATGGATATCCGGCCAACATGCCCGCTCCTTGGGAAGGTCATATCTGGATTCAATGCTATGCCACTGGATCAGACGTGACTCAGTTGTATTGGCCTCAAGGAAGTGGTGGTGGTAGTCCGGATGGAACCGGTGGCTATCCTCCGTACTTCCGTTCGTACTCGCCATCCACTGGCTGGTCAGCATGGTCATCGTTGGGAGCCAAGGGTCGTCAAGGCAGCAGCAGCTACACGACGGCACACGCAGAATGGACTGGTACAAGCACTGTCCTCACATGGAATGGGAGCTCATCTCCTTTTGGATCAGGGCTCCCTGCGCTGACCAAGGCCGGTGTCCTTCACATGTATGTATGGGATGACGGTTCACGCACTACACAGGTCAATCTCAATGGCTCGCGTGTCTCGTACAATACCAAGGGTGGCGGCGCTGGTTATGGTCGTATCCATCATGACACAGTGATGTTCAACGCAGGTGATACGGTCGATTGGATTGTGACCAATAGTGGTCTTTCACCAATCGGTGCTGCAATGATTCTGCTCAGCTAAGGAGAATGAGTGATGAGTATTTCTGGAACAATCGCAGTTCCCGCTGAGCAGGCGGCAGTCCTACAGGCCGCTGCCGAAGCGGCCAAGACAGCTAAAATCATGTCGTCGCCAGATCCGGCTCCTGCCGCACCCGCGCCGTCCAACAAACTGTACGCATATCCGTACACAAAGCTGACTGGCGTCGCTTCTATGCTCAGTGTGTACACAGGGACTCCCATCGAGTTGGCGGAGGGACAATCGCCACCAGAGAATTCGAGCCCCTGGCGACCACCGACGGCTCCAGACGGACGCGCTGTCTATTTTGATGGCTATGGGTGGTTCGTCGGCCCTGATCTGGCCACTGTGAAGATAGCTGATCTGCAGACTATCGTCTTCAAGGATTTGGCCGACACCTTTCAATCTCAAGTCGATGCATTGACCACAGGCTACACGGCAGCCGAACGACAGTCTTGGGGTCAGCAATTGGCCGACGCTAAGAGTTTGCTCGCTGGCGGTCAATCCTCTGCGTTGCTGACGACCTTGGCGTCTGCACGAGGGGTTGATCCAAAGGTTCTGGCCCAGAAGATCGTAGACAAAGACGCGGCGTATCAAAATCAGTATGCGGCACTACTCGCTGCGTATCAGAAGCAAAGAGACGCTGTGTCGATAGCTACGTCACCCGATCAGTTGCCGGCCATATCCATCGCAGCCTTCAGCACTGTTCGTCCTCTGTGACCGCAGACTCGCAAAATAAAAGCCCCGTCGCCATAAGGCCACGGGGCTTTTTTCACGCCCTAAAGTCAGGGTTTAGTGTAGAACAATGAGACGTTGGCGGTCGCTGTGGCTGCGCTAGGATTTGCTATCGTCACAGAATCATAGTTGCCATCGAGAACCAAGGTGCTATTGACCGGAATGGTCATCGATACAGCGCCGATGGTCAGCGTAACCTGAAGAGGCGCGTCGGTGCCGATGCAAATGCTGCTAATTCCCGTGACCGTCACGTTCGCGTTCGGCGCGATGGTTACCGACTCGGCCGCAAGAGTGTTGGCCCCTATGTAGGACGAGACGGTGCCCACGCGACGGATGACCGAATTTAGCCCCTCGGAAACCTTGACCTCATACTTCATGGTTGTCGCAGGCTGAACCGGCAAGCTAACTACACCATCCGGAAACTGAATAACTCCCATTGAGAACTCCTTGATTAGAATGCGATGCAAAAAGGGCCGATGACAACCCGATCATCGGCCCCGTGGCACTATCTACGTCCTGCGAGTGCTTTTAGCTTCTGTTCTCTTTCCCAGTCGTCACGACAGTCCAGGTCACAGAACAGATGCGGTGAGCGAACCTTCTCATCACAGTAGTAGCAGTACCCTGAATGCAAAAGGGTTCGGCCTACGTTGCTTCGAATGTTCGAGATAGTGAAGCTTGTAAGATCTTCTGTAGCTTGTTGAGCGCGGTCTCCTGCGTCCGACAAGCGAACACGGTCCATATGATCCATGTGAATCCCCGTTCAGTGTTTCTAAGTTATTGCCAGTGTAGCGCGTCACGTAGCCCTCGTGCTACACCATCAAATTGTCTTAGCAACCTTGAACGGTGGATCCTCATTTCTCGTCGTACAGGCCCTTCAAGATCTTTTCAGCCTCGTCCATCTTCTTTTGGTCAACGTTCTTCCCACCACGATTGCGATAGAATGACAACCTCGACGATGCTTGCTTGTGACTGTTACTCACTCGTTTGAGCGTCTTAGCTATGTCAGCCGCCGATTTCTCGAACGTGCCTTCGGGCACCGCATTGTGATCTGGATGTACGTCTTTCACCCACTTTTCAGCCTCGATCAGCCGTTGAGCGGCCCGTAGTTCTGTAGCCATCTGAAGATCCTCCACGTCAAAACCAGTGTCAAGCACTGCATCATCGAGATTGTGGCCCGGTGGCAGTGCGTACACCGGAGTCTCTGCGCTGGACGTCGTAGACTTTGGACCAGACGTCGGTTTTGGTTCACCGTAGGCGTTGCGTAGACTTTCTTTTGCGTCGTACAGGCGCTTCTTATCTTCGCCTTGGAGATTACGTCCCTGACGATTGATGTACGAGTTAAGACGGCGACTGGCTTGCCCGTAGTCTTCCGAATGTTGCTTGATAACGTTCACCATCTCAGCAGGATTCTTATCGAATGTGCCTTCGGGCAAGACTCGACCTGGAGTCCGCGGCTTGCCCTTGTACTGACGATCCATTCGATCCTGCCAAGTGTAGTCCTTGTCATTGTTGGGTGGGTCAGTTATCTGACGCTCACCCAATAGACGACGCACGGCCCGTAGTTGTTTTTGCATCTGGCCCTCACTTCTCATCGCGACACGCGTTATACATCTGGACTACCTTCAGCGTGTAGTCCTTCAGTAACTCGTTGTCACCGATGGTCGGTAGCGGAGGGCACTCACGATGATGGACTGTGGCACACCCGCTAACGACTACGGCTACTGCAAGGATAAAGATCCTCATTTCGTAGCTCCTTTGACGGCATTGTTAATGCGCGTCCGTTCTGCCGCAGTTACCCCCTTTTGAGCTGCGGCCGCCGCTTCTGTGGCCGCAGTTTTTGCCTCCTTTGCTACCTTTACCACGTTGGACAACTGAGCACTACGCGCCTTTGCCGTCTTCGCTATGGTGCCCACGCGGTCACTCATTGTTTGAATGAGTGTCGTCTGCTCTTGAATGCGTGCCGTCTGGTCCGCAAGCAGTGCGTCACGTTCGGCCAGACGCGAATTAGCAGCATCCGACGCCTGGACCAGTCGTGCATTACAGTCAGCGACTAACGACTCCCGCTGCTTTGCCAACTGTTCGACCATCGATCGTTGCGCGCCGCGATCCTCCATGTTCTTTACCACATAACCTAGAGTGAACGCAGCACCAACGACCATCAAGGCCCCTAGTTGGGTCCTAATACCGCTCATGATCCTCGTATGAGTGCGGCGTACGAATCCTTCTCTACGAGTGTCTATCATATCAAGCTCCTTATTGATCAGGGAACGCCGCCGTCGGAGGAGTGAAGTTTGCCGTGTATCGAGCAACGCCGTATGTGATACGGAAGTCGTTCAAGAATGCGGACAAGACAACGTTCCCTGCAACGTCAAGCGAGGTACTGTTTGCGCCGACAGCCAGTGGTGAAGTAGACGCCATCAACGCAGACGAACCGATACTACCTGATCCGATGGATACGCCGTTTAGATAAAGCGTCACTGTACCTCCACTGCGAACCAAAGCAAGATGGAACCAAGTGTTCAATGTTACAGTGGTAGAGGTGCTTATGGTCACGGCCCACGCACTGCCTGATGAAGAAAGATAGGCTTGAAACACGCCGTTGTTCAGTTCCACCATCATCGGCGTATAGTTGTTGTTGCTCGTACGTTGCGCCCAAAAGCCATTTGACGCACTTCCAGAGTACGTACGTACGTACCACCAGCCTTCAACGGTCCAGTCAACCGCACTCCAAACGGGTAGCTGATTGTTAGGCACAGCAATCAACGTGGACTGATTACTTCCATCAAAATCTATGGACGAACCGTTGAACTTCGATTGCGACGTAACAATCGCAGTGTTGCCCAGAGTTTGTACAGTCTGTTGCAGTGCATTGTCCAAAACCCCCGTCGCAACGTCAGTGGCGTTGTACAGGAATGAAGTGTCCACAACGGCTGTTGACAATGGGGCTATCGGTGGAGTGAACGTCGCAGTGTACACCGCACTTCCGTTCACTATACGCAGATCAGAGATAAATCCGTTGAAACCTTGTGTCGTTCCATTTATAGCTTGTCCTATAAGAATAGGTTGGCTCGATCCAAGATTATCTGCGGCTGTGACCGTAGCTACTTGCACTCCGTTCTTGAACAAGCGCCAGACACCGAAGTTGTCACGCGTCAACGCCACGTGATACCACGTATTCAACGCCAACGCTGTGGAATCGGAATAAACAGTGTTGTTAGGTCCATCGTAGAATGCGAGTTGTCCAGACGCATTGACCTGCAATGCTGTAGCTTGTGCAGCAACAGCTGATCGTAGATCTACCAGATTACACGCATTCGAATTGACAGACTGCATGTACATCCAGCACTCAATGGTGAACGCACCTGTGCCAAAACCAAATGATGAAGATGCGGCATACGACAGGTTGGTCCCACCTCCTGCGAAATAGCACGATCCCGCATACTTTGACGAGGCATACGGCGTGCCGTTGTCCCCGAAAGGATTGAATCTACGAATCGCTGGCGTACCCCCTACCGAAATCGCCCAAGCATTCGTTGAATTGTCGATCCAACGATTTGACTGACAGCTCAGGAAGTTCGTCCCAGTGATAGCCGTCAGCGGCGCTGTCGAGGGTGTAAAGTTTGCTGTGTAGACTCGCGAACCAAACACGACTCGCACGTTACTGACATGGCCTCCCCACACCGGATTCGTGCCCACATTGTTGTTACCGATGGCTGCCGCACCTATCCCGAGGTACATGTTGGTCACACCGTGATTAAAGGTGTTCATCAACTGACCATCGAAGAAGAAGGTACAGGCCCCGGAACCTCCTACCTGAGTAATCGCAAAGTGGTGCCACGTTCCGGCAGTCAGACTAATGTTGGACGAATTCGCATTGACGATGGTGACCCCGTCGCCATTCGAAAACTGGACCAACATCTGATAAGCACCACCAGTGATGACCTGAACGCCAAGTGCCAGTTCGAAATTGTTCGTACCAGTCCGTCCCTTCTGCCACATGACATATTCACCAGCCGATCCGATGGTCGTGGGCAACGTCTCGAACATGGCCCACATTTCGATGGTGAACGTCTGATTACCTGGTGCTGCGGACGTGGACGCACCATAGGTCAGATACGATGCGGCCGCACCGTTCAAGTGTGTTGACCAATTCGATCCATAAGGAGTGAACGTCCCTTCAAACGGGCTGCCCGTCGAAGTCAGTGAGATCTGACTCGAAGGCATAGTCGCAGCGAACACGTTATTGGCATACGCGTTCTGACCCGTCCCATGGACCAACAGGGCAACGTTGTTGAAATAGGTATCGCTTGAGATGCTGTTGGGAAATGCTGCTGAAGGAGCAGTAAATCCTGTCGTAGCGTATCGTGCGACACCCAACGTCACCCGGATGTCTTCCATGTAGCCCGTGAAGGGCATGGACGCCCAAGTGGCGTCAGCTCCTACCGTGAAGTAGTCACCCGTGCTGGACCCAACCGATCCACTCATGGCCGCACTTCCTACTTGCGTACCATTGATGAACAGATAGAGCGTGTTGCCCGAACGCATGGCCGCCACGTGTGACCACGCGTTAGCCGCTGGCGAACTGGTTGACGTCAAATCGGTAGAGTTGTTCCAATGGAAAGCCAGTTTGCCCGCGTTGAGATAGAACAACCAGTCACTGTTGGTGCCGTTTTTGGCACACCCCATGATCTGCGCAGTCTCACTGGCAGACGTAGGGTAGATCCAGGCTTCTGCTGTGAAGTTTACTGACCCAAGCTGAAGGTAGGTACCTCGTGCGCTCAGTGTTGGATACACACTGTTCGCCAGGGCGCCGCTGAAATACAACGAGGTAGTGCTGAATTTGGACTGGGCGCTGCTTATCTGTGCCGTTCCGACCGTGAGCAGTTCGTGCTGCATCGCGTTGTCATAGACACCAGACGTGCCTGCCGTCTGTGCATTGTACAGTAAGGCCGTGCTCGCCACATTCGCTGGAATGGACGTGCTCGGGGTGAACGAAGCTGTGTACAGGGCAGTACCGTTGACAAGACGGAGACCCGTCAGATAACCACTGAAGAAATTGTGGGCAGTGAATCCGCTTTGATTGTTGTCGGCCCCCAACAGCACTGGTTGTGTCGCGCTATTCAATGCGCCGCTCACCGTCCCAGTCGTTGCGTCCAGCACGCCGTTGACGAAGAAGCGAACGGTTGATCCTTGACGGGTGATCGCCACGTGATTCCATGCACCCGGCACGATTTTCGCAGACGTGCCTGCAATCGAAGCGTTAGTTGCACCGAGGCCATACGTGAACTGCAAGAAGCCCGTATTCAGCGCTTGAAACATGAAGGCACACGAAGACGCGGTGCCAAATGTCCACCAGCTGAGCAACGACGTATTGACCAACGCGGGCATGTAGACCCAGGTCTCGAACGTGAAGTCGCCAGACAGCTGGAAATTGGAACTCGCTCCAGTCTGCAAAAAGCCAGACGAACCATCGAACCAGCACGAGCCTCCATACGTAGTCGTGCTGTAGGGCGTGCTGTTGTCGCCGAACGGATTGAGTCGTTGTATCGCTACAGTGCCCGATGCCGTGAACGCATAGGCGTTCGTGCTGTTGTCCAAGAATCGATTGGACTGACAGGTCAACAGTGCCGTATTGGTCACTGCCGTCAATGGCGATGTCGATGGAGTAAAGGCTGCCGTGTAGACCGCCGTGCCATTGACAACCCGCAGATTCGACAGATAACCGTTCAATCGCGTGGCACCCGTGCCCGCACCGAAACCGAGATACAGATTGGTCGCCGCGTAGGTCGACGAATCAGTCACTGTCGTTACCAGTGCTCCGTTGACGAACAATCGACCTGTGGTCCCTTGTCGTGCATAAGCTACGTGGATCCATGATCCAAGTGGGATGTCCGAAGTCGATGCGTCCTGCGCCGCGACTGTAGTTCCATTAGTGAAGGTCAGCGAACCGCCGCTCAAGCCCAGCGACCAGCCGCTGAGATTTGATGCATTACGTGTGTCGATGAACAACGCATTGTTTGACTGAGCTATCTCCAGATTCACCCAGGTCTCGACTGTGAAGTCTGCGACACCGAATGCGAGGGCACTGGTAGCCGTCGCAGTCAGGTAGCCGGTCACGCCGTCAAACATGGTACTCCAGTTGGCTCCGTACGGCGTGAACGTACCCTCGGTCGCGTTACCTCCGTGACTAAGGGTCGGCAAGTTTGTTGCCTTGAACGTGTTGTTGGCCGCCCCGCTCGCCCCGTTACCATGCATTAACATGGCTACGTTCTTGAAGTTTGAATCGGTTGGAGCCACTACTGATCCGCTCTTCAGTGCAGCCAATAGAAGTCGATTTGAGCCCATATAAAATCCTATCTATAGAGAGCGGGCCTAGGCCCGCCCTCATCGACTACCATCCAGTAGTGAAATCGTACGTCCGTACATCCGACACCAAAGTCAACGCCATGATGGCATCATGATGCTTCCTTTCGTTTGTGAACGCGTTCTGGATTTGCGCCGTCATCGTGTTGAGAATTGCTGACGAGTCCGTCGGAGCCAACGATATCCAACCGTTCAATCCCTTGAAGTTGATGGTCAGATTATTGGTCACCGATTCACGCAGCACTGTAAATGCCTGCGTGTCAGTTGAGATCTGGATCGTGTTATACACGACAGGCGCGTAGCTGATGGTCCATCGGTAGGCCGCCAGTTTGGCCAGCAATATCTGCTGACATTGGTCCAGCGGTAAGTCCGTAGTGGTCCATGCCTGAGTATAACTACCGTCCGCGTTCTGTGTCGGTGTTCCTGGCTCGTATGATGAATACTCATCATTTGGGCTAGGTGTGTTGACCAAGACTGCAACGTTGAAGGCAGCGACATCGGCCTGGGTTAGCACCGCTGGAAACGAGACATTCGGATTCCGTTGTCGAAGCTCAGCCTCCGACAATGGAGTCATCGTCAAAAGATCGATCAAATTCATTTCATGCCTCATATCTTAATGAACGTTAGGTCCGATGACAAACACCATGTAAGTCGATGTCGTCGTGTCATAGACTACACCCAAAAGGTCAGTTCCCGATACGGTCAGTGACGGCGCAGTTCCGGACGCAAACTGTGTTCCTGCAGGCCACGTAATCGTCGAGGATCCGCCGTTGGTAATCCGCAGATAGGCAACCTCACTAATGCCCGCCGCCAACGTGTTCGTGAAGGCGATGGTTGTCGCACCTGCGATGGTCATCGTCCATTCGCTGGCAGTCCCCAAGTTCAGGGTCTGCGTGCCGGACACCGAACCGAGGGCGGTCACCGTGAAGCTATATGCATCACTCTGCGTACGACCTGTGATAGTCGGACTTGCGTTCAACAGTCCACCAACACCTGTCACATCAGATGCTTGCAGTGTCACAGCACCCGTACGAGTGTTGAACGAAGTGACTGCGGTGATGCCCGACACAGCAGCCTGGACAAAGGCTGTGGTTGCGAGTTGAGTCGTATTCGTTCCTGCGGTCGCCGTAGGAGCCGTTGGTGTCCCAGTGAACGCCGGGCTTGCCAACAACGCGCCTCCAACACCAGTCACGTCTGCAGCCTGGAGCGTTACGTTCCCAGTACGATTGTTGAACGTATAGACCGTGGCCGTGGTTGCGATCAAGATCATTCCTGCTGATCCTGCGGCCAAGAACGTGTAGACCACGCCATTCGTCAAGGTGAACGTTGTTCCTGCTCCGTTGTTGACCTTAACCTGATAGCCAAGACCACCGTCGCTCGCTTGGTTGTAGACAGTCCACTTACCTGTCGACGGGAAGGTTACGACGGGATTACCGCCAAGCGTTCCAGTGAACTCGATCGCTGAGTAACTGTATTGCTGAGGCGACAGCGAGAACGAGTTGGCCGAAGCAAAACCGTTCAGCGAGATACTGAGCAGACCCTGTGTCGCACCATAGACGTAGTTGGTGGTCGCCAGCGTTGTCGAGTTGTCACCGACCCCAGCCGTAGGAGCCGTTGGTGTCCCCGTGAACGCCGGGCTTGCCAACAGAGCTCCGCCTACACCTGTAACGTCCGACGCCTGAAGCGTGACTGCCCCAGTACGAGTGTTGAACGACGTGACTGACGCACCACCAATCGCTGCCTGAACGAAGGCTGTGGTCGCGAGTTGTGTCGTATTCGTACCCGGAGCAGCCGTAGGTGCGGTAGGAACTCCAGTGAATGCAGGACCTGCGAGAGGTGCCGCACCACTGACGTCAGCTACAGCTAGAGTGACCGCGCCCGTACGTCCTGCTACTGACGTGACATTGGCACTAATCGTACCGTCAGCAGCGATGGTGACGCCGGCTCCCTGCTTGACCCCACCGAGTGATGTTCCAGTCGCAGCCGCAACCGACAGATTACCCGACGCGTCAACCGACAGACCGCCACTGTTCGGGACAATGACACCACCCAGCGTCGTAGCCGTTGCTGGAGTGATGACGTTGACCGCCACGTTGGCATTGATGACCCCAAGCGAGCCGATGGACAACACGTGAGCCGATTCATTTTGAGGCACCACGTAGGTCGATCCAGCACCGTTGGCAATCGTTACGTGGAACGATCCTGTCGTGTTGTTGTACATCGTCCACTGTCCGCTCGAAGGGACGGTGAGCGTCACGTCAGCAGTCAGTACACCGGTGAACTCAAGAACTTGACCACCGTATTGCGCGCTTGTCAACGTCTCGTTCACGTTGCTGAGCGGAATACTCACGGTGTTCAACAGCGTGTTCTGCACGAAGGCCGTGGTCGACAACGTCGTTGAATTATCGCCGATGGCTGCCGTTGGTGCCGTGGGCAAGCCCGTGAAGGCCGGACTCGCCAACAGAGCTCCACCAACGCCGGTAACGTCCGAGGCTTGCAACGTCACGGCTCCAGCCCGTCCGTTGAAGGACGACACGCCAAGCGTGTTGAGTACCGAGTGAACAAATGCCGTTGTAGCCAGATGTTGCGAATTATCGGACGTTGCTTGAGTGACGGCCACCGTATTAGTCGCCTGCACTCCATTGACACCATCAGCAAACACAGTCCAGATTTCGCCTGACGGAATCGTTACTGTAGCACCCGATCCGTTGGACATAGTTGCAGCAAATGCCAACGTGTTCCAGAAAGTCCAACGACCAGTGTTTGGCACAGTGATCGTCGGTGGAGATGATGGGCTACCACCAAGGACAACCGTCGGATACGTGTATTGCTCGAACGTCAAGGCTTGCGATCCTGAGATCGCTGCGGTAATCACTCCTTGGGTCAACAGTGAAACCGAGTTCAGGTTCATCACCTGAGTGCCAGTCACACTTGCCAGATTGATGTCTGGCGTTGTTGGCGCACCAGTGAAGGCGGGACTCGCAAGAGGAGCTCCGCCTACACCAGTCACATCGCTCAGCTGGAGAGTTACTGCACCCGTCCGTGTGTTGAACGACGTCACACCCTGAGCTTGAACTGCGGCCGTAACAAACGCAGTAGTTGCAATCTGCGTGTTGTTTGTGCCCGGAGCCGCTGTCGGAGCCGTCGGTGTCCCAGTAAACGAAGGACTCGCGAGAAGTGCGCCACCAACTCCACTGACATCTGACGCTTGCAGTGTCACAGCACCTGTCCGCGTGTTGAACGAAGACACGCCTGACGCATTGATAGCCGCCGTAACGAAGGCGGTGGTAGCAAGTTGATCAGTGTTCGTACCAGGAGCAGCAGTGGGGGCCGTCGGTGTCCCAGTAAACGAAGGACTAGCCAGCAATGCGCCACCGACACCCGTCACGTCTGAGGCTTGCAATGTGACGGCACCGATACGTGTGTTGAATGACGATACGCCGGACGAGTTGATCGCCGCAATGACAAACGCAGTAGTCGCCAGCTGATCAGTGTTCGTTCCTGGGGCAGCCGTCGGCGCCGTGGGCACACCGGTGAACGCAGGACCAGCGAGGAGCGCGCCCCCAACGGTTGACACGTCACCGGCGGTCAATGACACTGCTCCAGGCCGACCATTGAACGTAGTGACGCCTGCGTTGGATATATTGCCCGACGCGTCCACGTTCAAGCCTGACCCCGACGGCACGATCACGCCACCAAGTCCAGTCTGGGTGGCCGGCGCTACTGACAGATCACCCGACGCGTCTACGTTCAAACCTGTCTTGACGATGACCGATCCAAGTGTCGTGGTCGTCGCTGGAGGAACCGAAAAGGCGACCAAGGCATTGTGGACAAACGCAGTCGTGGCTAACGTCGTTGAATTGTCTCCAGTGGTCGCCGTCGGAGCCGTTGGGACACCCGTGAACGCAGGACTAGCGAGAAGTGCACCACCGACGCCCGTTACATCTGCGGCCTGGAGAGATATGGCTCCTGTGCGACCATTGAACGACTGTACGTCTGCGGACAGCGAACCACCGACAGTCACGGACAGACCGGCACCAACACTTACGCCACCAACGGCCAACGTCGTAGCCACTGGAAGGTCAGTCCCTTCAATAGCACGGAAGGCTGGAACGTTGGCCGATCCAGATGCAGGACCCGAGAAGAAGGTCTTTGCGTTCTGACTTGAGAGCGTGGCCGTCAACGTTCCAGTGGTGGTCACCGGTGAACCTGAAACGTTGAAGATCGACGGCATACCCAAGGCCACCGATTGAACGCTTCCGGATGCTGTGCCTGACACCAACAGATCACCGTTAGCATCGACCGAGATCGTAATATTGGCCCCACCTGCTACTTTGCGAAGCTTGATGTTGGCCGTCGTGGCCCCACCATCGACGATGATGGACGTGCCAGTACCCGCCGCGTCTGTCGCCTGAACTACTACATTTCCGGCTCCGTCCGGTGCTTGACTGGACACCGAGCGCACGTCACCGGCGTTCACGTTAGGAACGTAGACTGCTCCCCACAAAGAGGTCACACCTGCCGATACCGTAGTTCCTGCAATCTGGACCGAGTTCTTCCACAGTTGAGCGTTGAACGGAAGTCCAGTGTAATCAGCAGTCATCTGATAGAAGACTTCTATCGAGCTACCGCTAATGATCGCATTCGTGATCGCGAGATACGGAATGACCAGTCGCCATGATGTGCCATTCCAAAGATACATGCCGTTTGCCAGCGAATCCCCCCTGGCGAGAACTACGATTGGGGGATTTGGAGTCATTCCGGGAGCAGTCAGCGGCAACTCTGATACCCAGGGAGCTACTACTGAACCCGATGCAGCACCCTGATGCAGAGTCACTGGATAATAGAAAACGCTTTCCATCACGGTTCCCTTTGAATGTTCAAAGGGCCGGTCCAATTCCGGACCGGCCCTCGCTTTACCATACGAAAATTTTGTTGGCTTTATTGAGCACTACGAGACGCTGTTGCACCAAGGTCGTCAACTGCTGGCCGGTCGCCCCGTTGATCCTATGCGTCGTCTCAGTAAATGCGTCGAGATCTGCCTGTGCGTTCAGCTGATTCTTATTCCAGAACCAACCGGCACTAAGCATCGCATCCTTCGGTTGCGCAACCAGATCAGGGGCCGCTACGATGTGACCATCTCCATATACGTCACTGTCGTACGCGGCGTAATTGCCACGCCCCGTCAAATGGAAACCACCACGACCACGAAAAGCCCAGCCATCGCCCGATGCAAGGTCACCATTGCCATTGCGATTGGCGTACACAAAGTTGGCGAGCTTCTGTGGATTCTTGACATAGTCTGGAGCATAGCCCTTGACCTGTCCTAGGACACCGCCGAGTACAGCCGGCATGTCCATCGTAAAGTGAGACGGCCACACTTCACACAAGCGTTCGGCCGTCGTATAATTCAAATTCTCGGACCAGAAGGTAAAACCTTCCGTCTCGTAGAAGGCTTGACTCACGAAGTAACGGATTCGCCTCGGAGATTGATCGACTTGAAAACGATTCGCAGTCTCGTTGATTGAATCAGTGAGCTGAATGATGAGTGCTTTGTCGACCGACGTAGCGAACTGCATCATCTGTTCCAACGTTACTTGATAAGCCATAAAGGCCTCCTACTTATTAGGTACGACAAGGGTCGCTGCTGTTATGAAGATCGTTCCGTTCTTCAATGGATTGAACGGATAGACCGCTTCGACTTGGATCAGGTATGTTCCTGGAACGAGTGCCGTTGGAACTGAGAGATCACCAATGGCAGCCAAGCTAATGTCGGTCGGATCCTTGACTAGCATGTCCGGGAATACATACCGCGAATCCCCATGCTGATCTTCGATCCATATGTGGTACACAACTCGACTAGCATCGACCTGAGTGGTGAACGTCGATTGAAGATGGATGGATTCTCCAGCAGAGGCGATCAGCGTTTGATCGGTCTGCACATAGTTGATTGAGGGCGCGCGTTCGAACCCCCAGACGATGGTGGCGCAGACCAGCCCGGCCAACATCAAAGGAGAGACCACCGTGAACAACCCATCGAAGAAAGCTAGGGCTTGTTTCACGGCAGTCGTCTGTAGCTTCGTACTGTGAATCACGGTTTATTCCCCTTCTTTCGGACCGCCCGTCGGCTGGGGGTTCACCTCGACCTTAACTACGACGCCGTCCTCGCTCTTCTCTTCGAGCTCGGAGCTTGGGGGCAGCCCAAGACGCAGACGATACAGGTTTTCAATTTCACGGAGAGCCCGTGTGCCCATGAGTCCGGATGTCGAAATCAAGACTGCCGACAACGGACCACTGATATTCGCCCATTCACATATCCAGAATGTCATCAGGCCAGCAAATCCGGCGGTGACTAAATCCCGAACGAGGATCACCCAACTGAAGCGTGTGCTCTTCTGGTTGAGATACTTGACTGCACCCCCGATCAGAGCAAGGCCCAAGACCCATAGATACGTGGTCAGCGGATATCCGAACGGATCTTTGTTGTCAATCATAGTTGCTCCAGATTTCTTTAATCTCAACTCCTAGTTGCTGTGCGGTTGCTGCTACCCGTAGCAGACGTAAAATTGCCCGTACCGACGAATTTGACTACCAGTAAATAGACACAAAGGAGATGATCATGGCCAAACTATTTCGTGGCTTCAGCATGACGCAGGTGGCTGCGCGTGCGCTCGACGATCCTCGAATGATCAAGAGTTTCGTCGAAACGCTCCTCGTGCAAAGCAACAACTTCGTGGACGTGCAGTTCGATACTGCTATGAGTACCATTAACGACCGAGTCAAGCAGGAGTTCGGTCACGAGATTTCGATAACGGCAATGGACGTGGAGACAGGCGACACGGCAGACGAGTTCTCCGACGTCCTACTGTTTCAGATCGATGTTGACGTACCCTCCAAGAGACTTCACTGATGAAGCAGAAGCCAATTATTTTTGTTATTGATGGGAACTGGTATCTGCACAGATCGTTCTCGACTCTGAAGACTAATCGACCAATCGAGGAAGCACTGCCTTACCATTTCGTTTCGATGGTGGTCAAGGACGCACTGTTCGTCAAGGCCCGTCATCTGCTGGTTGCCTTTGACGGACCGAAGATATTCCGGTACAAGGTGTACCCACTGTACAAGCACAGTCGTAACAACAAGAAGGGGAGAGACCAGAATGATGATGACCAAAAATCCAAGGACATCTACGAATTCCTGCCCGCCATCTTCAACCTACTCGACAAGGTGGGGATTGTCTATTATCAGCCCCGTAAGTACGAGGCCGATGACGTGCTCTGCGCAGTGGCTCGCCAATATGCGTTCGGAGATCGAGCGTCTAGCGATGTACCCGCTTTTCGATTCATTGGTGGGTGCCGCGACAAGGACGCGAACCAATATGTACAAGGCCCCCATATCCGGTTACTCGACAGTAGCGCGAAGGACAAGGACGGACAGCCCCGGCCCAAGTTTCTGGACGAGGCCGCCATCACAGATGCGACAGGTCTGCGCCCTGATCAACATGCTGACTATCAAACATTAATCGGCGACAAGGGTGACGACATTCCGAAGATTCCAGGCTTTACACCAGTTCGCACCAAGAAGATCCTCCAGAAGTACGGAACGCTTCGCCGTTGGTACAAGAAGTCACGTGCGGCACGGGCCGAACTAGCTCCGTATCTGGCAGACTTGGTCCGGAACAGGAAGCTCGTCACTCTAGTCGACGAAGCACTGCCACCCGGCACTCCCGAGGACTGGGTGCTGCCCCGAACCAAGGTCAACGATCCATTCCTGACCAAGAACTATCACACGTATCATCTCTTCCTTTGGCCTAAGTCGAAGGGCTTGTTCGCCCGTCGCTCTTAGTAGGAGTTGGGATTCCCCTGCTCCTTGTCTGCCTCATCAACCGCCTGCACTTGCGCCGGAGTCAACTGTGATGCGGGAAGGTCCACATTGGAAAGACAGTGGCCCTTCCCGAACAGAAAGTCGATAATCGGCGCAACGACCTGAGCCCATTTCCGTCCCTGAATAAACGCGTCACCAACATGCGCTGAGATGGTTTCGTTTGCGGGACCACCGAACAGCGCGTTCCCACATTCGTCCTGAGCTACGGCCATCGCCTTGGCTCGCACTTCGGACCCCACCAGAGCCTGGACCAGCATGGCCAGAAGCAGGGGCACTGAAAAGACGACACACAGCAGCCATAGAAGCAACAGCTTGAATCTCTTTTTCATGATAGTTCCTTGGTCTTAATTACCCTACATAGGGTCCGACACGGATCTGGGACCCCTGCATGGCTACCCCTGAGGATCCAGCAACCAGACGCGCGGTTCCGAACCGAACGACCTCGGATACTGACGACTCGTTAGCGAAGCCAGATGTCGTACGATCGAACTTCCCGAAGTACATGTTGGTTGCCGATTCCGTGCGCTGAGCCGCGTCCACTTGAACTTGGATACCACCTGTTCCGGTGTCTGTCAGGTATAGATAATAGGTGCCTACTGCATAGCCCGACATGTCTATGAAGGTCGATGGCAGATTGTACTCCTTGTGGTTCAAACGTCCTTGAAGAGCCCCCAACTGGAGGATGAAGTTGTTGGCGATGGCCGTCATCACCATCAGTTCGGCCAAGTTTACACTTCCAGGTTGACTGGTACCTCCATCATTGGCCGGAGTAGTGATCGCCTGATTCCATGATGCTTGGAAATCACTCAAGACAGCCACCGCACTCGTCGTGTAACGCGAGATCGGAATGTCTGATTCTGGAACCGATATTCCAAAATACGGAGACGTGCACAGACCCTGGGTGGCTGCCGCACACACGAAGTGATTCCGACTCATGGACAACGGTCCCCACGTGTTGGACGATGTCGCTGCACCGGCGTTGTTCACTACGGCAATGAGAGCGAACCGTGTTAGATCTCCCGTCGAAATTATGCCCGATGCCGATGACCAGTGAATCAGTGCCTGGGTCGTTGACAGCCACACGATATGAGCACGACCAAACCATTGATCATTACCGGTGTTTCCTAGGTAGAGTCCAGACGTGGTCGTTGTCCCACGGTTTATCAACGTGACTGACGCAGTGTTTGTCAACGAGAAGACCCCAGCAGTGACTGCAGCCGGAGTGGTGAAGAACACAGTCTGCCACGCGTTGGATCCGTTCACAAACTCAACACGTCCTAACGCAAAAGCTACACCGTCTTCCGTGAAGTTCAACACCGGAATCACTTCGATGTTGTACGCTGTCGAATACGTGTCCGGCCATTGGGCCAGGGCCGCCGTCGCTACTGTTGCTTTGACGGCCGCCAATTGCGACGACAGATTTGCGTCACTGGTCCAAGCTACTGGAGGAGGGACCATCAAGCCACCTGTGACCGACCAAGTACCAAGCCGAATGCTCTGGCTGTTAGGCGATATGACTGAGCCGTAGGACGAGCTCAATGTATCGGTCAAGACTCGGAGCGCCATGTTCTTGATGTTGGCCGGACTCGTCCCATTGTTCGCCGACCACACATTGATCATCGTGTGCATGTCATTGACGTTGTTTGACAGATCACTACTGGTCGACAAACTCACCTCACCAACGCGTGCCCGCATACCGGGGGTCAGGACACCATTCCGATTGTAGTTCGTGTCGGTGATGACTGATCCAGCGGGCAGACTCGATCCTACCCAGATGAAGTTATTGTGCGCGTCGTAACCATTGGCCAGCAGGAGATCCGGCTGGACGTACATACCGTGCAAGACCGAAGCTAGCTTTGCCGATGGCATAACCACAGCCGTGCTCATCTGCTTACATCCAGTGTTGTTCCCCACCTTGAACCGAGGATTAACGTTGAACATAGGCCACAGAGTCGCGACCTTGTTGACCTGAGCAGCAGCCAACGATCCTAGGTTGGACCCAGACATGAGCTTCTGTGTCGCACGGAAGAATTGGTTCGAGCCCACAAAGGATACTGATCCATACCCAGAGTAGTACCAATTGATGTTCATACCATTGCTGATGTATACCTGATCGATACCATCGAATCCAACCGTGAGCGGCAGCTTGTTGACGCACGTCGACGGCGTGGCCCCATTCGATTGAACAGTCTCGTCCGGAAGCACATAGTTCGCATTGTATCCAATGTGAAAAGGGGCCGGCTGCACGTGATACAGGTCAACACCACCCGTTCCAGGCGTGGTGTACGTGAGTTGAGCATTCGTGTAGGATCCAGCAGATCCCGTGAACTGAACAGACAGTGAGTACACGATTTGGAACGGTGCTTGATTCACGGTGTCCAACACTTCACCCTTAGATCCCAGGGCGATGTAATAGTTGCCAGACGTGTCGACTTCACCATCGAGATACGGTAGTGCAGTGTTGATCCATGCACTGGTCGGCGGCCACGGCCAATTGGTACCAGTTGGAATTGAGACCGCCCCGGTCTGCATATTATACAGACGGAATAGATCAGTATAGCCCGCAGGAGCCGCGTGGCCCATAACACCGGGAAATGTAGCGGCTGTCGATATCCCTCCCGTGTTCGGCCAACTGACGGTCTGAATTGTGAACTGTGGAGGCGTGTACGTGGCCGGACTAGCCGGAAGTGCTGCGCTAGAGAACGGATACGTTGAATCCTGTGCGTTCCATCCACCAATCCACACGAGACCCTGTTGCCACGATTGTGTCGTGATGAAGAAGCAGGTGCCGACGCGCACAACCTTGAACAAAGTTCCAGCTTCGAGCGTGATCAACGACGCGTAGTTGTTGACCATCGGCGTTATTTCCACATAGGTGTGGCCGCTGACAGTCGACAGAGAACCGTTGTGTCGCACGTACACGTAGCGATAGGTCAGCGTAGCGTTCGATGAATCGGCCAGTACCAGGGTGAAACCCTGAAGATCGCCACCAACGACCGCCGCTGGAACCCAGACCGATCCACTGAGCCACGGTGGACTATAAGTCACAGTTGAGAACGCGAGATCCTGTTGGTTGTCGAAGGCCCCACTCATGAATACTTGCTGAGTTGGGCCGTTGGTGCGACCGTATAGGCCAAAGACCTGACCATTGGGTTCTTCGAATTCGTAGTTACCGCCACCCAACGAATCGTTCGACGATCCATTGAGAAAGATATAGCCTGCGCCCAATGTCTTGGTCGACGAGATGTCCATCACATCTTTCGCGTACGATTGGGCCACGTGACCCACTGACATAGACTGATCTTGTGCGTTGCTGAGCACCACGGTATTGCCACTGCCATCTTTGGTCAGTAGCTGACTTGTGGCCGTGTCAAAGCCCAGTTCGCCCTCCATCAAGAGTGACGTATTGGTCTGATATTTGTAGTCTGCCATTTCGAATATCCTTCAGGCTTACCACGGCATGATACTTGAGCCGTTTGAGGTAGAGATGCTGTAGCTGGTTGATGCGGGACCGTTGACCGCCAGACTGCCCATCCATCGCCCGTTGACCGCACCCGTAACCACCGCCGCAGTGACGGTCACTGTGTTGACGTTGATACGACAGATCTCCACGCCATTAGCAGTTGGATCCAGTGACGAGGTCAACACGTAGGAGAAGGCGGTTAGACCCCACTGATAACCAACGACGAGACTGTACGTGTTGGTCCCTGACGCTACTGATCCGGCGTACGAACCAGACTGCACTGTCTGGACTGAGCTATTCCAGAAGACATTTATCGTCGGGAACGTTGTGGTCAACGTGGTACCAGAGACCGAAGCGCCAAAGCCCGATGTCGTAGGCTTGCTCATGTATTGAGCGTTGACGTGACGCGCTAACTGTGCTAGTCCACCATTTCCGTCGGAGACCAGCGGTTCAAACCCCGCGAGCTCATAGACGCCCATAGACGTCTGCGCCCAAATCTCGAAGTTCACATCATCAAACGTGTAGCATCCAGCGCGCGCCGCACTGTTGGCCGCGCTTAGGGGGCTGCCTATCACTTGTCCCACTGACTCTAGCGGGACCAGATGTTCCATAATTGTCATCACTACCTCTCAGCTTATGGGTGTCCCCAATAGGTGGCGGCCGCCGCACCCGGGAATCCGGTACTGACCGGAATGGCACCGAACGTCTGCACGTTTGACACACGGAAGATCGGGACGTTGCCCGCCGTGTCTGCCGCTTGCCACTGTGGTATGTAGAACCACGACTGGATATTCACCGATTCGGACATGAAGACCAATGTCACATCATTGGTCAGAGGATTGATGGTCCCGCTATTGGCAGGCAATGGACTGGTCAACCCTGATAGAGTTGCGGCCTTGGTTCCAGTGTTGAACGCCAATTGATAGGCACCTGATGCCGCTTTCGGGCACGTCATTGGTCCTGCGATGTACCACAGACGGCCGAGTGCAAAGACTGAGATCGTCTGAAGCGTTGCCAGTGAAGTGCCGATCGTAAAAGCAGTAGTCAGTTCGCTCGACGTGTAACCGGGAGCGAATTGAGCTACTGGATGGAACTGGACTGGAATGTGAACTCCTAGTGCCGCACTAGGATTCGACAGACCTGCGACCCCGCTAGAGATCACATCGATAGTTCCATCTGGAGTCGGCGCATAAACCTTCTGATCAGGTATGTTGATCCCCACCTGACCTCGGTTCAACGACGAGGGAACTGCACCCGGCGTCGTTGAGTATAGGTGTCGAAACTTAGCCATTGTCTATCCGTCTAGGTTAGAAGGTTCCGGCGTTGAACACCACGTTGTTGAAGTTGATGGTGATCTTCTTCCAGAAACCGTTGACGCACACCGCGAGATCACCAATATCCCACTGAGTCCATCCATCCAGATTGGTGGTCCCTGCTGCGATCACCTCATAGACACAACCTTCAGCAGTTACCGTCTGGTAATCAGGATTGGTGAGCCCGGCACGACCGTTGCCTCCATAGGAGATATCAATCGTCTGCTGTCCGTTCGCCAACAACGACGTGTTCGTATCGACGGTCGAATTCGACGTGTGGCTCTGAATCACGTGATTGGCCGCCGCATCCCACTTGCCCGCCGTCCACCAGACACCGAGCGTGTTCTCCCAGAAACGCATACGTCCGTAGACAAACGGATCTGTGGCCGGAACTGCGGGTCCAGGTGTAGCGTCCAATTCGGGGACACCACCGGCGGCATCCAACTGAGACGTGGCAACTGCATTCACATCCGATGCTGACAAGATGATGAATTGATTGGTCTTGCCGTTCACCGATTGGATCTGCGTCGACAGCAGGCCACCCGATGTCACGTTAAGACCAGCCCCTACGATGATGACCCCTGGAGTGGTGGTCGTCGCATAGGGCTGAGCCGCACTGGTTTGGAACTGAGCCCAGGTGCTCCACGTGTTTGACGACTGCGTGTAACGACGGAGGAACAGTGCGCCAGCCTGAGTGTAACGTTGAATCACGTCACCACCAGATGCTGTGGTGGTGAACGGCTCGATGTCCAACACGCCGCCAGCCGTGGTATTCGGTGCGTTCAAGAACGACGAAGCATCCGTGTCCAAACCGAAGAAGATACCGGTTGTCGTCAACGTGTTGAAGTCGGTCCCGTTGGCGATCTTCGTTGGATTGATAAGGCCGATCGTCGGTATCGTGATAGTTACGTTACCCGTTCCATCTGGAGTAGCGCCGTTCACCGATTTGACCGGCAAGAACCCGAGATCGATCGTACCATCACCTGCGATCGTCAGATTACTGTCCGACGGTGCCTTGACTCCACCGAGTGTTGTCGTATTGGCGATGGGCAACGTGTACGGTATCGGCTTGTTTGACAGATCGTTGTAGTTCCCGGACAAGGCAACGGTAGCCAAGCCCGTGATGTCACTCGCAGTCAGTACGACGTTACCAGTCTTACCGTTGACCGACAGCACTGGATACGACGTGTTTGCAACGTTGAGTGTTCCATCAGCAGTCACACTCAACGTGGCCCCAACCTTGATGCCACCCAACTGAGTCGCCGAAGCGATCGGCAGATTCGGGATCGTGGTCGACAATGCCTGACGGCCGAAGACGATGAACTTGTCTCCAACGATCGGGGTCATCATCAATGGATTGTCAAAGCCCAGCGTGTACTGGTTTCCGACTTGAACCACTGACGACACGTAGCGGCATGTTCCGTACAGAGCACCTGTCGAGAACTCGAGGATGACTTCGCCAGTGTACTGAGGAGTCATCCCTGGAACATAGTCTGCGGCCGCAATGGTCACCGACTGACTATCGAACGCAACGATCGTGGCCGTCGCTTGATTCGCGTACGCATAGGCACTGAAGTTCCACAGACCCTGACGATCAGTGAAGGCCTGAAATGCTGATTGGCCCGCACCTGCACCCGAGATGACGTATGCGTTGGGCACCGCGTTCTGTGGACTCGGCAGTTGATCGGGAGACCCAAGGACCGCCATGCGGAACGAATTGTTGGATTCAGCGAGATCCAGCCACATGTCGTAGTTGGTGCCAACCATCGACAGGTAGAGATCAACACGAATGCTATTACCAGCGTTCAATGCTGTGACTGGCAACTTCTGGAGCAGGTCGTTCCACGCAGCGAGCGCAAACAGGGTGCCGTCTGAAGTAAATAGACCAAGCTCCCCGAAGGTGTATGGACCCGTCGCGTAGTCGAGGTAGACGCTGTACTTGACGATGTTGGCCGACTGTGCGACCGGAACCGACGGCGCACCCTGGAGGACCAGTGTCCCGTGGATATTTGTGTCGGTCGGGCTCGGCGTGTAGTTGTAGTCTGAACCGAGTTTGTAGGTGCTGAGTGTGATTGGGCCAGTGTTACCGTTGAGGAGTGCTGCCCCGGCGTTTGTGAGTTGAACGATCGCCATTTCGGTTCCTTGTCATTGACCTAAGGCCGTTTGTATGAAATCATGACATCGTGCGATGTCCTACACTAAAATTGTGAGACTCCAGAAAACTGACTGGAATAATTTGACATCGAGGCCAGTTGTTTATCTTGAAAAATCAGCTATTAGGATCGTCACGCCCGATGGAAATTCTCCGCCCCCTCTCCAAACATTCGATCACATCCGACTTCGTTCAGCTGTATCAGCACGCGATGGAACACCAACTCGTCGTGTCGAAATCGGATCCATCGCGCGTTCTCTTTCTACGCCCGTCGCAGATGCCGTTCTGCGCTGTCCAGTTCTTTGTCAATCGTGCACTGAATGGAATGTACGTCAATCTAGACATGGCGGGCACCTACTACACTTCGGTTGGGACTACGGTTCACGAGGTGATGCAGAACTTCTTATGTCGCAGCGGTCGCTTCCTTGCCGACTATCATTGTCGTGAATGTGGGACTTGGCACCGGATGTCGTACAAACACAAATGCTGCGGATTCCCTGCTGCGTACTACGAAGTGAAGATCGACTACAAGGGCATCAAGGGTCACATCGATGCGGTCTATAAAGACAAAGAAGGTCGGCTGTGGATTCTCGACTTCAAGACCACGTCGATCAAGGGTGCTGCGTCCAAGAAACGAAATCCGGGCATCGTCTATATCGAACAGATCGAGACCTACGCGGTGTTGTTCGAGCTCCAATACGGGATGCGCATCGAAGGCATCATGGACGCGTTCATCATGCGGGACAATCCGAAGAACGACCCCGCAGTATGGGCACGTCCCCTCACTGATCTGATGCGCAAGCAGGTCCGTCGTCGTCTGTCCCAGTACAAGAAGGCGCATCGTGCGGCTCTCGACGCGGCAACACGTCAAGAAGCGTTGGACCTCAGGGCCTTTGGTCGCTGCAAGAACCCCGATTGCAAATACTGCAAGATGTCGGCACCGGTCCTCAAGTCAACGATTGTCCACGCTTACAAGTTGGGACAGAAATCGGGACGATTGCCACTACGCGCTATGGCCGAACGTGAACTAGCCAAGCGTGCGCGACTCGATCAACGGCGTGCGGCTTAGCCCAAGGCTAGTAAATAAAGGAGTGAAGGTATGCGTTTAGAAGAGTTCATCGCCGACCAAAAGCAGATGCTCGATGACTTCGCCCATATGTACGAGGAGCGATTCAAGAAAGGGAAAGAGCGCACCAAGTTCCACCCCGAGCCCGAATGGAAGGCACGACTCGCCACGTTTAAGGAGCGTTACGATGGTCAACCCGAAGCCCCGATCCACGAGCAGGACGGGCAGCAAGCAGCCTAAGACAGTGACCGTAACTGTGTCGAAGACCACGCAGGTCCCACAGTTCGAACCTCTGGTGGTCACCATAAGTCAAACGTTCGACGTCGAAGACGGTGAAAGCGCGCGTGACATTCGTGACGAAGCCCTTAGGTCTATGGGCTTGTCGGTCAAGCGTGCGATTGCCGAACAGACCGAACTCTACCTGAAGCGCATCGGCGCCAACAAGAAACGTAACCGCGAAGACTGACAATGGCACTCGCTAAGAAATCGGTCAAGAAGACCACAACTCCCACAGAAGAAGAGAACACCCTGTACAACAAGTACAGACCAACGACGTTGGATCGAATCATCGGCCACGAAGCTGCGGTCACCCGCCTTCGTGGCATGATCAAATCGGGTAAGGTTCCCAATGCGATCGCCATCTTCGGCCCGACCAGTGTCGGTAAGACAACGCTGGCTCGCGCATTTGCCGCTGACGTGAATGGCAAGCCGGCTCTGCGGCAGATGGATTACAAGGAAGTCAACGCTGCTACCCAGAAGGGTATCGACGACATGCGTGATTTGGAGCGGTTATCCAAGTTCCGTCCTCAAGGCAATCGCCGATTCCTTGCCATCGACGAAAGTCAGATGCTGCTCACGAACGCGCAGGCGGTCAACGCGTTGCTCAAACCGTTGGAAGAACCGTCGAAACGTACGACGTGGCTCATCCTGTCGATGGAACCCACGAAGTTCAAATCGACGGAGCATGGACGTGCGATCTTGAATCGCTGTACGCAGATCGTTCTACAACCGCATACGGAAGCTGACCTGATGAAACAGGCACTCCGTATCGCTAAGGGCGAACGAATGACGTACGTGTTGGACGAGCAGCGGCGAATAATCAAGCAGGTAGTGCAGAACGCTGGCGGGGAAATGCGAACTCTCGCCAACTTGATGGGGACCCTTCAGCAATACTACGAGGGTCTCGAAAAGAAGCCCAAGCTGTTGAAGACCGAGCACATAGGCGACGTGTTGTCGACCACCGACGCGGCGGATGATGCGCTGGCCGTTCGTGTGATGATCGGCGTCTATACGCTTCAGTACAAGCAAGTGGTTAGGGCACTGCTCGAGGTCCAGGACCCGTTCATGTTCCTCAAACGTTTGCAGTGGATATCAGCCTTCATGCTGAACAACGCGGCTCTTGAAGGGGCCAAGCATCGGAAGGTCTGGTGGACACCGGCGCACCGTGAAGTCCACGCCAAGACTAAGGAATCGGCTCTCACACTTGCAACGCTAGCTCGTGTCAACGCGTCACTCGTACGTTGTCAAACGACGGCGGGCGCGTTCCAGACACCGGCCACCGACTTGCTGGCCGCCGAACTGTACTTCCTCATGCAGGATTTACGAAAATGACAGTCTACAAGGTGGACGTGTTCCGTGATTCGGATAGTCAAATCGTAGCCGTCTGTTCCAAGCTCAACAATCGATGGACCAGTCATCTAGCCTATCAGGTAGAGGCTGCGGCATTAAATCTCTATCGTGCTAATCCGGTGACACTGCCTAGAACTGTCGAAGTTGAAGTCGAGATCAAGGCCAAGTGGATTGACTTGCCGGATCTAACGACTGCAGTAATGCTTCTCAGTGCGGCTGGTTCATCAGGTGATGTCGGAGCCATCACGCTGGCCGCGCAACTCGCGGGCTGCGCACCATGTCCGTCGTGTGGTTATGTCAACTATCACTGCAAATGTGGAGACCAGAATGGGACGTCGTCTGCATCAGGATCCGGACACCCGGATCAAACGGGTTCATGAACTCAAGACCCTCCGCTTGTTTGTGACCCAGCACATAGCCGAGCAGAAGAGTTACGAGATTCGATTCAATGATCGTGACTTCCAACCGCACGACGACTTGTTGTTGAGGGCCATCAGCGTCGGTGACGACCAGTCGATTGCCTATACAGGTGAATGGGTGTTCTGCCATGTGCAATCTATCCTTACCGATACGCAGTTCGGCATGCGTGACGGATTTGTCATCATGAGCACTCGTAAGATCGTCCACGGGTATGCCGATGACTGGAAGATCTATCCGAATATCAAGAACCATATCTTGCTGAAACAAGTATGAACATCGTACACTCGATCGGCCTGAAAGGCGTTTCGCCCTTCAAGGAAGTGCAGTTCAAAGTCCCACAAGGCATCAGCGTAATCTACGGGCTGAATCGTGCGTCGGGCAAAGCCAGCAAGAACAGCAATGGAGTCGGCAAGTCGTATCTCATGTCGACTCCTGCTGAAATCATCTACGAAGAACCGGTCGTCGGCGAAAAGAAAGATGCGACGAAACGTGGTGTCCGTGCCTTCTCCTTTACGAACGCACACGGCAAGCGCGTGCTTGTCAAGCGGACAGCCCGTGGTCGCAGCGATAAGTTAGAAATCTCAGTCGACGGCGAACCCAAACAGTTCCGGACCCCCACCTACGCCAAAGCCTATCTACGGAAGGCGTGGCCCATCACCCAAGAAGAGTACAACACCTACGTCCACATAGATTCGCGAGTGGCCCATCCTCTGGTTATGGGTACATCCGCGCAACGGAAGGCATTCTTCACATCGTTCTTCCGCTTGGATACGATTGACGCCGAACGCAAACTCTATGTGGCAGAGCTCAATCGCTTGATGAAGGTCAAGGCTGCGTTCGACGAACTACGCGCGGCATACACTAAGGCTAAGGACGATTTGCTTAGTGACGATACGTACATCAAGTATCGTAGTCGACGCAAGCTCCTGAAGACTGAACTGCGTGATCTCCAGATCGAGTTTGAACGTGTTCAGGAAACGGTACGTCTCGTAGCCTTTGCTAGATCCGCCAAGGATCAGATCGCGAAACTGGCTCGCATATGCGGTGGCCCCATAACTGAAGAAGAGTTCGAGCGACTCGAGAAGGCAAACGCCTGGGAAATGAAGAAGGTGGCGGCCGATATCGAGGACGCTGAGGCATGGGAGCAGTATCAACGAGACAACGCGCATTACATAAAAGCCTTCGATCGCCTGCCAGAAAAGACACGGGAACTGCTTAAAGAACGTGGTATGAAGGCCCTCCTGGCTGAGACCAAGAGTGCGACTCGGCGTCACCGTGAATTGGCAGCCGAAGTCGAACTCCTGGCTACCAGTATCGAGGACCTGGAGCACCAAGTCACGCGTTTGAAGGACGCAACTGCTGAGCGACCCAACCGACCAGAAGGCAACGTCGCGGATATGAAGGTTGCGCTCGCGGCCTATCAACATCAGCTGGACCACGCGGAGCAGTTCAAAGAGGGTCGCTGCGAAACGTGTGGTCAGATGGTGAAGATCAAAAACCCAAAGGTCTTGCGTGAACGGATCGCGGCCCTGACTCAACAGATCAATGATCATCGTGAATGGCAGGATTGGGTGGCCGCACGTCGTGAACTGAAAGACGTAAGGACACGGCTAGACACTGAGTTGAAGGTCCGTCAGAAGAAGGCTAATCGAGTAATGGCTAAGGTAGCTGATCTGGCTGTTCACTACGATCACCTGAAAGACTTGCCGTCCAAGCCCCGGCCTTTCGAAGGGAAGAAGCTCCAGCTAGTAGTGCTTCGTCGCATGATGGACGAACTGCGTGACAACCGTGCTCTGCTGGACTTCATGCGGCCGCACTTGGATACGGTGATCGAGGTTCAGCAACTGACCAAAGCTGATGTGAAGAAAGCCGAAGTCGCAACGTCATTGACCGACAAGATGAACATGGTTCAGGACCGCTTGGCTCAGATTCAGGCCAAGCTCGAAATCCATGACACGATGCGGACGCGCGTGCTCGAAATGCGGGACCGGCTAATCGAGATGAAACGCGAGCTCAAGGACATCGAACCCCTGAAGATCTTGGTCCAGGGTTTCCAAGACAAGAACTTGAAGAAGATGGCTATCGAAGCCATTGGTCAGCGATTGATGGGCATGGTCAACAAGATCGCGCTCCCTGTCTTTCCTGAAAACTTTACCTTCGAGTTCAAGTGGGATACGCAGATTCAGCTGATCGTCCACCGTAAGAACGGAGAGCCGTCAGATGTTCGCCGCCTTTCTGGCGCTGAGTCTACGATCTTCACGCTTGTTCTTGTAGGGGCGCTGCTTGCCTTTGTCCCGTCGAACAAGCGATGTTCGATGCTTATTCTGGACGAGCCGTCCGCACGTATGCACCCAGAGACAACAGAATTGTTCAAGAAGGTGTTGGCCGTCTTGAACAAGATCATACCGTCAATCGTTGTGATCACGCCCCGGAGCCAAGAAGTGTACGACGGAGCTAGGGCATTCACTGTTGTTAAGGACCACAAGGGTGTGGCTCGTCTTGTCGACGGCTACCCGCATCAAGTAGCAGTCAAACATTAGTGGTATAGACTTAGAAGAGGAACTTATGACCAATAACGTAATCGGGGCGTTCGGTATCGTTGACTTGTCTCCCATTCAAGTGTCGAACATGCTGAGGGCCCTCAATGTCAGTCATACTTACATCGGGGTCCACGCCAAATCTAAACGAGCGTCGATAGTTGACGTTTGTGGAACGGCTAAAGAGCAGCCGGCATGGCCTGTGGTGGTCGATCGTCTATCGTCAATCAAACGACTACGCACCAACCGCCAGCGTTTGATCTACTTGATTATCGACAGCCGTGCTGCGCTGTCGATCAGCAATGCGAATCAAGCACTCTGGCCCGAGAATCGCGGTAGTCTACGATTCGATCAGTCCTTGAGACTGGCGTTGATGTCGGCCAGCAAACGAGGGGAACCGTTTGCCTTGATACAGACCGAACCGTCGATCTCCGATTACGTGAACGCGGCAACCAAGCCGGTGTTCCTCAATCATGTACAGACCGCCATCTACAAGATCGCGCCCTACACGTTGCAGAAAGAAGTCCGCAGTCTCAGCGTGGCCTATCTTGCAGGTGCAGCTTCACTGACGGTCCTGAAGCGCAAGCTCAAAACGAGTTTCAAGCTCGAAGAACTGTCGGCCTTGATGCTGTCTGACAGGGCACGAGCGTTGCGCGACGCGGTGGCTCAGTCGCGAAACACGCCGGTCGAACAAGTCGCAAAAACAGGCGGCTTCGAGCCCTTCGAAATCAATTACGTCATTAACTCCTACGCTCGTAACCAAAAGTAGGTCTCTAAATTTGATAGGGCAGCATCGGGTTGCGATCAGAGACCAATATCCTTAGGGGTTAAGAGCAATGGCATCTTTCATTCGTCTGTATCTCGTTCCACGGAACGGTGCCCAACAGGTTATCGACGTCGATGCGACAGACTTAGTTCTGTCTCGGGGCGACTTCGTACCTCCTCAAACGGCACAATCGGTGACATTGATCGGCGCGTCCTTTACATCGGACTTCACGCCGTTCGCTTACAGTCCGGTACCTCCAGGTGGGTTGAGTTTGACCAATACCCAGCAGGAAGAATATCGAGTCTCTTGGCGAGAACCGGTTGGTACAGATAGCTTCCCGAACCAGGAACTCATCGCCGCAATTGATCCCTCTGGCGGTCAGTGCGTGTGCGGCATCACTTGTCGGGGTAACGAGGTGGCCTATGTACAGGTCCAGAATGTTACCCCAATCTAAAGGAGCATGAGATGAATCAGTACGGGCTTCCTTTGACTGCCCCATCAAAGCAAACGATCCTTCCGGCTGTCCGTCAATCGGATAGTCGTGTCATGGGCTTCTACGCCATCACAACGACTACCTTCAACGGATCGGAAACGTCGTTCAATCTGGCAGACGGGTCGGTCCCGCTTATGTCGGTGACGACCGACCCGTACAACACGACTAACGTGACCGATCCTGACGAGGCGCGTGTTTCGCAGTTCATGGCTGCGGTTTGGCCGGAGACCAAGGAGTATCAACTCCCATGGCGCGGCTATTCGGCGTTCGTCGATCCGTCAGTGCCAAACGACATCGGCTTCTATTCGTGGTGGTCGATGCCCACCGTGTCGTGGTTCAAACACTTCGGCTACGGAACGTATCTGCAGTCGATGAAGTACGGCCTCGGCCAAGTCAACGTCGTTGCACCAACGCCGCCATCAGGACCAAGCGTGACTACTCCACAGGCTCTGACCTGGGAAGCAACCGTCGATCTCCAGGCGTTTGCCCCCGAATGCTCGTTCTACGATTTCAATTGGGTCACACTGTTCCAACTGCAACCGACGTTCGATCCGACGCAGGAAGGAAACACGGTGATCCCGGCCAATATCTCGACCGTGTCGAATCCCAACGGGGGCGCGCTCAAGGCCGTGGTCGTTCAGGGTATCGCAGGTTCGGCTGGTCCCACCGTCTATCCAGGTGGTGGTGTCGTCTACAACACAGTGCGCATCCTGCGTCTGGCTCCGGTCACAGCAGGTGCCTATGCCTTCACCTTCGCCATCAGCTATACGAACGGCGGCGAAGCACTGTCGGTCAACGCGACGCTCAACTTGACGATAACCTAAGCCAGCGCCGCGCGTAAATAACAAGGCTGAAGCTAAACCCTTACTCCCACACTTATGCAAGCTCAACTCGACTCAGAACTGGTCCAAGAGGCGCTTCAGGTAGTTACGCGCCTCAGTCCACCGATGACGGGTAACGTGACGCTCAAAGCCGACGGCGGGAAACTCTTCTTGCTGTCGGCTTCTGATCTTTCGAATTGCACAATCCAGATACCGGGTCGTGTCGAAGGAAGCGCGCTGTTCGCCATCCCAACACAAGCCTTCCAAGCGGCTATCAAAGGCAGGAAGGAAGTAAGTCTGTCGTACGCCAATACCGTGCTACGCATCAAGGCCGGCCGTTACGTTGCTGAACTGACCACAGTCGATGCCATCCTTGCCGAAGACGAGCAAGCGCAGGGCGACGATCGTCAGGAGTGGCGCGTTTCTAGCGAACAGATGCAATGGCTAAGGCAAGCCGTGTCCGCTGTGTCACTCAAGCCGACAATGAACCTTACGGCCTATATGCCGGTCAGTGTCATCTTGACGAAGCGTGCAGCCTTTGTCGCCTGTTACGACGAACAGCATATGGCATTCGTGTCGTCGAAAGAAATCACTGGCGATCTGAACGTGACCTTGCCGTTGGAAACGGCGGTCGCTGTCTTCGACACGTTCAACAAGCTGCCTTGCCGCATGGTAGTCACTCCGTCGGCACTCTTCGTGTCGAACAAGCTGATCAAGGTCCAACTGGCGTTGCCGGAGCCTAGCGATCAGCAACGCGATAGCACCGAAGTCCGGGCAATGGCTAAGGAAGCCCTGACGGTAGACGCGCACACGATCAAGCTGAGTAAGAAGGACGTGGCAACCTTCATGGAGAACGCCAGGGCCATCATCACCAAAGAGCGGCCAGAGCTCGAGATTGCGACCGAGCAAGGAAAGTGTGTTTTCTCTGTGAAGACCACCATCGGTCGTACCAAGACGTCGGTCAAAGCCCAGGCCAAGAACGCTACACGGTTTGTCATCGACTACGAATACTTCGATGAGGCACTGCGTAAGTGTCCCGACGAATTGGTGCTTCGCCTAGCCGGTGAAGACTTCCTGGCGTTCCGAGGCAAAGACGCACGAGTCCTGGTCAGTTTGAACCAAGAAGGTGATGCGAAGGAAGAAGAGGAGACTGCTGATGAGTGACGTCCAGAAATTGCCCGACACGGCACGGACATTCATCGACGTTGAGCCCGGTCTCTTCTTCGAAATCAGCGGCCTCGGTGTAGCCGCCAACGCCGTGTTCTTTGCAGAACACAAAGGTCCTTCCGTGTTTGGCATCGGACCTCAGATCAACGTCAACGGCATGTTCGCTGTCTATTGGTTGACAAAGGGCGAAACACGAGTGGGATTGCTTTTCACGTCGACCTTCCAGGTGATAAACGCCGGAGGCTACCTAGTGGCCTTTATGAATCAAGCTCGAGGCCGTGCTTCTCAGGTCGACGTGCTGTTCAAGTCTGATGACTTGGGACTCGTGATCTACAATTTCCCGAATCGTGGGACAATGGTGGTCCTCACCAAGATTGGGGACGAAGTGCTCACCATATTCGAGGAACAGTGATGGCCACTAATCGCGAACGATTGATAGCCGCCTATAGGGAAGAACGTGCCGATGGAAGCAGTCCTCGAGCAGCATTGTCTGGGGCTCAAGCTGCGATAGCGGACTTCACGCCATGCGCGGCCACTGTTGCGGCCCATCGTGTTCGTACACGATCCAAGTTGCTGACTGGACTACGTGATACCTGGAGACTTGCGTATTCCGTGGCTCGAATAGAAGCGCGTTCTCTGTACAGGAGGCCTAATGGCCCGGCGTGAACAAGACGAAATCGACCTGATTGCTTTGATGCGATCGGTCAAGAAGGACAAGAAGTACACTCGATTCGCACGTATCATCCAGCTTGTGTCGGATCGACTCAATATCGAAAAGGATCGGCAAGAAGCAATGGCGCTTCACGCGTCACGTACCAGTCGAGCCCTACACGGGGGCAAGCGTTACAGCCCTCGTGCATTGATCGACGCTAATCTTAAAGACTTGTCGACCCGTGCTCGTCTCGTGGAGATGCGGGTCAAGGCAAGCTATCAGGTTGAAGTTCTGGAGGACGCTTGTGAGGCTATGCGCCATCACTTGGTCACCGAATACAACCAGGAGCTACGGTCGTACTCGACTGAGGCCCAGCGAGGAGCGTTCATTAAGCGGGTGCAGCGGCAGGCTCTAGAATTGATGGCCGAAAGCAAGTCGTTGCTCGACATGTTCGATCAGATTATCAAGGACATCGATCAAGCCTCGTACGCATTGCGTGCAACGCTTGACAGCTTGAAACTCCTAGACGGTGCTAAGGGCGGGCGCGTCATATAAACTAGGAGTCCAGACATGCCAACACTTCGTTCGTTCTATGATGGTTTCCAGGCCAAGACTGAACCGGCAGTACGTCAGCTTTGGAAGTATTCCGAATTCGAGACCAAGATGGGGCCTCGTCGCGAGATAACGTTCATTGGTGGTGCGGTCGTAATCCAAGAGACACCGCCTACTGATGAGCTCTCCGTACTGGTCATGCCGGTGACGGACACCAGGGTCTTCAAACATACCGCCTACTTGCTGGCCTTCCTCGCCGATTCCTATTTGGCGAACGACGTGCCCCAGCTTCAAGTTCGCCTCTATGGTCAAGCCTATCAGGCGTTCGTCCCGGTAAATACATTCGACGTACAGCCTGTGACTGGCGTTGGGACCATCGAACACGTTGATCGCTTCGGAAATTCTAGCGAGAAGGAGTTGGCACGCACTCACGCGGTACTCGTCAAACGATTTGTGAAGGAACATCATGGATAACTATGTGATCGTAAGTGGGCCGGCCCTTGCCACTTCGTCGAGTGCCTTTCAGTATCTGGCACTGTTGGACACGGCAACGGGGCAGAACATTGCATCGTTGGAGGTCGATCGTGGGGCTCAGATCAAGACGATGATCATAACTGGAGCCCTCAGCACCTACGATGAGATCGAGGCACTGCTCGACTTTGTCCTAGCCCTGACCGCGCAATTCCGGGGCCAGTATCTGTCACTCACCGACATGAACGCGCGTAAGATGGCCGACGTGGTGACCTTCTGTCAATCGATCGGGGCCCTGTCTGCCAAACTCAACAAGTTGGCGCTCGTTGCAGAGGCTAAAGTCAGCGGTTATCAATCGAACATGGCGGTCAACAGTGTGCGGTTCGAGAACGACAACATCGTCGGCCTCGCGCAGGTCACAAGTCCGTCGGACATCCTCATGACGATCAAGGGCACCTAATGGGTCTGGCTACGACAGAAAAGCCAATCATCGTTCACGCGCGGGAGGCCTTCCTTATAAACAGGAAGGACTTACCGCGCGACGTGCGTGAACGCCTGATCGATAAGTTCAGGTTCATGTTCTACGATGAGAAGGTGTGCAACAAGTGCGAGAATCGTGAAGACCGCCATAACGAAATCTGCGACACGTGTGCCGCGTTCGGTGGTGGGGCTGAGCTCGCTACCCAGGTTAAGATTGGAGACCGAACCTTCCTTAAGACACCGATCGGTAACAAGATCGGTCTCACCAATGTGTTAGCCCATGCGGGCATCGACTACAAGATCAAACGCCATCATCCGGACAACGTGATGGGGCGACGCATCAAGTTCACGGGTACGCTGAAAGACCATCAGCCGCCGGCGGTCACTGCTATTCTGGAAAAGAAGCGTGGCGTACTGCGCAGTCCACCACGGAGCGGCAAGACCGTGATGGCAACGGCAGCCATTTGCAAGATCGGCAAGAAGACGATCATCATGGCATCACAACGCGAATGGCTTCTTGGTTTCAAGGAGACGTTCGTAGGCAGCAGGACCCAGGAACCGTTGACCAATTGCCGGGCGTCCCAGATAGGGTTCGCCAAGCGCTATGAAGACTTCCTAAAGTACGACATCTGCTTGGTGACTGTCCAAACCTTCTATAGCGAGAAGGGGCAGCGACTTCTACGTAAGATCAGGGACATGTTCAGTGTCTTGATCATTGACGAAGTCCACACGGGCGCAGCACCGAAGTACGCTGTGGCCGTATCGCAGTTGAACTGCGAGTACATGGTGGGTCTCTCGGGTACTCCGTCGCGTAAGGACGGCCGCTACGTCATCATGAAGAACCTGATCGGCCCTCTCTTGGCCGACATCAAGGTCGAGCGGCTGCGGCCTCACGTGCGTCTGACCAGGACTGGATACAGCCAGAACTTCAAACGCGCGCCATGGACGCGGATGGTCAGCAGTCTGGAGAAGAATCCTCAGCGGCTTAAACTCATCGCACAGTGGGCAATCAAGGACGCGCGTGCTGGACATATGGTGCTCATTCCGTTCGCTCAGGTGACGCCCATAAAGGCACTGGTCAAAGCCATCAACATCATGGCCGGAAAGACGTTGGCCTATCCATTCTTTGGTGGCCTGAAGAAAAACGACCGTGATCGATATATCCAGGCGGCTCGGAAGTACAAGATTCGTATCTTGGTTGGGAACATCAAGCTACTGTCAACAGGGACCAACATCCCACGAGCAAGTGCGCTGTACGAAGTAACAATGAGCTCCAACATGGAGAACTGTGAGCAGCGGATCAGTCGCGTGCTGACCCCGTGGGACGACAAGCCTCAGCCTATCATTCGTATCTTCCTCGACGAGATGAACGTAAGGAAGAACTGTTTGCGTACCGAATGGTTCCGCTGCATGAAACCCAAATTCCGTCCAGTGATTCAAGCCAAGGATGAGGAAGCCCTTCGTGGTTATTTCTCAAACCGTGGACGCGAGATGTCTCGATTGGAGTTCTAATGATCTATCCTGAAATCCAGCTGGCTATGGAGCTCACGCTCCAAGATTCCTTAGTGGTGCGTACTGTCCACATGTTGATGATGCAGCACAACACCGTGGCCCTATGGCTCGAACAGACGTACGGGACGGTCGACGTGCGGGGCCGAACGATGACCGTTGACCAACAGATGGAATTGGCGGCCCTGCTAAACGAAGTGAAGACCGAATGGGTGGCGCGTAATCCTCAACACAAAGACATACTGACCTATGTCATGTTCGAGGTCGAACCCCGGTTCTTACCACGCTTCGGCTTCCCAGAAACGATGGACGCTAACGACATGGCGCGTATCCTGCGCTTACTGTCACAGATTGGTGGCGCAGATCTTGAATTGCTAGACATCACCTCAGCACATTGACTGTAAATAGAATAGGCCACAACGGAGGCCATCGTGCAACCACTTCTCCCAAGACTGCATTCAGATGTTCCTGAGTCACTGACTGTGACCAACAAACTTCCAACCGAGCCGGCCCCGCCCGGCCTCGCCTACTACGTGGCGTCTTCCGTAGAATGGTCGGCTGACGATCTCCGTCTAGCCTTCGACCGTTTGTTCACTGTTTATGATTTCAGTATAAGAGGCTTCTCTTCGAGCCTAGAGGCCAATCCAAAGGCAATGTACCTACATCGCGTGACCGCCGCGGAATGTGACCGCCTATACTATCTTGGGTGGAACACCGTTGAACGTTACACTGGTGGTGTGATCATAGCACGATCACATGAAGTCCATGTGATTGAACCACGACCGCGCGTGCCTCTTCAAGACGTGATAGCTGTACAGCGATTGGTCCAGGCGTTCTACGCTGGATGCAATCGTATGTCTGCGGTCTTCTACAGTTGCGATCCAGCACCGGAGCGACGAGAGTTTCTTGTTCAGATCGTTCTTCAGTTTGAACACAGCGTTCAGGGTTATGGATTTACGAACGTTAATCTCGAAAGAGAAGGTGATGCTGGACTTTTCATTACCTTTAGCTGTGCTGGGTTTGATCGCCGTCGGTATCGTATCTATCTGACGGCCAACGATCCTCTAATGTGGGTCACTTCATCTTCACTGGATGCGGCACTAAACGCCTTGTCGTTGCTGTGGCCGTCTCAATGGACAAAAGGATCCCACGGCGACGTACACGTTGAAGGACTGATCGTCAACCGAGCAGCGCATCCACGCGCACGAATTAATGAAGGTTTAGAATGAAAGAGATAGTCAAACGCGGTCCGGCACAGCGTAGGCCATTTGGGGCTAAAAGGGCTCACCCGGCGACCAAAAAGACCCCAAAGTATCGTCCTGAGGACGAGGCAACTGTCGAAGACGTAGTAGCGGCCCAAAACAAGGCACGGACTGCAGCAGACAGCAAACAGGCTGAACGCAGGGAACGCCAGCGGCCACCCGTCGCCCGATTGGAACGTGGGACATTACCGGTCAAGATCGAAGTCCAGTCCAATCCACAGATGCGGACCATCGTGCCCGGGAACGTGTGGCGTACACGGGCTTTCAAATGGGATCCCATGACCTTCGGTGTTGAGAGCGAGCGCCTGAACGAAAAGGTGATCGACGTCGATACACAGAATCGTAGTCTGGCCATGTGGCTTGACGATCCATCATATCCGTATGTGTACGGTGTGACAGGATCACCAGACGATGCGGATGCCAAATACTTCGCGGCCTATCTCGTTCAGGCGCACATGTCGTACATGGGGCACAAGGCCAATGTCGTATGGCACACACTGTACGGTGATTTCAATAATCGGATCCTTAAAGAATATGATGAGATCGACGGGAAGAGTTCACCGTCGCTCATCATTCTATCCAACATGACGCCCAACAGCACGAGCGTCAAGTTGGAAAAGGCGCGGGACATATTGGAACGGTTCGCCGACATCCCGCGTATCGTAGTGGCGGCTGGTGAGGACCCGTTCTCCTTTGTGACCATGCGCCTTTACAGTCCGATCCATGCTTTGGCCTATTTCAGCTCGACACTGGTCAAGAAGCGTATGGAGATCATTTGATGGACGACCCATTGTTCGCTGACGAGGAACATCGTCATCAGGTACACGTTGTCGACTGCACGACTATCAACACATTGTTGATCAGCCTGTGTCAAATCAGATTCATCGACATCAAATTCCTGACCAAAGAAGAAATTCTGGACCAGGGTCACGATGAAGATACTAGCTGGAGTGCGCCACCAGACCTGATCGTTATAGGCCACTTCGATTGTGACGAGCGTGCTTGTCTTTCACTGGCCCATGAGGTTGGTCACTGCATGGCGGCCCCAGGTCAGGCGCTAGATAAGATGGAGCAGGAGTGTAGTGCATGGGCCTGGGCCGTGGCCTTCATCAAGTCGGTGGCTCCCGATTTCAAGTTCAGTCCTTTGGCTATCGAATGGGCAATCGATCAGTTGAGGACCTATGAGCGCTACTATCAGAATGCAGGTGGCGCGCATTTGCAATCGCGTGATCGGCAGACACCGCCTGACGTGTTGCGCACCCTCTGGTCTCTGACATGAAACCTCGATGCACGGCCTGTCAGGCGATCGTTCTCCTATTCTACATGTTGATCGTTGTCCTTCCAGTAGCTGCCTATCACTGGTTGACCGACGCATCACCTACTGAAGACTAACATGGCATACAAAATTACGCACAGCGAAGGTAAGCAGGCATTTCCTGCTGATCTATGGGCGATGCTCAACGAGATCGATGCCGATGTATGGACAGCAAATTCCAATAAGCCTGATTCCATGGAGGTCAGGGCTAAAGTTGTGGCCGAAACGAAGGCCGTCATCGACCGATGGGTGATCGACCGTCTGATCCAAGATGGAACCGCAGTCTGTGATGCGTCGGTCAACCATCCAAAGATATGGAACGCGGGTGAGTGTTACATGATAGTCGTGCTGACCTTGACGCCTACTCTATCAGTGGTTGTTCGCTACTATATAGGGAGTCCGGATCATGATCGATACTTCCGAGCCGAAGTCGAGACCACGACCGAACCTGTACCGTTTGCTATCCTACGCGAACGACATGAGTTGGCTAAGACGGCCTTAGCCAAGGCACGTGAAGAAGCTGAAGCTGCGTGTGCCGCAGCCTATGCCGCGTGTCCGCACGAAGTGATAATGAACAAAGAATGTCACGTCAGGAGCACGCACATAGATCGTGGATACACTGCTAAGTGGCAAGAGTGTACGTTCTGTGGCAAGAAGGTGAACTCACCGCTGGTGATCGGTACCTACTCCTAATTTAACTATCCTAGACCTAACATGAATGCCCACCAACGAAGAGTGCGTCGCCGGCTAAACGCGCGGAACCGTATCTACCCTGGAGTTACGGTCAAAGAGGTCGATCAGTCGACGGTCGTACAAGGACAGCCTGTGAGTTTGGCCCTCTGTATGACGCCGCCACCACGGCCTCTTCTACAAGTAGACGAACTCAAGCACGAACTGACCCTGTGCTTCCGTTCTGTTCTGTTGATCAACGACAACAGGATCGACGACTTTGTGCGTCGTCAACTGTTGAACGTAGTGGATCGCCTGTTCGAGACGCGGGTTCCACTGGTAGTCCGTCACCAGGCAACCTGTGATGCGACCAACAATCCACCGTCAGTGGTGGACGAGAACGGCTTAGTCCTTCATGTCGAAGCCTGGAACGGGGCCAGTCAGTTGATCGGTGCATGGGCCTTCACGAAGACTCCGATAGGAGTCCAGGTCGAAGATCTTTACTCAAGATGGTAAATAAGGTGGTTAGGCGTACAGAACTCAATGAGGTAGACCTTGGCAAAAATCGCTAGTCCCCGCGCAGAACTGGCCGTCCTGCGTGGTATGTGTCACCCGTCTAAGAAGGTGGCCGGTGCCCTCTTGTCGCAGGTTGATGAGACGTATTTCTACAGCCCTGAATCGGTGGAGCTCTACGGCGCAATCCGTAGGCACATGCACGAGCAGGGCACGAGTCCCACCTACCGATTACTGGTCGAAGATCCTGACATCAGTGAGGAAGCCCGTCAGCACATGAGGGACTCGGTGCCCAGCGCGGTTACGACCGTGACCGAAGCCGATCGGGCAGCCCGTATCCTCAACAAGTACCGGCAGAAGCGTGGTCTCTTCTACTTGGCGTCCAACATCAACGACAAGCTGAATGGGAAGACCAACTACAAGGTTGAGGACCTGCTTGAAGAGACGGCAACAGCCTTCAACGTGGTGCGTAGCCGCAAGTCCAATCAGGACTCGTTCCTCCACTTCGGGCGCAACAACAATTCGAAGTCCGTGGTGGAGAACATCCTCTACGGCGACAACAAAGACAAACTGATTCCGACAGGCATCAAACCCTTTGACGATGTTAGTGGCGGCCTACCGCGCGGAGGCCTAGTCACTATCGGTGCCAACTCGGGCGGTGGTAAGTCATTGACCGCCAATCAGATCGCCATCAACATGGCGACAATGGGCTACAAAGTCCTGGTCGTTCCCTTGGAAATGTCCAAGGAAGAGATGACCATGCGGACGATGGCCAATGTGACCAAGACCAACCTGACGAAGATCATACGGCAGCAGTTGGCTACTGGTGAACGCGATCTGGTGTACAAGAAGCATCGTCGTTGGGAGCGCAAGGTCAAGGAGGCTGGTGGTCGGTACACGATCTTCAAGCCCAAGGAGGACATGACGATCGAGGAAGTGTTCGCCGCCGTCAGTGCTTACCAATGTGACGTGGTGATTGTCGACTACATCTCGCTGCTGAAGGGCACCGATGGTGATGATAGCTGGCAAGCCCTCGGCTCGATTGCACGTTACGCGAAGATCAACGCCGAAGTGGAGAATCGGGTCAACATTTTGCTGTGTCAGGTCAACGACGAAGGCAAGATTCGGTACGCGCGGTCGATCAGTGAACACTCGAACAACTCGTGGATCTGGGTTGCCAACAAAGAAGCCAAAGAAACGGGGATCATGCGTGTCGAGCAGCCGAAGGCTCGTAACAGTCTGGCCTTCCCCTTCCTCATCAAGATGGATTGGCAGTACATGCGTATCGAGGAGGTGGCTCAGGACGAAGCCCTAGGCCAGATCGAAGATGAAGACGATGTTCGAAAGTCTAAACGAGTGGGTCGCGGCGCTGATTCGGATCGGAGGGACACACGGAAGAACAGCCGTAGTAACGATAGGTCGTCAGGTCGCGATCGCCGTGGGAATGACCGCAGTCGAGAATCTAAGGCTGACACAGGGGTGCGCCGCAAACGACGAGACGTACCAAATCTTGCAGCTGATATCTAGGAGTGACGATGGATCAGAAAGACCTATACACGAAGTGGACAGGTGGTAGCTGTCCCGTCGATCCAGCCGAAACAGTGACCGTAATTCAACGATGCGGTCTCAGGGTCACTGCTTTGGCACAGAGTCAACACTGGGAGCACAAGGGTCATACCAACGACGTAGTGGCCTATAGTGTGAATAACATCGAGGCCATACGCGATACAAGCGCAGTCCGCATTTGGGAGTGGGTTGACTAGGAGAGACGATCGTGCCCGAAGTGAAGGTTGCGGTTAGGAGCTATGGCGTTCGCTATGTGTGCGATGCGTGTGGACGTGGAGAAATGAGGGCAGTCAAAGGACAGGCTCTGGTAGACGAAGGGGCCGGCAAATACACATGGCGTCACGAGTGTGACGCTTGTGGTGCCTTCGCCAATTTTGATATCACCTATCCAACGGTGAAGAGCGAAATCCTCCGGCTCGGAGAGGAGGAATCCAAAGAATAGGACAGGAGGTCCTATGAAGAAGAGATGGAGATCGAATGGTAGGGCCAAGCCTTTCAGCCGCTATGAGCTGAAGCGCTGGCTCTATCGTAAGTTCAGAGGCCGATGTCACTACTGTAGAGTGCAGTTGACATTCGAATTGTCAACAATCGACCACAAGCGGGCTCAGGCTCGAGGTGGAACTTACGAAAAGCGGAATCTAGCATTGGCCTGTAAGCGCTGTAATGGTGAGAAGGGGTGTATGCCTTATCACGATTATGTGTGCATCTGGCGTGAACGACACAATGCACGCATAGACTCTGCACAACTAAGGATGCTTGATGCAGCCTGATCTGAAAACGAGGAAGCCCCGGTAAACCTTTCATGGTCTACCGGGGCTTTCTCTTTGTGATGACAATGTCTACAGACGTAGTGATCCATGTCCGAATATCAAGAGCAGCAGAAGGACGATCAGGATCACACCGACAGGCCCGTAACCCCAACCTGCGCTGTAGGGCCATGCAGGTAGTCCGCCGATCAAGGCAAGGACCAAGATGATAATCAGGATGGTGAACAACATAAGACCTCCATGGGTTATCACTACGGCCTTAAATTGTAGAACTCTAGAACGCTAGAAGATCGCGTCGTAGAGCTTGGCAAACGCCTCATAGACTGCGGCTGGAACGGTTACACCCTTCACCACGTGAGTGCCGTCGCCGACTGCGTCTTCCAATGCTGTCCAATGCTGCTCGTTGGCCATCAGCCAATCACTTAGGGGCTTCAGGTCCGGAACCTTGAGCTTGGCCTGATTGTAGACCAAGTTCTCCAATTCCTCAGACGACAGCTTACGGTTCATCGCATCATCGACATAGGCACGAATGCCCTTGTAGTAATCGATTTCAGCTACTACCTTGACAGCGGCCGCCAATCGCACCGCTGCGTTGAGCTTGACTTTCATTAGGGTCTCCAAATGAATACAGAAAAGGCGGACCCGAAGGCCCGCCCTACGTTACGCGCGCACCCTGATTAGGCCGTCGCGTCTTCGTTCACTTGGTCGATCACGTCCTGCATGTACGCCGGATTGTACGAGTAGAGCTTGCGCCAGTATTCGACAGCCTGCGCCTTGTCTGCCGGGCTGATCCCAGCCTTGATCATCGCTTGGTTGTGCGACTTAGGAACCGGGACTGGAGTGATCGAGGCCACCACGTCGTAACCGATTACGATCGGGCTCTGTGTCGTATGCGACACGACCTTGAGCTTTTCCTGGTTCGCTGCGACCACGAAGCCGTAGTCCATGTCACCGCTGGGGCTGACGAAGGCCACGAATTCGTTGCGGGCCGCGCTGGCGGTCGCCAAGTGACGGATGCCCGGCACGTCCGGACGACGGTGAACCGAAGCACTGACCAGAGCCGACAGATCTTCGTTACCGTGGCGTGCAAGGTACTTGCCACCCTTTCCGTCCTTCACTTCCCACAGCGATTTGTCGTTGTTGTCCATCATGATGTTGGACGACATGACACGGTAGCTGGCGCGCAGTTCCTTATCGTCGACGACGCGCACTTCCTTGTTGGCCCGCAGATAGCCCACGGCAACGCCGCCGCTTGTCGAAGCACGGATCACGCGGAAACTGTTCTCGACCGGAGCCGCGAGGTTGCCCAACTTCTCGGAGATACGAGCACGGATCTGCTCCTTGGTCATGCGGCCTGTATAGGCGATAACCACACGCGCCGTTTCCTTGCCGTTGCCAACCATCGAGTAGTCCGTGATAGCGATCGTCTTCGTGATATCGTTCATGATGCATCCTTGTTGTGAAAGGCAAAGCGGTTGAATTGTGAACCTCAGAGGGTATGTAGTCAAATTACTCTTTACTCGAATGGTCCTTCCCAGGATGATCGAGTATCGCCTGAGTCCAGGCGCTGGCCGGAATAGTTCCTTCGGCCATATAGTCACCGAGCCGTTCGAACATCATCGTCAACAGTTCGGTGTTGTCAGCGGCCAACACAGCAGCATGACGTTTCTGCGACTTCTTCGATTTGGATTTGCTTGGTACCAGACTGTCATCTTCGTCTTCGTCCTTAAGCCAACGATCCGAGTTACGATCCCAATCGATCTTGCGTTTGGTCTTAGACTTATGAGTCCAATCTTTCTTGAACATATAGCCTACAGCCGGAACGATTGCGTGCTTCAGTGCGCCAAAGGCGAGGAAACCAACACCCAGACTACCGCCCGACAAACTAGTGGCCGCGAGCCAGCCCGTCAGATTGAGCATCATCTTCCCAAGCTTCTTCCAATCAGACGGCTCCAATCGGTCACCAGATAGGATTTTCCGCACGCTGTTCAACCCTTCAAGGGCCGATCCTGCGTCACGGACATAGCCACCTGCCAGATTGCGCGCGTCCTTCTTGAGGAATGACCCAAGGGCTTCACGCTGCTTCGACTTGGGCTCCATCCCTCCGTCAGTCAAGAACTTCTGTTCCTGCTCAGGAAGCTTTGTCACTGCGTCCTTCAATTGCTTGGTTTTGACCAGTCCATGACCAGCCCCACCTTTACGATTGCGTGTTGGTTGTCGATCTTCTACGTCCTTCAACTTCGGAACGTCTTTCAGATCACGCATCTTGGGTGGCTCGGCCGGCACTCGATCAATTGCAGGACGATCGTCCAAACCCTTCTTCGTGTTGGGTTCTCCAAGTCCGGGTCCTTTCGGGCGTTTGGGCTGGGTCACGTTGAAGTTCTGAGTCTTGAGGTTGTAGTCCTTGAACTGCTGGATGTCGCTCACCTCATCTTTGGGCGGCCCCTTAACAGCCTTGGGCTTCTTTGGAACTTGAGGTTCCTCAGTGGCCGTCCCCTCGTCATCAACATCCTGGTCGTCGTGGTCGTCTTTTATCTGCTCGTCGGCATACTTGCTGTTCGGGTGTTCCTCTTGGTAATGACGCTGTTGCTCAGGCGACAATGCGTCCCACCAGTTTTCGTTCAGCTTGTACTCTTTGTCTGGACCCGATGGCTTAACTTGACGAGCTCGGCCCCTACCCTTCTTCTCTTCAAAGTTGAAGGGCGTGGGCCGAGTCGTTTCCATCTGTTCCTGACCAGCAGGTTTCCGAGCCATGACGAGTCGACGCAGTGCGCTTATGGTCATGGCCAAGTCCTTAGACGTCAGTCACGTAGTCGAACGACCAAGTGATATTGAGGGTCACTGCATTGGATTGCCCACCGTCCATTTCGACATCGGCCACAGTTTCAGGCCACATGCCAAACACGTTGATGGTTCGCACTACCTGCGGCAAATCGTTGTAGACTACGATCTGTCCGTTGACCCCGTAGCTCGACTTGAAGGACCCGCTGTTGTTGACCCACGAGCGAGCGCTTTCCGACCACACGTAGAATTGCGAGCGCGTTGACCAGTCAGCGGCTTCGAGAAACGTGGAGTTGAATTGATGGGTGAAGGTCTTCATCCCGGCGTATTGCAGCTTCACGCCGTGCAGAGCGACTTCCACCTTGTCCATGCCAAAACCCGGAAGGGCTGTGGTCATGCACTTCCACGTCAGCGCACGAGTGTCGGACGAACCAGGAATCGCAGGCAGGAACAAGTCAAAGTTCCAGGTCTGCGCTGGGTCGGCAACTGCCTGTGCGTCATAAAGAGAACTGCGTCCCATAAGGATACTCCTTGTATTCAGTGCAAGATCTGGATGATTGGGTCCCAGCCTTCACGGGGTTCGACCAGACGAATCATGTCGTCACCCTTGCGAAAAGCCCAGGAATGCGCGTGGTCGGGATCCTTGTAGTCGATGACCTGACTGAAGCCCATACGTTCAAGAATCTTCCACATACGATTCGAATCAAAACGAAAACCAATCGTGTAGTCGATGGGATTGAACGTAACAGGAATCCTGAGCTTTTGCATTTCCTCGAGGATATGCTGTGCTTTGTGGAACCTCACGTGTGGCTCCGCTAGAGCCTCACCTGCAACGGCTACAGAAGCGAAAGCCAGCAGGCGACGTGCTGCGTTGAGCTTCATCTAGCCTCCGATGCCGCCTAGTGGCTGCTGTGCCATGTTCCATAGCTTTGGATCCGCGTCAGCTAGAGCGAGATCCCCAGGAACATCTATGGGTTGATCTTCCAGGATCTCCACCGGTGCCAAGTTGAAATCTTCTGGATCCTCGGTGGCTGTCGTTGGGCCGTTGGCTCGCAGCTGGTTCCCCTCGTGGTTGACGGTGCGGAATTTATCAGCTTGTCCTGGTTCGTCATCACCATCGACCGTTGATTTGGAATTCACCATCTCGTGGGTCAAAGGATCATCTTCAGGGCCAGCAAGACCAGCGTTGATCTTGCGACTGAGCAGTCGAAGCAACTTCGATGTTGGGCCAGACGCCGATGCGTACTGGACATCGTTTTGCGGTAGGTCATCGGCGCTGCGCGCGGGTGTGCGTGCAGCGGTCTCGGATTTCGGTTTTGCATCACGAACTGCCGTTTCGTTATCGGACGACCGATTGTCATTACGTTCACGCTCCACTTGCTGACGATCGAGTTGACGCTCGTTCTTCTCGCGAAAACTTGGAGCAGGTGCAATCACATCCGGTGCGGCAGACAAACGCCGGGCAGCATTCAGTTTGAAGGTCATGCTAGTTCTCCGTCTGGAGAGGGACCACCCTACACAGAGCAGTCCCCTCCGTCAGATTAGCCCGGATTCACTTGCGACAGCACTTCCGCGAACGATACACCCTGCTTGGTGATCACCACCTGGAGGTTGATGATATGCACAGGGATCACCGGCACGATGAGGACCGTCACGTTGCGGATGCCCGAATTGAAATCCGATGCCGAGTTGTTGGACGAATCGGACACGACTTCGAAGCGGGAGATACCGCGTGCGTTCTGAATCGCTTGCAGGTAGTCCGTGCACGAGGCCACGATCTGGCGACCAAGGAAGTCGTCGTTCGGTTCCTGTACTGAATAGAGCAGGAACTGATACAGCGCCACCTTGATCACGTTTATGATCCGACGCACCGACACCCATGACAGGGCACTGAACTGCGCGGCCAGTGTCTGTTGTTCCCACAGGGCAATACCTTGACCGATGAAGGTCTTCGTGTAGTTGACCTGTGCGTCGAACATCGCGTCCGATTCACCGTCGTCATACGTATAACGGGTCTTCAGAACGTTGACGATACCGCGATTCAAACCTGCGATCGAGAAGCTTGGGTTTGCTACACGATCGGTGCGCGCGCAGAGAGCAGTTGCCCATCCCGAAAACGGAACGTATTGCTGCTTTCCGTTGTACGTGTCAGCCTCCAACACGTCCGGCGAGAACAGTGCCGAATACGTGCTGTTGAGGTTCAGGTTGATGTTGCGGTAGTTGATCGCCGCTTGGAACTGTTGACTCGCTGAGGGCACGTCCAGCATGGCAACGCAATCGCCGCGTTGTTGAGCAAGTGTGTCCATCGCCAGCTGGATATCAGGACTTGCGTGTCCCGAGTTGAGCAGCAAGTTGATGGCGTACAGTTGCTTGTTCTGGAACGAAGCCCATGCACCTGCAATCTGCGTCGATGTCGGTGCCGCACCCGAAGTGCCGCCCGCCATGTTGGTCAGGGCCACGCTCTCCACAGCGGGCAACGTGCCGATCAACGCAGGGACATTCGATGTAACACGAATGTACTGCGAGAACGGGTTGATCGCCTGTTCGAGTTCCGTTTCTTGACCCTGACTGTTCGTGTAGTCGACCAACGAGCAGTTGAACGATTCACGAGCATAGGTTGTGCTCAACGACGTGTCGAACACGTTGAGTCCAAACGTCGGTGCCGGTGTTGCGGCCTTGGTCGGATCGGTGATCGGCGTCTTCGTCGTGTCCGGCGTAATCGCTCCCGTATCCGTGAACGTGTACGTCCCTTGACCGATGGTGGCCATCAATCCAACTTGACCAGCCGTCGTACTACGACCGTAGATCTTGTAACCCGTTGCCTGAGCCACCGTGTTCCACGTGAGGACCACGCTATTGGTCGTTCCTACGCCGGTGATCACCACCTGTGCCGGAGACGAACCCAGCGTTTCGCCTTGCGCGCCGATTGCAGAGATCTGATACTGATAGGTCGCTGCCGGAAGTGTTCCACCTGTGGCCGACGATACCACAGCGAGTCCTGTAGGCACCTGGAGATTGGTGCTGACGACCTGAAGTGCCATGTTGTCGCCGTAACTGCCCTGACCCTTGTTCGGGTAGAAGAGGGCAATCGCTTCACTGTTCGCCGGTGCCTGAGCAGCGGTCAGCAGTGTCGGCCAATCAGGTTGCGTCGGGTCCACGACTCCAGCGGTGACCGGCGTCAAATGCGTGACGCCAGTCGGATCACTCCACAGAAGGACCGCTGCGTACAGAGCGCCCGAGCCAACGACACGGAGACCCCACAGCTGATTGCCTTCCTCGAAGTAATCGAGTGCGCAATAGACGTCGAACGACACCTGCGCATTCGGATTACCATACATCGTGAGGTAATCCGTCGGATTCGTGAACAGAACCGGAGATGCAGCCCCTTGCGAGGACACGATGATCTGGGCAACCACCGAAGTAGATGCCGAGGCGATGACCTGTGACAGGTTGATTTCCTGCACGATCACCTTGGATGCTTGTTTTGCCGAGATGGTCATTGCGTGTTCTCCGTCTTGGTTTCAGCCGGAGCCGGTTGCGGTGCCGCTTCGGTCGTCGTAGCGGCCTCAGCCTCTACCGTCGCCGTCGCTTGTTGCCCCGTATTCGGTTCCGTTGTTACTGGAACCACCTTGTCCTCGAACACGATGATCCCTTGACCTTCGAGAGCCATCCAGTTCGGATCCACTTTGGCCCCATCGGGAAGCGTCACCGGCTTGCGCGTGCGGGCCATCACACGAATGGATGCTTTCGCCCCATCCGCCATGATGAGCCACACATGCTTCGGAACACGGCCAGAATTCTTGACATGCGTAGCCATGCGTTACTCCTATTTAGGAAATGCGAAGAATTGAGTGCTAACGACAGTGCCGTTGACGCCACTGACCTGACCAGTGACGTTGATAGTGTTGACCCGGCCTTTCTGACCAACTGTCGGTTCACTGATGTAGCCGTGAATCGTTAGGTTGGTCGTCACTTCGTACTTGGTTTCGGTCTCGGTGATGTTCCCGAGCTGAGGTATGTTGAGCGATTCTGGAACCGTTACGCTGATTCCGAACTGCTTCTGGCCGTAACCGATCGATGACTTGAGGTATCCACCGCGCCGAGCTAGAAGCCAACGACGAGCAAATGCCAGGACTGACCCCTGCTCTACTGAATCAAATTTATCGGTCACGTAGGTGACCTCAAGTTCGAAATTCGTTGGAAGTACTCGCACCGTTACATACTGATCGCTGTCCGGTACGTCGACCACCCAGCCACGACGCATCAGATAATGTGGATTGTACGACTCGTTGTTCGCACCCACTGACTGAATGACGAAGTAAGCGAACGGATAGGACAGAGGATTCCCCTGACCAAACAGTCGTTCGAGAACTTTGGTCTTGTCGTTCTGATTGATAAACGCACACTTGACGCAGCCAAACACCTGTTGAAACCGTTCCTGGAATGCCGCGAGCACGAAGTGGTCAATAGGTTGGATCATGTCGCTCATACGTGCTCCCTTGACATCTGTGAAACGAAGGCCATAATCAAAAGAGGCCCGGCGGTTGTGACACCGGCGGGCCTCTTACACTGCAACGTCGTTGCCGACTTACTTCGTACGGGCAGCGGCAGCAGGCTTGCGCTTCGCCGACGCAGCCGTTTTCTTCGGCTTGGTCATCGAGGCGAGAGCAGCGTGGAGGGCAGCGACGTGGCTTTCCTCACCTTCTTCCTCTTCCTCGGCTTCGTCTTCGACTTCCTCGGGTTCGCCTTCCGGCTCCGCTTCGGCTTCGACTTCTTCAGCCTCTTCCTCGGCTTCGTCTTCGTCACCTTCCTCGTCGAGTTCGTCGAGGTCGCCGACCAGCGATTCGAGAGCCGCGTCTTCGGCCGACACGACCTTGGACTTGGCTGCAACCGGCTTCTTCGTCGCCGGTTTGGCTGCGGCGGTCACAGCCGCTTCGTATGCTGCTTGGTTGTTCGCTTCGATGATGGCGATTGCCATCGGGAAATCCGGTTGCGCCACCGCTCGTGCGAGGCACTTCGCCGCCGCGACTGGGCGACCCTCGCTGAATTTCTCGCCGGCGAGTGCCAGATAATCCAGCGCATGATTGTACGTCTTCATGGTGTATCCTTGTATGCGACTGATGTGGATGGACCTAGGGGTTCATTACTTCAAACCCCTAGGCTGGCACGCCCCGGATTACAGGCGGATACCCTTGGCGACTGAGCGGCTGTTGGCAACCGACACGGCGAGGCTTTCGTACATGACCCAGCCGCGACCAGGAATGCGCTCGATCGAGATGTCGATCGGTTGCGATTGCAGACCGCCGCGATCGCTGTACGCACCGTGGTTGAGGGCGTCGGAGATGATGAAGAACTCGCCTTGGTTCAGGACCTTGTGTTCCGGGTGACGATACGCATCCGACGTGACCGTGCAGCCGTACAGGACACCGATTTCACCGGTGAGAAGCAGTTCGTGACGAGCGACCGGGTCGATTGCCGTGTAGAACGCTTGGTTGCCGATGATGTCCTGATAGATATCGGTTGCGATCAGGACGTGCGGTGCCTTCAGACCCCAGCGCGTGACGTTGGTCATCACTTGGGCGAAGGCCAGCGGGGTAAGCCCACCGACGATGACCGACAGCGGGTTGTCCACGCCGACGATCTGGTTCACTTGGTTGTACCACAGACGGTCTTCACCGACCATGATCGCTTCCGTCGCTTCGACGTACTTCTCTTGCAGGACGTCGCCGGCCGATTGGTTCAGTTCGTTCAGCGGAATGAACGGACGGGTCACCACTTGCAGTTCCGGCGGCGTGAACCATTTGTCGCGCGTGATTTGCGACTGGATCTTCGTCGGCGACGTGCTGTAGACGGCCGTCACGTTCTTCGTGCGGAGCGGGAAGCGCGGAATCGCACCCTGTTCCACCTTGATCTGCGTCAGGTACTTGCGCATGAAGCCCTGACGGTTGGCCGTGATGTACAGGCTGTCGGCGATCTTCTCACCGAGAACGCGGTGCGCTTCGGCGTCGTTGAACGCTGCTTGCACCAGTTCCTTCGACGTCTTCTGCGCTTGCTCGGCCGAAGCGAACACTGCATCGGTCGTCACTTGGCCGTTCGAGGCCGCTTGAATGAATGCGAACTGACGATTGAGCAGTTCACGCTTGTCGCCCGCGTTGATTTCGCCGTTGCGGCCAATTGCGCGTTCGCTGGTACCTGCGAAGCGATACTCGCTGGCTGCGACCATCGGCGTCTTCGACGCACTGATCTTGACTTTACGCATCTTGTAACTCCGTTGTGTGTTGGGTCTCGCTGACCCCGCACCGTTAAACTACGGACGGTGCGGTTTCAGCTAAGAGAGGTCAGGCCGCGCTTAGTTGGCCGAGAAGTGGATGCCGAGATACGGCTGATCTTGGCCAGGAACGCCGACGACGTTGCCCGGAATCTGGACTGCGTTCGCGCCCTTGTGGACTTGGTCCGTGACCTGACCGTTTGCCGCGAGGTAGATGCCCGTCGCTGCCGCCCAGTTTGCGCTGGCGTCGAATTCCGAGATGTAAATCGTGCCGCGCGATGCGACACCGATCTGGCCGACGTAGGCGCCGACGTAGCCGCCCGGTTGGATGTCGCCGAAGAGCACGCGTTCTTGAACGACCGTGAGCGCATACTTGTACGTGACGGTCACCGTGTCACCGGCGGTCAGGCCCGTGACTTGCGTGCCCGTGACCGTGTAACCCGTTGCCGGATTGCCCGTCGTGTTGTCGAGGATGAAGACTTGGCCGGCGACCGGCGTCAGCGACAGCGTGATGGCACCCGAGCTATTCGCAACGAACTGCTCGACCTTGTTGTAGTACGACTCGGGGAACGGCAGTGCCGACGTACCAGCGATGGCGAAGCCAGCGAAGATGTCGGTTGCGGTGCCCGTCGAAGGGAGAACGCCTTGAGCCGCTGCGCCAGCGGTGCGAACCAGGGCCTGACCTTCGGCCGTGAAGACAGCACCCGGCGCTGCGACTGCTTCGTAGCTGTCTGGGAGTTTCGTGAACGGGAGATACAGACTCATGATTGAGACTCCTGATGAGGAATTCGATGTTCAGCCAACGGAGTGCTTGTGCAGTTCAGCACCCCGATGCCATAAAAATGTGGGTTGCGTAAATAGACTGGTTATACGCCCCACAGAGAACAACTATGCGTGTTGGAGCTCAGCCGTTAAAACCGATGCTACGCTTCTTTAAAGAATGCTTCGAATACAATCCCAAGACTGGAGATCTACTATGGAAACATAGACCGCCGACACACTTTGCATCGGAAGCGAGTTGCAGACGCTTCAACACCATGTACGCAGGAAAACCTGCTGGTACGCCCAACACTGAAAAGGGGCACCTACAAGTCCATTTCCTAAACTACGGGAATTTCTATGTACATCGAATAGTCTGGATACTAACGTATGGCAAAGATCCTGGACCAAACTTTGTACTAGACCATAAGAACGGACAATCGACAGCCAACCGATTGAAGAATCTTAGGAAGGCTACGTCGAGTCAGAACGCGTACAACTCTAAGACATATAAGAACAACATCTCTGGTGTTAAAGGTGTATCATGGGATACACGAAGCAAACTGTGGCGAGCATCGATACAACAGAACGGTACTCGCCACCAGCTTGGTTACTTCGAACAACTAGAAGACGCTGTTAAAGCGCGCAAACGTGCAGAACGTAAGTTCCACGGTCGATTCGCTCGGAAGAGATGATCTTCAGATGCCGAAGGGCAGCGGTGCGTCGCCAGACAGGACAGCGGCAGCGGTCACCGAATAGCCAGCGCGTTTGGCCGACACTTGGGTACGCTTCGCATCAGGCATACGACGGATCGCCGGACGGGCAAGTGCGGCATGCACCGTTTCCGGTGTTTCGAACTCGTCTTCCACGTCGTCGTTGAACTCTTCTTCAGCCGAAGCGTTTTCCGATTGGAAATCCGGACCCGCCTCGTCACCGAACAGTTCGTCTTCCTCGTCCATGTCGCTGTCAGCCGAAGCACGCGTCATGTTCAAGGCGTCCGAGAACGAGTTGCGCACTTGCTCGGGCATTGCCTGGAGCTTGGTCGCAACGGCGAGAATCGACTTCGCATAGTCCACGCCGTGAGCAGCAAACACGGACTTCACGAGACGACTTGCGCCACGCACACCAGCCGCACGCAGTTCGTCGGTCATCGCGGTCATCAGCGTGTTTTCCACGTCCTGGAAGCGGCCGCGATTGACGCCCACGCTGGCGATGGCGAGACACTGTTCGAACGAGTCTTGGCTGGCCTTCGTCGAACGACGGATTGCTGCCGTGACCTTGTTGGCCTTGGCTTCGACACGCTTGTTCAGCACGTCTTGGGCACCGACATTGATCTTGGCGAGCGTGAACCCCATCTTGCGGAGACCCGCACGCAGACCGTGCTTCGACATCTCGACGCGCGTCACTTCCTGGAACTGATCCGACAGATAGACGTCGCCGTGGCCGGCACGAACCGCGAGCTTCTTGCCGATCGAAGCAACGATTCGGTTTGCCTTCAGTACGTGGATCTTGGTGCCAACCGTGGCGAACACGGTGTCGTCACCTTCGTCATCCGTACCGTCGACGTCCACGAGGTCCATCGATTCCGAGGCCGCTTCGACTTCGAGCTCGTCCTCGTCTTCGTCTTCCTCGTCCTCTTCGTCTTCATCGTCGTCGAATTCAGCGCTGATTTCCGGATGCTCTTCTTCGTCCGGATTCCAGCCGTCGTCAACTTCGAGCAACGATTGCGGGGTCGCCCCTGCACCGTCTTCGAATTCGGCGTCGTCTTCTTCGTCGAGATCTTCGATATCCGCGGTCAGTTCGCCACCTTGTGGCAGATAACCGGCTGCTGGATCTTCGTCGTTTGCCATGTGCTGCGAGTCCTGGAGACCCGGTTCGCAGTCGCTGTCGGCCTTGACCTTCGTAGCTGCTTTGACACCGGAATCCTCACCACCGAACGGGAATTCGCCGTCGACGTCTTCGTCTTCGGTTTCGTCCATTTCCTCGTCGATGTTTGCCTTGGTCTTCGCCGGATGCTTCTTGCCCGACGTCGGAGCCAACGGCACCTGAGCGTGCTTCTTCGCTGGCTTGGCCTCGGTCTTCGTTCCGGCCGTGGTCTTGCCACCGTTCATACGATTCGACTTCTTGCTGAACGTTTCTTCGTTGTTGAAGTGCGTCGAACCCGGGACACCCAGCTCATCCGGATCGTACAGCTTTTCCGGGGCCATGTGATTCAGGACCGCTTGATCGCTGTCCTCCACCGGTTTCGTCGTCTCGTTCGGAAAGTGCGTCGACGTCTGCGAGCCTGCGCCCTGAGCCGCCTGCACTTTCTTCTTGGTTACGATCGCCATAGTGTTCCTCACTCAAGTTGATATGTGCTCCTATGCGGGCCGTCTCAGAGCCAGCCCTGATTGGAGCGCACAAAATCAAAATGGGGACCGTGCAATTTGGGGTTTTTGCGTTGAATGAAACGTAGCTCATTGCGAGCCAAAACGCAGTAGACAGGCAAAAAAGAAGGGAGCGTGACCGAAATGCTCACGCTCCCTTGATTCTACAGAGTAGACAACTTAGTCAAGAATTTCACTTGACCGGGCTTCCACTGACTACCCTGAAGGAGTTTGGTAGCTCTATCAGTGATCTCGCTGAAGAACGCTTTCGCGGTTGGAACTCCGCCTGCGCTCACAGTCGTCCGATTCTTGAGTTCTAACCGGTAGTAAAAGAGATCATGGTTGCGATGCCATTCCACGTCGAATTCGCCGCCGGGAAATGCCCATGTGACCTTCTCGCCATCGCCACCCCACGTATAGTTCTGTCCCGTTTGTTTTCCGAGAACCGAAGTAAGACGGGACACGATAGCGTCAGCTTCGGCTTTCGATTTCTCAGAAACTGCGGTCAGTGTAGCAGCCGCAATCAATCGTGTCGCGGCACGTAGTTGAGTCATGTCGAGCTCCACGGATCAAATACTTCATCAGACAACGCAGGTGCCCACGCGGGATCCTTGACGATCGAGCACTCGATCGGTTGAATTCCATGCGCATTGAGGAACGCCAGATGACGCTTTCCGTCGTAGTGTTGGAATTCACGCCAGTTGACGTTGGCGGGGCTCGTGATATGCGAACATACATGCTTCGACGAACACTGCATACCACAGAATCCACAGGTGAAAGCATCGACCAGAGCACCCATTGAATAGGTGTTGATGGCCTTAGTCAGAACCTGTTGAGCGATGTCTGGATACTTGGTCTTGTCTATGGCGAGCAGACCCATCACCTTGTAGAGCTTGCCTCCGCCGTAACCAGTGACCGGCGTCATAGCCGAATCCAGGATCACGCCGTAAGCTCGCTCATGAACCTCGTTGTCGTGTTCGAGATGGACTGGACAACCGGCCCACGCCTTGAACGACTGACGATTCATTGGAGGCGGATGGAATCGAGCGAGTTCCACCGCAGGAAAGGCGATGCCGTTTCGATTCGGAATATCCGAAGGACACACCAACGTGTTGACGATGATGTAGTCCTCGATCTTCGGACTGATGTGATAGACCTTGGCCGCGAAGGGCAACCATGTTTCGTAGTCCATCTTACCGGGCATCAGTTCGCCAGTCTGCTCCTGGTAAATGTCCTTGATCCGGCTTTTGTCACCATCAGCATCGAAGGTTTCGATCGCACGATTCACGTTGTCAACCGAACGCGTGCGCAATACATCATCGAGCGAAGCGCTGGCCGTCATGTGATGATAACGAGGAGCAAGCGCCCGCTGTGCGCTCTTGACCGCAGCGCTTGCCTCGATAAAGGCTTTCGGGAACTTCAGTGATGACATACAGCCTCCTCGTCAGCGAGCTACGATGTAGAACTCACCCGCGAGAGTGAAGGTCAGTCGTAGGGCCGCAAAACCCACTGGACCAGCGACAGCTAACTGCGCGGGCACGATGTTGCCAGGAGCGATCGTTTGCTCGTTGACCCAGGCAACTGAGCTTTGGACTGAGGGTCTCGGATCGCATGCAGTTCCCGGATTCTGGAGCGTGTACGCGACCTTGACGCTGTTGCCAACTGCCTGGAAGAAATACCCTTGATATACCGCGTCCTTATGGGAGGTCACATCTCCAGCAGAGACGTAGATCACACCGCCCGCAGCATCAGCGACGTAGCCAGACCAGTTGACTAGAACTGATTGAGCACGTCCGCCGATGCCGAGAGCACCACTCCGGTCATAAGCACCACGGTTGCCAATTGCCTTGACGCCCATGATTTACCTCCGGAGAGTTATTCAGCCTTCTGTTCGGCAGCAGGTTCAGCCGCTGGCGCTTGTTCTTGCGTCGGAGCAGGAGCCTGATCAGCAGGAGCTTGCTCTTGTGGTGCTTGTTCAGGGGCCGAAGCAGGAGCTTGCTCTTGGGGAGCCGCTTCTTGAGCAGGAGCCTGTTCAGCAGGAGCTTCGGTCTTTGGCGGTTCTTCCGGCGTTGCCGGCGCTTTTGGCTGTTCTTCCGGTGTTGCCGAAGCCGGAGCCGGCGCTTTTGGCTGTTCTTCCGGTGTTGCCGAAGCCGGAGCCGGCGTTTCTGCCGTTTCCGTTGTCTCCGTCGCCCCCGTCGCCTCGTCCTCGGTCCCCGGATGTCCCGGGAATTCCGGCGGAAGGGTCGATGGATAGGCCAAACCTGCCTGAACCTGTTGCTTGGTCAGGCCGAACTTGAAGTAGGCGAAGTCGTGAAGGGCCTTCAGGTCCTTCTCCAGCCACTGAATGCCTTCGGACACTTCGTGACCCGCTTCCTTGAGGGCGGCCTTCAGCACTTCGAGGTTGATGCTCTTCATTATCGAACTCCTGTTGTAGATGGAAAGGGAAGGCCACCCAGTGACCTTCCTTGATGTTAAATTACTCGCTGTCTTTTGCAGACATGAGCGTACCGTCGTCCTTCCGCAGCTTCATGGTACGAACGTGCTGAAGCTCTTTTTCCAGTTCCTTGATGTTGGTGATCTGCACACCGGCCTCTTCAAGACGCTGGAAGATGTGACGTACTTGCTGAGGCGTGCCGTAATACGACAGGCTAGGCGTGTTGAGAACCCAACGGAAGGCCGGGCGCTTGTACAACATCGCAGCACGAGTACCGGCTTGACCCTGAGCGGGCAGCGCGATAAAGGCCATACCGTTCTCAATGATCGGATACGGCTTGTATATCTGCTTGTTGTTATTCGCCTTGTGCTCCGTGCGATAGAAGTTGACGAGCTTGACCCCAGCCAGTGTCTTAGCCATCAGTTGATGGTTGCGAATCTGGCCGGACTGCAGCATGTCACGCATCACGCGGAACGCTTCGGGCACACCTTGCTGGAGCAACGCCGGATCTGGACGCATACCCTTCTCTTGCCACAGCTTGAACTGATTGTTGAGCATCACCACGTTCTTGATCTGAGCGTAATAGAACGGAGCTTGAGGACGGAAACCACAACCGGTCAGCACGTTCTGTGCCGTCTGATTGTCTTCGTCGACAGCCCAGTCCAAGCCCAGGAATCCGTTCGTGATGAGGAGCGTCAGCTCGATCGCCAGTTCGGATGCTTCTTTGCGCTTGCGTTGGACAGCTTCCTTCTGCTCCTGCTTCTGCTGTTGAACCTGCTGCTTCTTCAACACACCTTTCGGTGCCTTCATGAATTCAGCCGGCACGTCGATGTCCTTGGTGACAGGCAGCGACCCAACAGATTTCAGCAGCTGATTCCGGATGTCCTTGGTCGACGTTTCGGTACGTGTAACGACGAACACTTGGTTCTTCCGCGCGCGTACTGAATAGCCATTGACCAAGTCGACGGTCACCATGCGACCCTTGGCCTGAACGTTGACGATCACACCATCACCGTGCTCGGTGTGAACCGGCTGGCCCTTCATTGCTGCGAGCTTGGCCTTGAATTCCGGATCCACCCCATTGGTGCTTTCGTCTTCCGTATCTTCGTCGTCCTCCTCATCGTCATCATCGTTCGAGTCCCCCATGTTCAAGAACTCATCGAGACGAACAAGACCCATTTCCTCAGCGTTGTAAATGCCGAGACCCGGAGTGTAAGGCACACGCTTGAGCAACGCGCAGTCCTTCGGTGTTGGAGCAACTTCGATCGGTTCGAGACCCGGTTCCTTCCCGTACTTCTCGATGAAGGCTTCCTTGTACGCCTTGTAGTCGTCGCGAATAACCCGTTGATACACGCGATTGGCCTTCAGGTACTCGATCAGACCAGGATCCTCTTCAGTGCCCGAACCGTGCCAGCTATTCTTTGTCTGGATGGCTTCGAGCGACATCGAGATAGCAGGTACGTCAGGGATCTGTGCGTACTCAGGATTGTCCGCGTTCTCAAACTTCGCGGCCGCAATGACCTTAGACAACAGACGCGCCGTTTTCGTGATATCGATCGTACGGTTGCAGACCACCGTGTCGAAGAAGATCTCGTCGCGGTTCTCTTTCTTCTTGAGCTCTGGACGATTGATACGCGAATTCCCCTGCTCCAACGTTCCCGGATTCCACGGCGTCTCGGTACGGATCAACCGCGATGCAAACTGGAAGTTGAGACCTTCGTTCATCGATTGCTCGACACCGACCATCCATCGTATACGGTCATCCTTCTCGAATCGTGCACCGTCTTCGAGCTTGCGCGCCGCTTTATACAGCAGACCGCATTTCTGCAGTTCGGGTGGCGCACGACGGAAGATTTCTTCAGCCGATGCAATGTTGTTCGTGAAAATCAACACCTTGCCCGGGAATGGGCCGTACTGACCTTCCGTCCCATCACCCGGATCGTCGATGCCACCAAATATGTGACACTTGATCCGATTGATGATTCGCGTTGTCTTCGGCGAGACTGCGTCTTCACCAGTGAGCTTGGCTCCGACAACTGACACCGGATTGATGAGGAATCGTTCGAGCGGAGCCAAGAACGGCTGGATAGCCGTCTCGATATCCTGACCTGCATCCTCGTCGGTTACATCTTCGACTTCATCGTCGTCAGTGATCTCCGCCGCTGCGTCATCGAGCAGCGTATCGACATCCTCCTTCTGTTGTGCTGACGCACGTCCCTTCAAGAACTTCTGCAGTGACTTGGCATTCGCGTCGTTGCCCTTGGCCTTCTCCTCGATCTTGGTCAGAACACCGGCCAACAGTTCCTCGTACATCTCCTGTTGCTTGGGCGTCAGTTCGACACCACCAGTCCATTCGTTCTTCTTGGGCAGAAGTGCTGCCCATTCCTTACGCATGGCCCCGGCGTAGACGACACGACTCTTGATCTTGGCCATGATCTCGGCCTGAGCGCCCTTACGCCATTTCATGACGCGGCCACCGCGAACTTCTTCGCCGTACTTGTCGTTGAACTCTTCACGAGTACCGAACAACGTCGGGTCCAACGTAGCGACTTGCATCGCCAGATCGGAGGGGCTGTCGTGGATCATCGTACCCGAAGCCAGACGCTTCTTCGGGATATCGGTGATCAAGGACATAACAGCACGCGTCCGCGAGTTATCGTTCTTTACCTTGTGGCTTTCGTCGAGTGCGGCGTAGCCAAAGTTGAACTGACGCAGGAACGACACAACAGGCAACACGGTGATCGGCGTCGTGCCATAGGTGATGTTCCGTTGGGTTCCACGTGGTGAGAACTTCAGCGTGTCGTAATCGCAGACAACTACTGTGTTGCGGGGCGCTGCCTCCATAATGGCTTGCAGCCGCTTGAGTCCTGACTGACGGATTGCTGAGTTGGTCAACGCAATGACGTTCATCTTGCCCGACGTGAAGAACACCACTTCCTTCACATAGTTGGCGACCAAGTGACCAGGACACAGAACGAGATAGGGCTCGCTGCGATTGGCTTTGATCTCCAACAAGAGGTCAGTCAGCAACAGCACCGACTTACCACCACCTGCTTGGACTGGAAGTAGTGCGAAGTCAGGACTGTCCTTCAGCAGGTTGCGGACCTTCGCTTGGTGAGGCAAGAATCCGATCTTGTCGCTAAGCAACGGAATCGAGGGGACTGTCCAGTTGGGGTCCACGCTCTGATTGATGGCCGCCAGACGATTGGAACTGTCAAGAGCACGGACCTTTGCCATGTCGTCCGTGTACTTGGCGATCATCGTCATCCATGGAAGCATTTCGCTTACCGAGGCAATCGACCATTTGAGGTACACTGCGTCGAGATTGGACTTGACTGCGGCCTCGATCAACTTGATCTGGCGTGCCAGCCAACGGAAGGGGCCGAATCCGTGCTCGTTGATGTCAGCGAACGAAACTTTGTCTTGCTCTTCAAGCTTCTGGTAAGCTATGACCGCCGTCTTAAACCACGACTTCATATCGGTCGCACGCTCGAACTGCTGCTGCAAATACGAACCGATTTCTACACCCTCGAAGTCTGCGGCTGGGACCGGCGTTGGTGGCTTGGACGAGACGCCAACCGATTCACCCATGCTGGCAAACCAGTTGATATGCTTCTCTGTCACATACCGTTCGTCGAGGAGAGTGCGGATATGCGAGATATCGGCCTTACGAAAGTTCGTAAGATCCTGGATCTCCAGGTTGCCGTTCGTGTTGGTGTACGCAAACTTGTTGTTCACCCAGTCGATGCTGACCACCATGTCAGGTGGGAGCTTGGGCTTGGCGTCGACGCCTGACGACATGGCGGTCGCACCGGCTTCCATGTTGATGAGCGCAAATGCGCCGTCTGCCTGAGCGCCTGCCGACATGTAGCGATCTTCATAGACGCGAGTCTGTGCCTTTTCCACTTCCTTCGGAAGGAAGATAGGTGCCCCTTGTGGCGAGATCGAGATGCCGTATTCGTTGACGCGCGCTGCCTCGGTGTGATTCTTCGGCAGTGTGTTCACCACCTTCGAGATTGGGAACGACGCGGTGGACACGCGGCCACGCTCGCCGAATCCAGTCTTCACCCAATGAAGCAGCAGCGGATACAGATCGATGTCGCGCAGCTGATTCCATTCAGTGGTCGTCAGCTGTTCGCATTCGTCCTTGGCGATCTTGAAATCGGCAAAGACAACCGTGAGATTGCCACGGCTCTGCAACCGTATCTGAAGCAGACACTCGCGCAGTGCTTGTTCACCCTTGGGATCCAGCTTGGGACCAAACGTCTTGATGACTTCGGCCGTCGACACCGTGGTCTTGCGATCGACCTGATCCTGGCTGTATTCGGCCGACGGCAGACGATCGCTGAAGTCCTTAAGTTGTGCGAAATGATTCGCCGTTTCAGCCACCCCGCTCTTTGTGCGGTGACCGTTCAACATGAAGGTCCGCATGAACTGCGAGATGGCCGACATGTTGCGTGTCGGGAACTTGAAGAGCGGAACCGACGCGATGTAGTGATCGTTCTGCTTCTTGATGCTAAGATAGCCCGGAGGCACTGCTTTGATCAGCGCGTCCGCAGCCTTGGATCCGCCGGTGCCGAAGCGCGGATCTTTCACGAAATCTGGGAAGAACGGCGATGCCCACAGACGCGTCATAAACGCGGTAGGCGGTCCTTTGAACTTCTGCGCATACACGTACATGAAACGTGCACTCTGGAGTTTCCCAGGCATCATCAAATGCGCTGGAATCACCAGATTGGAAACGGGGCGAACAGCGGTGGTCATGTTGAGATCCTTGTGAGCCGTTGTCGAGACTTCTGGATAGAGAGACTAGGTGAATTCATCCTGTCTACCAATCAAATTGGGGAATTTCCATAGTGCAAAAATGACTAAAGCCCACCATCTCAAACGAGAGGGTGAGCTTTAGCATACACCGAATACGAAGTACTGACAACCCCCAATTACCGGGGTACGGCCCTTATTTACTACGCGGCGTTGACTTGTCCTGAACGGCGGCCGTCGTCTGTGCTACTGACGCCGCAGCGACCTTTTGATTCGTTGCTTTTATCAACGCGTCTTGAACCAAGACTTGAACTTCGTCCGTAGCTTTCGCCACGAGATTGGCGGTCAGCGTGGGCCAACGTTTGAGCGCAAACGAGTATCCAACAGCACCGATTACGATGCCAGCGGCGAGCACAGGTGCGTCTACTGCGAGACGGAACGCACCCTCGACTACGGAAATGATGGTCGAGATGTCCATGATGAACCTCCTAGATGAGTCGTCGCATTTGATGAATTGGTCGCATACTCCTAAGGAGCGGCATCCAGAGGATCTGGAGAATGAAGTTCTCCAACTGCTTCTTAGTCGGCGTCTGGTTATTCGGAAGGTCGGGAAAGATAGGACAGGTGATCGCGTACCCAACACGCCAACGTTGTTTCATGTTGCGAGCGTAGTCGTTATAGGCGTAGATCTCGAGACCGCTCATCAGCTGACGAACGTATCGGCCGTCCAATGTCCGGAGCAATATCTTCGGGTACGGGATCTTCTGAAGAAACGTCGTGTACGTCGGATCCTCGATTACTGCTTCTCCGTGGACATCGAGAACGAATCCTGCATCGGACACGGTAGCCACGCGATGCGTTGCCGTGAGAAACACATGCTCGAGCAAGCCCGTCATGTTGATGAACTTGACGAACGCACGACGACGTTCAGTCAAGTAGTCAACGATCTGATCGTTGCGGGTTTGATGGAGGGTCTGGAAAGGGAAAAGTCCCTCGTTAGTACACTGCTCGACATAGCGCTTGATCGTAAGCGCCCAGTCATAGCGAGTGTCTAACGATGGAATGAGCTCCTGAACAGCCTTCTGCCATTGGCTCACGTTGTTGACGTTGAAGCCAAGGGGAAAGGCTTGGACCGTCGGCGGCCTTGCCGCTTGGAAGGCCGTGACCCCGAGATTGGCGAGAAAAGGCAGGTCGTCCATATAGACCCCTATCGTGGTGCCATACGCAACCGCATTGCCGCACGGAGTTGAACAGGCGCGATCCCATCGGTAATCGTGTCGTCCTTGCCCGAATCGAGGTCGATGCCTGTGTCAGTGACCGACACGCCATCATTGAGTGTTGCATCCTGGTTGCCTTGTTGGCTCGACGTACCAGCGGGTGCGCCGTCGTTGAGCGCCAGATCGTCAGACGTTGTGGTCTCAGGATCGTAGTCACCGTCCAGCACGTCTTCGGCTTCTGAACGATCGGAAGCAGTGAGCGAGTCCAACTGCTCGACATCGCCTTCGTCTTTCTCATGCTGGATCTCTTCGCCAAGCATCTGATAGGCTACGGCTTCCAATTCTTCCTTGTCGATTCCGAGTGCGCCAGCCAACTGATGGAATTGTGCGTCGGACGGATGTTGATTCAACTGGAAGAACATCTCGAGGAATGCTGCTAGTGCTTGCTTATCCATCTTGGGTCCTTATTCGTGTTCGGCAAGAGTCAGTGGGATGCCAATCGAGAAATCACCAACCTCGTGAGTTTGGCCATCACCATACTTCTTGCTGTACTCGTTCATCATGTCCACTCGGTGTGGACTAAGCGGATTAAGGGCCAAATAAGCAGGGCCACTCTCACCCTCCAATTGCTTCTTAAAGAACTGAGTATCCTTATCGTGGAGCCATCCCGGCGGTTTGGTGGCCTTTTCCCAACCGTTGCTCAGTAGCTGCTTTCGTGCCCAAGCACCACGTGATTTCGGAATCCAGATAAGATCACGATAGAGAGCACCAACACCCGGCGTGATTGGGATTTTCAGCAGCTTAGCGAGTTCCTGGAAATGACGTGGCTTGACCTGAGCTGCTTCTATTTTGTGTGCGGCCGCGAGTCGCGAAGCAGCTTGGAGTTTGAACATATTGATGCTCCCTGATAGTTATGATCGTATCGAATCTGTTCTAGATTCGTTTAGATCTTTACACGACTGAGGCGCTTGCGCAGTTCTTCAACCGCCGGGATCTTTTTGAACAGTGGTTTGGCTGCCGCTTCCTTGATCTTGCGTATCAGCTCATCGGCAGTGTTGCTCACCAGATTCATAGCCCATTGCGCTGTCGGAGCTCCGAAGTAGAAGTCCAGGGTATCGTCCATGAGATCGAGTGTGAGCGTGGCTGACCAGCCTGAGGCCCGCCACATGATCGTCTGTTCATGCTCGTTGCGATCATCGCGGACAAACGCAGTGCCTAACACCTTCTTCAGTGCGGCAAGCGCTTTCCCCGCGTCAGTATCCGATGCGGCAAAGACTGACGTGCTGATATCTTTGGCGGCCAATCGTGTAGCTGCCTGGAGTTTGACCTTCATTCTGCAATCCTTATCGAATGTACAGAGTAAAATTCTAGCCTAGCGCCGTGCCCGGAACAAATGAGCATGGCGTCGATCGTGACACGTTTTGCACAGATGAATCAGGTTCATCGGTGAGTTAGTGCCACCACGAGATAGGCTCACTATGTGATGGACTTCGATTCCCCGATTAGAGCATCGCTGTCCGTTAATTCGCGCTTCGCAACGACCACCAGATCGCTGTTCTACCAATCGACGAGTTGCCCACCATCCATCTTTGGTCGACATCCCGTTATGGGTGTTGTACGTTTCTCTTTGAATACGCGCCGAGCCGTTAGTGCTACGACGCGCAGATCGTACTCGCCGAGCCCACATGCTCACCTCCGTTTATCAGTTGCGCGTTGTCCTGGATGATTGCGTTCAGTTCGTGATGCCGGTAGGGCTATCGCATAGACTAAAACGCAGATGACACATGTCCAAGCCCAATAGCGCTTCTGCATATGTCCCGGCTGAAGCATGTCAATCCCTTCGTAGTACGCGTATATCAATCGAAGAGTCAATGCGATCAACGCTAGACACAGACGAAGGAGCATTCGCAGCGCGGTATGACCTACATGCATCATTTCCGTATCCCTAAAGTGTAGCGAGGAGAATCGAAATCCTCCTCGCGTCACTATGATGCTTAGACGCTTAGACGCTTAGACCGTGACCAGCTTACGACACGACAGCCGGAGCCGCTGCCGAGATCTGCGTTCCGTCCACACCTGCGAATACCGGCGTGACCTTCGCTGTGAACGAGCCGGCTGCCGCGTAAGTGTGAGTCTGTGCCGCGTTGGTCGTCACAGTAGCGGTGTTGCCATCGCCGAAGTCCCAGATGTATTGATCGGCTGGGCCACCCGCCGTTTCGGTCAACGTCCAGGTGACATCCAGCGGATGAGCACCGGTCAACGGCGTACCCGCCAGAGTTGCGGCATAACCGGAGACCCCAATGGCCCCTGCAACTGCTGACGGCATCTCGCTCGAATACGCGAATCCGTACTCCAGTTGGTTCTTCATTTGCTGCGTGACCGGCGTACCCGCCTTATAGGCGACACCGAGTGCGTATTGCGTGAACGCATCGGCGTCTTGACCGAGCCACAAACTGCCTGAGCTCGTCGGGAAGTGAGCAGCGGCCGCAGCCGCCTTTGCTGATGCGTAAGTGACAGTCGTCATCATGAACTCCTAGTTCATTGGGTGAAGAAAATACGCAGTCCGTTTTGCACCTTCTGCAAAACGATACCGTCCTTGCCCTTCAATGCGAAGGTTGGTCGCCCGAAGATTCCGCTGTACGCGCGCAGACCATAACCTAGATGCTGAAGAAGTTCGTAGGCGTCCTCAGATTCCCTACGAATGTCCACAGCATTGCTCTTGTGAAAGAGCACTGGATGCGGCTGCACGAACGAAAAGATGAGACGGGCTTCCTTGAGTCGAGCTTGAATCTGATACAGTTCAGCAATCTTGTCACTGTTCAGTTGAGCCTCGACCATGTCTGGATCCCCGACAGAAGCCAAACGTTGTGCTGCACGGAGTCGATACATTTCTTATTCCTGTTCTGCGTTCGTTGACCAGCCGTCGGTCCCTCCTACTGGCGTGTCCAGTCTTTAGGAGTGCTCTCGGATGTCGGGTCCGTCGGCGCATTCTGATCGGTCTTATCACCGTCCTTGGACGTCAACCACTTATTAGCCACCTGAGCACCGGCCCAGATCGCCATGTAAGTCGTAAAGTAGGTGCCGTCCATTTTATCGTGTAGCGTGAGATACACCAACAACCAGGTACTCATCACGAGGGCAGTCAGCTGACCTACTTTGTGAATCGATGGTTGTTTGGTTTGTTCGTCAGCAATCACCCATCGCAGGTCGAAGTTATCATTGCGACGTTGGATGATCCACAGAACAAGAAGAGCCAGCACAGCTAGAACCAATAGAGCAACTGACATCGAGTTCTGTTCTACAAACTTCGACATATCCGTGATTGACATGACAAACTCCGTGAGCCTAAAGGGACCTACTCAGGTCCAAAGGTCGATCTTCAGGACTCCGCCTAGAACACCGACCGAAATCTCCGTGGTTCCTTTCTTGTACACGTCCAACTTATCAGACATGACACCACGGCGTGTGAATTTGTAGCCATCATGTTCCAGACGGCGTATGAAGTCCGCAGCCTTGACATAGGCGTCGCGCGGCGATTCGCACTGAAAACTATTGGCCCCCATCGAGATACTGTACTGTCCTTCGTTCAGGGCAGGCGCGTCTTTCGCTTGGAGACGAGTTGCGGCCTTGAGTGTCACCTTCATGACTAGGCTCCAAACTTGAAGGACTTGCCGTTGACTTTCAGGTCAGTCAGTTTATCAGCACCGTCGCCATCGAATCCAATACTGAAATCGCCTTCGGGCACCGGCGTTTCGTCGATGGTGCCCGCTGGAACGTCTTCAACGGTGACCGTACGCGACGATCCAGCACTGCCGAGATAGGCAAGGATCGACAGCAAGCGTGGCACCAATGTCGCTGCCTCACCCTTGACCTTGAATGATACTTCGACTTCTTCGTCGTAAGACGCAGCAAGCCGTGCCGCTGCATTTAGCTTGACCTTCATTTAGACCTCAAACGTGTAGATATCCTTCGGTGAGGAATCCGTGCCAACCATTTGGCCCATCAACGAAGATGGATCCAGCACCTGCCGCACACGTGTCACCCCATTTACCGACAGTCACTTGCCCGGTTTCAGGATCACCTGTTCGTTGCCAACACTTATGAACCTTGTCGTCAGGACGAGTGCAGTTAGAGCAACGACCATCGACGTGCCATATGTGATGGCCTGGTAGCACAACGAAAAGCGCGCGGCCATCGCTACCACACATATGAGGATAGCGTTCATAGTGCGACACGAAGTAGGTGGCTCCCACAGGTGCCGCGTGTAGTGGGAACGTCTGACTAGGATCATCGCGGCGTCGATAAATGGGAGAGAAACGATGGCCCCAATGATCGTCGTTGGCAAAGACATAACCGCACTTACACTGCGTAGGAAACATGACGAGTCCGTACGCAGTAGCCGCTTCATCTGAAGACAAGAAGCCCCCAACTGGACGATCATCAGGGATGTTACGGACCCCAAGTATCGCATCTGCTGAATGACCGCCTTTGTACGGTGACAATGGGCACTTCAGCTCTTTCTTATAATTGCTAGACCGATAGACCTCAACCTCGTAGTCAGTGGTCGGCTCGATGAAGAACGTCTTGATCCGATTGGGATCATGAGCATAAGGGCGCATCGTCACATCCTATCAAAAGAGTCCACGCGGAGGCACACCACCGTAGGCATAGCGGCCCCACATTGAAGCTGGGGTTATGGTCACGCCTACAGCACCGATAGCACCGGGCTGCAACTTCGAAGGATCCTGTGACCCATCGCCTGACGTATTCCCCTTGATAATCAAATTCTGCTTGATAGGCTTCAGTTCGTTGTCGAGCCGCGATTGGATCTTGGCCGCAGCGTTGTCGAGGAATGTAGTCCGATCCACGTCCAAGCTGATCTGAGCCCCTTGGAAATTGAACGCCTTCTCACCCTCGGCCAGATACTGCGATTCGAGGGCCGCCAATTCAGCTTCCAGTAACCAGAACTCACGGATGCCGCCCAACGCGTTGGTGAACGTGAACGAGGTGAACTGACCATGAGCCACATTGAACGCGTCCGCCCCGCGACGAAGCCATGTCAAACACGTTGCTTCGGGGTACAGAAGATCAGGCGTCCCGTAAAGAGTGGTTCGCGCCTTGTTGATCTTCGCCAGCATATCCTGGATCGCGCTAGCAATCGACGGATTGATGATGAATAGATCAGCACGATCCTGACCTACGATTGCCGTGTTGTTCGACGCCCAGTAGCGCCAGACTACGGAGTACGGGACCAACGAGACCTGGAGTGCGTTCGTATCGATGACACCTGCGTAGTACCAGCCGTTCGCAACTCGTTCGTACTGCGTGATCACCACTGGATTGATGATCCGTTGACCGCCGGCCCAAAGTTCGATCGTCACGTTGTCATAAGGCTGATCCAGCACAATAGACAACGTGGCCGGCGCACCCTGAATCTCGACCCCAGGTTGGACTCCGAGAGGAACCGTATTGAGACCCACCACACGGATGTTCTCGTATTGGTAGAACGTGTTCTGGCCGGGGATGCCAGACAAAGGATCAGGTGGTGTCCCTGTCGACTGCGGAAGCGACAACGTGTATCGGAGCTGATAGCGTTGGCCGTCCAGTGATGGAGGAACCGTGGTCGGCACATTGATGATAGCCCGTGCCGTGGCGATATTGGCCGCAACGTCGGCACGAATCGTGTAATCGTAGGCATTGCCAGCCGCGTAGACCGTGCCATCTTCGGCCAACAGTTCCCAGGTGACGAAGCCACCTACAGGATCGACTTGCACAGGAAAGATGAAAACCGCAGTGCCGATCGAAGCTTTCCCTGCTTCGACCTCGTCCACCAAATCCTGGAATGCCTGTTGATTCTGTGCGGTGTACGGCACGAAGGCTGGATCGGCGGCAGTCACGGCCAACATCACGATGAAGATGCGAGCTGACGTGGTGACCGTCATCTTGATGCCGTACGACGTGCCGTCGTTGCCACCCTGAAGGAGGATAATGGCTGCCGCCGCAGCTCCTGACTGAAGAACAGCGGTCAGCGGCGTAGGACTCGTAGGACTTGGAGTCGACAGGCTAATACCTGTGATCGTTTCCCCACCGATCAGCATCGACGTCACATCGGCTTGGATCGTGGTGTCCTGCTCAGGAGTCTTGAAGTATACGAAAGGAACACTCATGATCAATCCTTCTTATGCGTACGAAGAGAGGCACGCAGTTGCGGGTTTTTCGATCGCCCCTGAACAGTCATCGACGGCGCTTGCACGTTGTTGACTCCTTCGCCGGTCTGGGTACGTCGTCCACCCTTTCCCCACAACAAATCATCCTTGGCGCGGAGGAGTCGCGTAGCTGCCCTCAGTCTCATGATCGCGATGCTTCGAAGACGAAGATCAGCCGCCCATTCGACACGGCGATGTTCATATTCAGATGATGGTTGTTCATCACCGTTTCGATGCGGCGCAGGTCAGAGGCTCCAACATCGTGCATGGTCGACGGCGCGCGGTACGTGAGAGTCGTATGCGTGCCATCTTCTGATACAGAGACACGCAGACCCTTACCCAACATGATGGACATGGCGCGGTTCAGATCGTTCTTCACTGTGTCCACCTCGGTGGCCGCACCACGCGCTTGAAGCCTCGCTGCTGCCCTGAGCTTGATCTTCTTCATTTGGAACCCCGGGTTATGAGCCGACTGTTTCGTTGGTGCCAGTCCACACGAATTCTTCGACTGGAAAGTGCTTGTTGCAGTGGACACAGAAGGTTGAGCCGTAGAACTGGGGATCTCGTGCGTAGGTTTCGGCCAGCGCAAGTCCCATAGTGGTCACTGTCTTGCAACCAAGGCTGTCCAGCATTGCCTGTGTCCAGAAACGACCAGTGACCCCCGAATTCAGGTTTTGTGGATAGGCTTCGTATTTGACGTAGCCATATTGATCGTATTGCTTGTGCTCAGCTTCAGTCAGGTCACGAAGAGGGTACTTCGGCGCACGGCCTACATGCGTGTATGACTGACGGACGGGACGGACAAAGCCACGCTTCCGTTCTTCCTCAGACAAGACAAGATACACGTCTTGTTGCCCTTCGGTTCGGCGCGCGTCGGCTGCCAATCGTGGATCATTGGGGTCAGTGGTGAGGCTCATCGTGGCTCCTAAAGTTTGGTCACGCTGATGACAGTTACTCGGTGAGCAGTTTCCTTGACGGCCACCGCCATAGTTCCGCCCTTCATGTAGGCCACACGGCGGCCACCTTCTTCGCATTGACGCACCATCGTCCAGCGATGAGCATCCAATGTTTCCACCGCATCCGCGAAATCAGCAGTGGTCATAATAGCGTTGACGAGGCCTCGACAGTTAGACGCTGCGTGTCCGTTGTCCCGAAGATACTGAACGATTGCGCGCAGGACTACTTGCACTTCGGTTATAAGACTGGCCTTCAATCTAGTGGCCGCCGTGAGCTTGGTCTTCACTTCGTGTCGCCCTCGTTCAAGATATTGACGACCTTCCGCAGCTGAGAGTCGTTGAGACCGAACTTCTGGGCCAAGAACTCAGCATCGTGGAGCGACACTTGACCACGCTCAGCAAGATTGACCAGCGTGAACTTGATGGCCCTGGACGAGATAGCAACACGGAGGCGGACCCCACGGCTGTTACGGAACAATTGCTTGACCTCGAGGTACAAAGGCCGGCTCATCTCTTGAGCCTGCACGTTCGACGTACCGGGCCGCAGGTTGAATGTGATCGAATCTTGATCGACGTTGACCTTGCTGATCCGCTCCTTGTAGGAGAACATCTGCTCGCTGATTTGTGACGGATCGTCTTTGAGCTGAGTCGACAGCGGGACAGTCCCCAGGCTGGTCGCGAAGTCTTCGAGGTCCAGCAATTCGCTGATGGCCTTTACTGCCTCACCAACTGACGAGACAGCGGTCCCACCTTCACGCAGAAGAATGGCGGGTAGCTCGAATTCGTGATTGACCTGGACCTGAACGTGTTCACCAACGATCCATTGAATCGAGATGTACAGATGCGGCGTAACGTTCCCGTCCAGATTCGTGGCGTTGACCAACATGATGTAGTTGGTGAACACAAGATCGCCGTCGTCAGTTGTGTTCACGTACATGAACTGATTCGACGACTCGAACATCACGTGTTCTTCGATCTCCTGCATAATGGCTTGACGGTAGCGCATGAACGTCTTGGGCACATGCTTGGACGCCACTTCGTTCAGGAAGGCAAGAACCTTCTTGAGTTCGCCGTCGACTTTGGCCTTCAGCATCTTGAGACTGTCCTCAGCCTGCTTGTAGGCTTCGCCGCGATTCTTCTCCTGGAACTGCATGGACATCTGCGTGCCTACTGCTTCGAGCATGCGATGTTTCTCGTACAAGTCCTCGGCCAGACCATACTGTTTCTTCAGGTCAGCCATGTTAGGGACTACGACCTTCGTCAGCTCAGGATCGATCTTACGCTTGAGGTACGACTTCTTGTCTCCGGCGTCGTCACTGATGTTGAACGTAAGGGCGGCCTTGACCGCAGACAGAGCCGCCGCAACCTTCTCGGGGAAGGGCTTGAGTAGGCGCGCCAACATCCGCTGTTGGACGTTGATGAGTGACGACGTCTCGTCAACAGATTGGCGCATGTCGTCGAGGAAGCGTGTCACGTCGTCGATGTAACGGAACTTCGGAACCTCTACAGCGTTGACCTTGGTCTTTGCCTTGGTTGTCGCAGGAACACCAGTACGGCGTTCCTTGAGTCGAGCCAAACGCTCTTCAATAGACCGAGCCGAAACAGGCTTCTTGAGCGCAGCCGTTACGGGACGGGGCGCGTTGGACAGTCGTTGAGCGGCATTCGTAGCCATTGTCTTTCCTTTCTAATGGTGGGCCTCAGCGTACTGAGTTAAATTCAGGTGCGACGAGGTCCAGTCACATTGTCGCGGACCATTGCTGTACTGCGATCTTTGGTTGGAACTCGTCCACGATAGGGTAGTATGCGGAACATTTCTTGTGGTTGGATGACCCGAACCTGGACCTCCCAGCCGAGGACATTGCGTTGTCGTGTGTTCCACGGATTGGCGTTCTGGACCACCAACACCTTCCCCAACTGAGATTCGACGATGACGTCCATCTCGCCAATGGTCGGGCAATTCGGGCTCACGATAATCTGGAAGGGTTCCATCTGTTCCAGAAGCGACGTGTCACTTGATGAAGGACGACGGGGAAACTCGAAGTACACACTTTCGTCCGTGAGGTTGAACTGGATTTCGAGATGAGTGAACGTCCCCTTGTAAGCCACGTTCACCAAATGTTGACGACCGTCACACCTAGACAACAGATCAGCATTGGATTGCAACGCCGTTCCGTCGACACTGAACACGGCACCGACTCGTGTATAGCCGTCCATGAGACGGAACGTGTCGATCCCAATGGCTCCACGTGGGAGCACCATCAGTACGTTGAACCCAGTCTTGGTCGAGGCACTCCAGGGTGACTTCAGTGTGTTGATCTCGCTATCGACAGACAGTTGAAGATCTGCTACAGTGAAGACTTGACGGTGAGCGTGGTACGGAGCAAATCCGTTGACGAACCCGGTGCCAAAGCAGATAGGACACGAGACTTGAGAGAAGCCGAGAACATTTGGGTCCCAGTCGCCAACCAACTGATCCACGTCAACGGTCTCAACTGGACCGTTGTCACCGAAATCAGGTTCCTGCACTTGATCAGCGAATGGGAACGGCGCTTCGTCGAACGTCTTGATGTCGAACACCCCCTGATTCTTGTTCACAGGTGCGAACGGTGATGTCTGTCCCTGGTCGATAGCGTCGGGTGCAACGCGTCGCTCGTCATGATCATAGGGCGTGACATTGAACGACATGTTGCCAGTGAGAAGCCGGTTCAGCGTCCCGACATCGGCCTTGCCTGTTTCGTCCAAGACGCCGTTCAGTTGTTTGCGTGACGACTGACATACGCACTTGCGACCCGCAGCCAGTCGATTGTAGACCACGCACTGAATGCCCTGGACGCGAAAGGCATCGTAGTACCGACGTTGCTGGACCGGAATGATTTCCTGCACCGCCTTCTCCGCCACGTCGGCGGCCCGAGCATTGGCTGGAAGGATTCGGTTGTTGCTAGGAGAGCGGAATGGCACAGTGGGCCTCCTTTGGAATGCGGCTCATAGTGTAAAATTCATTCGCAGGCGCAAAAATAGGCACCGACCGCTGAGCGATGGGTGCCTTTTCTTAGGACCAAGATAGACTACAGGTGTCTCAGTATTCGTTCGCGGGCCAACGCACACGCTTGAGCCATGTCAGGTGCTTGGAGCTTCTCACTGCGATAGTTACCATCGGTAAGACGTCGATCGTAGAACACGCCACCATCAATCGTGACCTTGATCAGGATGCCTTGACGTCGACTATGGACGGTCAACGACTTGGCATGATAGGCCGTCGTCCACTGCTTGTCCAGTGGAAGTGACCCGACTTCGCGTCGTATGATGGACCACGCGTTGGCGACCATCGCTTGGTCGGCTACTTTAGCCGACGTCTGTTGTACTGTATATCCCATTTGGTCTCACTCGCTACTTCTTAGATCTGTCTTACTAAGATGCCCCGTTTCTGCAACAGATAGAGGCCTTCGTCTGTGCGGAATTGTTCGTCGTACACTACTTCGGCGGTGCCTGTTCGTTGAATGAGTTTGGCACACGGAAGACACGGACTGTGTGTGCAATAAAGGGAAGCTCCAGTCGAGCTAACAGTCGACTCGGCGAGTTTTCCGTAGGCGTTCATCTCCGCGTGACTAACCTCCGGGTTGGACACCAGAGCTAAATGCAGTGTTCCAAATTCGGTCATTGTCAGTACTTCGTGCTCGCAACGATTGGGGTAGCCCGAGGGCATTCCATTCCATCCGTAGCTGATGACCGAATCATTCTTCTCAATGACACACCCAACTTTCAATCGCTCGGCGTGGCTGCGTTCGGACACGCGCCACGCCCAGTCCATAAACATCCGATCTGACTCTGCCTTGTTCACATCAGCCCTCCCTATGACTGATGTCTATTTACTGTGGATCAGTCGGTCCTCTCTTTCTGAAGACGCAGCCACTTGTCTTGACCCCGTTTGGTGTTCGGTGTCTTTGGCTCGGGCTTAGCAGGCTTCGACTTCGGTTTTTGGGCCTTCGACTTCGGTGTTGCGGCAGCCAGTCGCGCTGCGGCGTTGAGTTTGACTTTCATGGAGAACCTCTTATCAATGATGATTGCACTCAAGTCTGCGGTCAATATCTGGAACGTCCAAACTTGTACGGCGCGTTGAGACGACGCGTATTCCAGTTACTGGTCCGAGACTGCGCGGTGGACTGAGTGAGCGTCACACGAACAAAGTTGTCTCGGTCGGGTTTCGACATCGTAATCGATGCCGGATTTGGCAAGTCTTTCAACGGGAGATAGACCATGTACTCGATAAGAACGATCTTCTTCTCTCCCTGTTCTCCCGTTTTCATAACCTTGCGTGCGGCCTTACGTCCCCGCCAACCGTCGGCAACAAGTGATTGGGCCAGAGCTCGCGCCTCAGTTGCAGGGACACGCCATGCTTGAAGGACACCCGCGCTTTGAATCGGGCCGCCACCCTTGGCCTGACCCGGCCCTGTCATCCGGACAGGTCGAATCTTCGGATTCATCGTTCGCACATACTGGTTCAGATCAGAAATCTTCGTCCCCTCGTATCCTGATTGAACCTTGGTCGAGGCCGCGAGTCGCGTCGCAGCATTGAGTTTGACTTTCATGATTGTCCTTGAACGTTAATCGTCTCTATAGGTCTCTACGATAGAGTCTCTGGAGTTGAGTCCTCGAAGTAGATATAGGACGCGCCGCCCCACTTGACCACGAGGGGCCAAGATCCGTCCTTGTATGCGAAGTGACGGATTGTAGATGATCCGCTCTTATCTGAGGTCTCTCGCCAACCCAACTTAAGAAGCGCCTTTGTTACGTTGAGGGCGCCGACGGGATAGGCTTCAATAGCTTGGATCCGTCCGGCCTTGGTAACGAGGCGAACGTTGAGTCCCACCTTGTTCAGTTCCTGATACAACGAATTCAGACGCTCTTGTTCTGAAGGCGACTCGCTCGCAGTGACAGGAATTGCGGAGCTACGGGCAGCGATCAGCCGCCTAGTAGCATTGAGTTTGACTTTCATAATAATGTCTCAAATGAAGAAGATGGAACCTTCGCCTTCGTGTGAACGACTGAGACTGAACGAGCGGCCACCGCGCTTTGACCAGACAGTGCGCGAGCCGGCTTTGCGTGCCCATCCAGCGTCTTCCATCATTTGGACACAATCTGAATACGGTGCGTCGGTCTTCACCGTGAAGAAATAACCCTTGTTCGGGCCAGTCAGCGTGCGGTTTAACAGCTTGTTAGGTATTAACACCACTCGACATCCAGCCGACCTTAGAGACTTCTCTATAGAGATAGCCAATTCCTGGGCCTTCGGCTTCTGCGGATGGTCGTCGAAATTACTGAAATCTGCTGCGACGAGCCGTGACGCAGCATTGAGTTTGGTCTTCATCTAAGTCCCCCCTATCGTTGACGCTGGATGCGCTTGATCGCGCTCCTAAGTGTGAACTGTGTTTCGGGCAGCGACAGGAGCCACGCCAAGCCTGGATGGAGCGGCGTAGGCCACTCGCCATACAGAGTCCATGCGTGACCATCGCTCTCATCCGCGAACTTACCCTCTGCACGCGGTGCGAATTCTGAGGGGACCACCAACAGATTGTTGTAGTAGGTGAACCCACGTCCAAAGTCAATGGACGGCCGTAGGGGCATCAGCTGGGTGAAGGGTCCAGCATAACCTGTCTCCTCGTTGATCTCACGGAAGAGTGCCTGATTCAGGTCTTCCGCCCCGTCGATACTGCCACCAAAACATCCGTAGGTGCTCGGTGTGTCACTGTCGGCACTACGCAGTTGGAAGAGGAACTTGAGGCTATCTGCGGCCAAGATCAAGCTGCCGATTGCCTGATGATAGCCGCGAACTCCCTGTTTCCACTGCTCGCCAACCTTGTGGGCCAAAAGGCGCTGGGCCGCATTTAGTTTCACTGTTAGTCCTCCGGGAACATATTCCAAAGCAGTCGTTTGATATCCTGAGGGACGGTGACAGTACGCGGCTGTTCACCAATCACAACATCGCTGACGTCCTCCAATTGCTTTGGAGTCAGAGGCTTGAGAAACTTGTCGAGCTTCGACGCAGCTTCCAATCCATGTTCGTCAATAAAGGCCGTTAGGTCTTTCTTGTATTCATCGTGAGATCGAGAACTACCAGAACCTCCAACGTTCTCATCATGCACCTTGAAGAACGCGAATAGGCTGGGAAAGCTTTTCTCGCTGGCGGCTGCGAGCCGCGTTGCTGCGTTGAGTTTGACCTTCATAGTAGCTCCATATGCTGGGCCGAGGATCACCATACTAGCCCCAGCACCTTTCTTGATAGCGGCCTTTGCTTCTGCCTCTGAGTCGTAGAGATTGCTTGAACTGAAATAATGATCATGTCCTTGGGCGATGTCTTGCACGTCGCAATCATATGGACAACCGGCTAAGGGTTCCAGTAAACGTATGACCTTGACTTGTCGAGGAAAGACGGCAGGATATGGACCCGACCTCTTTGCCACTGCCCATTTTATGTCACCTTCGCGTATGGTCATGTTGTTAGTCCATGTTGGTTATCGTGGTTCGATCGCCTTCAGGTTCGAGGGCCACCGTGTGCTTCCCTTTACGGAACGTGTAGGGATGCGTTGGCGGCTCTTTGATCTTAGTCCAACCGTTGTCCTTCAGGTCGGTGACCAGTTGACGAAGCGGGGCTTCGACCACAGCTTCTTCACGTCCTTCCGTTCGCTGATAGTGATAGCCTAAAGTATTGATCCAACCTTCGAACGCGTCACAATTGACTTCCATAGCTGACATGACAGTCAATCGCATTGCCGCGTTCAGACGAGTGAAGGGCGACCCACGCTTGAGCTTGCGCTTCGGCGGGCCGAAGTGAGCGACTTCGGGCTTCGATTCGGCGGTCGCTTGATGCGTGCGCTTCTCGTATATGTGCATGGTCAACGGCCAGTTCTGTTTGCCGCCCTTGGCTCCGGCGTCCTTCTTGGCCTCATCCCATTCGTGTTCGAGATGCTTGACACTGCCCTTTCCTTCACGGGCGTCCTTCTTGATCTTGCTGGTTGGCATTTGGATCTCCAAATGATTTAGACACGTCCCAGACCCTTGGACCTGATGACGAGCTGACTCCGCATGGTCTGGACGCTAAACTTGTCGTTGACCACGAACTGAGCGTCGGCAGACAACGGAGTCGGCCAGTCACCAAAAGACACCCATCTGGAATCGGTTGACGCATCGTTGAGTTTGGGCTCGAACTGACGCGGGAACACGGCTAGAAAGTTGTAGCAGAAGCGGCCGCGCTCAATGTCGTACAGGGTTGTCAGTGGATACAGCTGATAGGTACGATCCTCATCTTCTGGATGATTATACTGAGCAGCGTCAAGGAATCCTGTTTCATCACTGATGACCCGCTTCAACGCGATCGACGGCTGTTCAGCAAGCGCATCGTTGGTCTGCCACAGAGACCACTTATCCGCATCATCCCACTTGTCACTTCGCAAACTGAAGAGGAACTTCTTGGTGTCAGCGGCCAGAATCAGGGCCGCGCACCGTATGTTCTTATAGTGATCTGAATCACCGAGCGGACCTTTGTAGCCCTTGTCCTTCACCTCTTGCTCTGTGATTAGGAGACGAGTTGCTGCACTAAGCTTGAACCGATTACCATTTGACATCGAGGTCCTCCTTATAAGATTGACCTCGCCAACGCCCCGTATCTTGTGTGGTTACGTCGTTGGTTTAAGATGGGACAGCTTCTGTAGAATCTGCACGACCGGTGGCGAATAGTAGACACCGTCTTCCATATAATGGGCTGCGGCTTGTGCAACAGCCTCATATGCCTTGGGGTCACTCCAACTCTTGAAGTCCTGAGCTATAGCGATATAGGACTTCTTCTTCTGAGTCGAGAAGATCTTCGTGGTCTGAAACGAAAACGTGAGGATGCCACCCTGTCTCAGACAGATGTAAGCAAACCATCCGTTGCCTTTCCATTGGACGTTTTCGCTTTTGTCGTAAGGGTCAAGGATCTTCTTATAGTCATTCCCGAAGATTGGTTTGAGTTGTTGGAGCAACACTCCGGCATCTGCCTGTCGTGCAGCGATCAGCCGCGTTGCAGCTTGAAGTTTGACTTTCATCTTATTGCTCCTCGTCCATCATGTAACGTTCCAGCGACTTCGGCGGCCGGAATCCGAGTTGAGTAAAGAACGCGATCTGCACTTCGGGATCAATGTAGTTTGCCAACGCGGTGACACCCGTCACACGAGAGCCGTTGGCTCCGCGTCGCACGTGATTCAGCGCCTTGCCTACAGCTTCACCCATCTTCTTGTAGATGGCCATCGCCTTCGCTTCGTCCTTGATTGGACGCGAGAGAGCTTGCTCCATCAGCTGAGTGAACAAGGTTGTCCCACGATAAGTACGGAGCTTGTGGACCGTTACGTCCTGAGCGCCGAGACTATGGAAGTAGGTGTTGACGGCCCCACCACCGACGAGCAGCATACGATTGCCTTTGACGACGGTCATCAGGCGATCATTGGGCTGCTTGCCGTGCATAAGTTGCATCAATGCAGCGATCACGAACTTCTGTTGTGGATCAGCCTTGAGCAATCTGTGGGCGGCGGGCACCGCGTCTTTCCCGCGATAGCGGATGATGACGTTGCCTGCCGGATCGACCGTCAAGTGCTTGACCAGCAACGTCGCAATGCCGAACGTAGACTTGCCGCCCGCATTGTTACCACGACTACCGATCCGAGCACTGAATTCGAACAGGAGTTCGAGGACCACGGCGCACACGCAACTGATGTTGTCGGGCTTGAAGCGCTTAACCATCTGGAACCACTTGCGTTGCATCCCTTCGATCTTTGGTGCGAGGTTCGACACGCGAGCGAACTTGTCTCGTGCCGCCGCCTTCTTGTAGTCCACAGTGTAGAAGTACGGACCAGGACCTCCGTTGCCACGAAGGGCCTGAAACACGAAGTCTCCGCCGTCGGCCTGACCGTAGTCCTCGTTCATCTCGACAGATGGGAAGGTCACCGCGTTGGGCACCCCGTCGATCAGGTGTCCTTCGTTCGTGTACATGCGCATCAAGTCGTCGACCTGACCGGTGAACCCAAGGGGCAGCATGTGGTCGATGCCGTTGACGTGCAGGAAGTCCAACAGTTCTTCGTAGGGGACGAGGTTGTGACCGCTGTTGCGGACGAACGAAACTGCGGCTTCTTTCCAGATACGCGAATGCTCACGACGGTACGCGAGATACTGCTTGTACACGTCTGGATAGCTCTCTTTCGCAATCTTAGCCTCGTCGAGGGTCAGCGCCGTATCATCACGGCCGACCATCTCGTAGACGAGGCGTCGCAGTTCGTTGCCAGACTTGCGCTGGCTACCGACCTTTGGGGCCAGTCGTTTGCTGATGTAGGGATTGTTGATCAGGCCGGCGAATTTCTTGATCTTGTTGAATGCCGGTTCGCTGTCAGTCCGCAGGTAGGCACCGAGGGCCTTCAGAATCTCTAGCTCTCGGCTGGTGAATCGTGTGTTTTGGCGGAAGTCCTGAAACTTATCCTTGATGTTCAACCCAAGGATTGCCAACTGCTCGGCCTTGTTGCGGCCCGCAAGCGCTGCGTTGACCGAATCACGGAGGGCCGGCAGGTCTTTGCCCCATTGACGAACGGCCGACGCTCCCAGATGACGGAGTTCTTCCGCAGTCTCTGGATCAGGACGACGTTCTGCCCCGTTATCTGCATAGTCGATGCAGAGGACATAGAGAATCTCCAACAAGTTCACCAGTTGTGACGCAGCCAGATAGGTTGGCGTCGGTGCTTCTTGATGAACATTGGCCAGCAGTGTATAGATTGGTTGGTCCATGTTGTGTTCCGTGGTAGGACGGTAAACGTGAACTCAAATTGCAGCCAAAACGCAAAAAGGCCACTCCCGTCTAGAGAGTGGCCTCACTTCATCGACGAAGGACGCTCGTCAGCCGTTTGTCATTCGCGAATCAACAGCGGATCAGCCGGGCAACGCAAACGTCTCGTCGTCGGCATCGTCCTCGTCGTATTCCACGTCTTCTTCCTGAGCCTGGGCGTCCGCTTCCAGAACGGCCGCCATCGGATCGGAAAGGACTTCGCTCGACACGGCATCGAGTCGCGTCTGCTCGTCCAGACGATCTTGATACTCGCCGAGCAACGTATCGGCCTCGAACATCGTGGCGTAGATGTGACGTTCCGGTGCCATGAAGTTCGGTCCCTTCAGAACCTTGCCCGTCGCTTCGTCCTTGATCGGTTTCTTGTTTTCGTCCAGCTTGGTGAAGTTGGACCCCATGATCACGGCCAGGATCGATTCGAGCGGGAGACCGAACTTCAGGGCTTCGCTGCGAATGTAGACCACCATGTCGCCGAACCAATCGCCGAGCGACACGAGGATCAGTCGTTCGAGCCGGCCATTCGGCGTGTCGCCCCATTCCGGGTTCATCATGACCGTGTGGATCGTCCGCGCCAAGTCCTTCACGCGCTTGTCTTCCGTGGTGCCGATGCCAAAGGCAGCAAGGCCGTTCACCAGTTCGGATTCGGTCGGAATCGGCTGATCCTCGTCGTCGATATCGAGCTCACTGCTGCGGGCGTTCAGCAACTGCATCATGTAACGAATCTCCTGCCCCTCGCTGATCTCGTCGCTGAGCACACCGAGGAACTTGGTCAGGCGATCGATTGCCTTCTCGGGCTTGCCGTTCGACAGACGCAGGCCATCCAACGTCGGATACGAGTTGATGGGCAGTGCGTACATCTGGTTCATGCGCACGATCGACCACGGAAAATAGTGTCCCGCCTCGAGCCCGGTCTTGACGAATTCCGAGGCGAGGGACCCCACGACGTGATCGTAGTGCTTGAGGTTCATGACGTTCATGTGCGACCTTTCATAGGAGAAGAGTTGACTGTGTACCGCATCCCCTATTTACTATCGCACCAAGACTATAGCTTGACCACCCGACCATCACACAGGATGGTCAAGAAATGCCACGGAACGTGGCGTGGATGGTCAGAGTAGGAGTAGCCGCATTGACTACATACGGTGCCCCCACTCGCCCTTAGAAAGTCGGGACATTCGAAGTTGCCGCTACGTTGCATCACTTCGAATATGCGCTCGTCCTTATCGGTCAAGAACATCTCAAACCTTCGCTTCGACTGGCAACGTAATACGGACGAGACTGCGTCGAGTCTGTTGTGTTGCGGGCAGACTCTCATGGACGCCCCATACGTTACACAGGTAAGCCTTATTGGCTTTCATGAGAAACGATGGTGCGGCATCCAGCTGATCCCGTATGTGTTCACAGTCACCACCCGATCCTGGTACGCAATCGAAGTCACCGACATAGGCACGGCATCCGACTTGATTGGCGAGAAGGATTAGGCCACCGCCGTCGACTTCTGGATCGTTCCAACCTGGACTTGGTATATCGTGGCCCCCGCTCTTCAACCGTGTCTGCAATCGTGTCTGCGACGGCGACGGAGCAGGAATTATGTGTGTCGGCGGAATGCTGTGGGCCTGAACCGCAGGTTGCCAGATTCCATCGATGTGAGCGCCCGGCCGGCGATGCGATGTACCGGGGACGATCATCTTTTCGTCTATGGTTAGATAGACGATCCCCTCTTTCAGAGGAACGTAGGGCATCAGCTGGTCGATGAGTGGACGATAACGTCCTACCCGTGAAGGAAGCTGAGGATCTTGCACGTCGAGCGCGTGCATGTACAGTCGATCCCCGTTGAATTCGGGCAGATGAAAAGTTCCAACTTCGCTAATCTTGCTCAACATGTCAGGTCCTCTTCTTGATCGAAAGCGGGTTGTGGGCGGGCACCGCATTCCATTCAATGCGACCCATGTCAACGTAGGCACGGCTGAGATTCGGCAGGATAAGGATCATCCCCACGGGCTTGGCCTTTGGCGTAGCCATCAGGTACTCGATCTTGCGCGATGTCACCGAATCCAGATTCATACCCAGAAGGGCGGCCCACGCAAGACTACGCTGGCGGAAACGTGCTACCACTTCGCCCAGTGAGGTTTCCCGGTTCTTGGACGACGTGTCGCAGATCTCGAACCAACCATCAGCTGCTGGAAATATGTGGTATCGACCAGGAGGCTCGGGCAAATCCCTGATCGTTGGCGCTTCCCATAAAACGTCCTGGACGCGGTCTTCATCATCAACAACCGTGACCGCGACTACGGTCCCATCTTCTTGGGCTACAACACGAAGACTAGCCTTGAGCAAGGTCAGGGCCGCGTCCATTGGTAACTGATCACGGTGCGCTATCGCATCGATTGTCGATCCGGCTGCGATCAAGTCCTTGATTCGATTGACCTGTGATATCGCTTGGTGCAAGCCGGCCTTCTTCTCCAGAGGCGCTAGACCAGCGGCATGTGAGAGATTGGTAATCACATGATCCAAAGTTGCGATGTCCATCGCTTCACTCCCTAAGTTGTACGAGGATCACGACTGCTAAGTTTGCACGGCCCGGGGTATTCGTTAGACGTCAAACGTCAGAGGCTGTGAGTACGTGACGCCTTGGTCTTGCCGCGTTTCGCGATGCCGTCCAAGTATTCATCACGCGCCACTTTCTTCTTTGAAGTCTTGGCAGCGACTTTCTTTGCCGGAGGCTTGCTCTTTGTCTTAGCCGACTTGGATTCACGGTCGTCGAGGTCCAGCACCTTGAAGTCTGTGTTCTCGTCGGTTGCCATGTTGATCACGTGTTGACCAATGCGGGCCGCTACTTCGACGTTGATGGTCAACCCGTTCCTGCCAAACTTCCAAACGTCAGGCTCCTTCTGCGTGCGATACATCTGACGGATGGACACCATCTGCTGGTCTCCGATCTGGACGGGTTCAATGCGATAACCCTTCGTGTCGCTTACCTTAACAATCTTGGCCATTATATGTCTCGTTCTCGATCGATGATCTCTAGGAGAGGCCCCCGTGGACCTCTCTCGTGCAGCCTATACGTTAGGCTGGATTGGCGGCGATAAAGCTCTTGAGTGCCGCATAGCGAGCAGACGCGTTTAGCGCGTACTGATCAGTAGTGATCCCCCATGGATTGCCCAACATCTGATAGCTCATCACAGCTTTGATCCCAGCCCCGCGCTTTCGATTCGCGTAGAACTGAGATAGGGCTTGCGTGTAGTACGCCGCTTGCTGCGCATCTGTCTCTTCGGGTATCCCTCCCCACTCAGTGACCATGAAAGGCACTCCATAGACCATATCGCAATAGCGTACGAGGTCATAGAGACCAGTTGCTCCGTTGCCATCAGGTGCAATGTCAAACAAGTTACCATACACCTGATAGTTGTGCCATGACGTGATATCCCATCTCACCGTGGGCTTACCCGTTGCGCCTCCTGGCTCGAGCCCGAACCACAGAGCATCTGACGCTGCGATGTCCCCCACACAGAACAGAGCAGCGGTCAAGACCTTGTTGTTCGACGCCTTCGCCCCGTCGTTCATACCACGAATGAGGCCCCGCATCTGCGGCCAAAACGCTTGACTGAAGTCCTTCAAGTTAGAACCCATGAGGGCCGAATTGGTGATTATCTCCGGACGTCGAGTGTACTCGTTGCCGAGTTCATAGATGAGTACGCCGTAAGGACTCAAGGTTTGGACCACTCGTGCAGCCGCCCCTTCCGCATACGCATAGGCCGCGCTCTCGCTCGACCAAAGAACACCGTTCATATCGGTGAACGGCAGATCGATGCAGACGATCATGGATATACCCGATCCTTGCAGAGCTCGTGCCCAACTGGCAAGTGCTTGAAGCGACTGATCGGTCCCTTCGTACGACATGCGTATTGACGTGAGCCCAATGTCGTGCATCAGTGCAATGAGTGCTGTTGGATTGAACGGGAAATCCCAGTGAGCATTGATTCCATAGAAGAGATGGTCCAGAACCGCTGCTCGAGGATCAGGTGTCGCATGCCACGTACAGGCCACCGGATCCCATCCATAGTAATCGCCGCTAGTGTTCTTGTGATAGACGGTGCCACCGTACCACAAAAGAGAGGCCGCGTTGTACGATCCCCCAGCACGAACCCCATTGCATAATACCCAAGCATTCGCGTCGGGACTGATGGTCCATACTTGTCCCGACGCATCGGTTAGACCTTGACTCGTTTTAAACGTGGCACCACTGATGCTAGTCATGCTATCAACTCTCCATTGAAGTAAGACCCCGGTTGGTCGCGAGCTCTTGCTCTTGGTTAGTTGTTGTTATTCGATACGACTAGACGAAGTAGACAGCTATGTACAAACTTCGGGAGGTAACTCCCATCCATCAGCGCCCTTTATGGCATTTGCCTCCAGCCACGTCCGCGCTTCTTTTATGAGCGCGTCTAAATCGTCTAGATAGAGAGACGACAGTCCTCTGCCTAGTAGAGTTCCCCATTCTCCATGCTCTTCGCACAGAATACGGAACTGTAAAAAGCAGTGATCACGGCCTGAACCACGACGAGACAGGGCGATGCCTAATGAGGCACCGAGAAAGGCCACTTCGTAGTCCAGTTCATTGACGAATTGCCGATGATGCGAAGCCCGCCTTGTACTACGGCGTTCTACGATTAGTTGTTGACCTTTGACGACCATCACCATCTTGAGTTCTCCGGTTGAATTGCAGTCGGAACCACGACGTAGACTTTGTCCACTACGTCACGGGACGGGATACAAAACCCATTGGACGCGCTCAGTCCAATGCGGAACACCATTGCTTGACTTCCCCGCGCTGCATAGTTGCATTTCAAACGGGCGAACAACAGGTGACCATCCGGTACTTCAGACAAATCCGTGGGGAAAGCAAAATGCTGACACGGCTTGATCACCTGCTTGGTCTCCTCGATCATGAAGCCGTCACATGACCGAAGTATTCCATCCGGTAGGATGGACAGTCTTATCCGTGCAGCCACGCCACACGTGTCGACCACAATAGCGTGATGCTCAGGTAGAGGATCTGCCCTTGCGCTGGGACTTTCCCCTTTTGGGAAGAATGTGTCTAATCTCATTACGTCGCTCCCTTGAATACTGTCCACCCTCGGACAGTTGGAGGGCGAACGTTCTACACACTTCATCGTCCTTGACACGTCGTTCAACGCGGACAAGCTGAGACAGGCTAGTGCCGAATCCTGATTCAGCCACTTGATATAGTCGATGATCCTCAGGTGAGAGGATCCAAAACGTCGGACCTACGCCGCCAAGGCTATGACGTAAGCGAGTTCTCGCTACTGCTATGATACGACCGGCAGGCAACCGCAAGAAGTCGATCTTCAATCGCGCTCTATACCAGTCGTGATCGCCGTCAGGAATTTTCATCCGGGTCAGGAATCGAGTAGGGGTTCGTCGGTTCGAACTTCTTCAATCCGAGTAGAGACAGAGCCTGCGTATCCGGATTGACCGGCACCTTGTATTCCGGGGTCACCGTGAACATACGGTGTCCCAGATCTTGGTTCAAGGCACGAAGCGCCTGTCGCATCTTGGGCCGTTGATCCGGATAGATGTCGTCCATGATGATCACCCACTGGATCTCCATGTAGGGGATCATGCGGGTAAAGTCATGGACATTCTTGTACTCTATATAGCGCACAACCTTTGCCGATTTCTGCGCCTCACGCGCCGCGTCACGCCATAGATTGTGGACCGGCGTCGGCGCTATGATAACGACCGGACTGTTGAGGTTGACCGGCG